TATATATCTACTCGCTTCAAACCCAAGCGAGATAAAGATAGATAAGACTACTGGACATTGGATGGTTGGCGGCGAAGATACAGGTTTTACTGCTAGAGGAGAGAAAGGTGAGAAGGGAGACAAAGGTGATCCTGGAGAAGGAGTTGGAGATTATACTCAACTTAAGAACTTACCTAATTTAGCAAGAGTAGCGCTTACTGGAGATTATAGTGATCTCGATAATAGGCCCACTATTCCTACTATACCTACTAGGATTTCTCAGCTTATCAACGATGCTGGGTTTGTAACCAATTCTAATATAGTTAAAAACTATTACAATAAAACTGAGGTAGATGAGATTTCGAACGGAATATTACAGACATTACCTATAGTTTGGTATGTTACTATAAACGATGATTTAACTTTACCAGATCGAATAGAGGAGCACAATTATTCCGAATTAATACGTATCTTGAATTCTGGACGTCAGTTATAGATTAAATTTGGAGCATATGATACTGACGACCAATGGTTGACGATAGATTCGTTTGATTGTAAGATAACGCTTGGCAAAGTTTATCTAGATGAAATAAGTTACAATGTTTTACACGAATTAATAGATGGGAACGCAAGTGTAAACGTAACATTATTGTCGCTAGAAAAAGGAGAAAATGACGAAATTTTAATAGAGCGTGATCTAAATTACGATTTAACGAAAATAACTGAAAACGCCGAACAAATATTATAGCTCTAGTCTTCTAAACAAAACACATTAGTATCGGGACGAAACATTAAGACTATAAACGGGCAATCTATATTGGGTTCTGGTAATATAACTGTTACCGCAGAAGCTGCATATGTTCAAGAACAAGCTGATTGGAATTAGACAGATAGTACTGCTGTAGACTATATTAAGAACAAACCTACATATTTATCTAATTTTATAAACGATCTCAAATCGTTTAAATTTGGCTATTCGTGGGATCAGATTGACACTTTAACAGATGCTGGAGTATATATAGTAAATTATAATAGATATGCTGAACAAGCGGCAGATGCTATTGAAAACAATAAACATTTTATAGCTGTAGATACTATACGTACCACGTCTGTTTATGATGGACAATTTGTATTTACCACACGTATAACCCAAACCGACCTCACTGAAAATACATATAGAACTAAAATCACAATAGACGACAGTGGAGTTACTCTAGAGAGGCGATCAGAATTTAATCTACAAACAAATCAAGAGATAATATACATAAAAGATTATGTAACTGGAGAATGGGTATTGTACGATCAATATTAGCAGTAGATGGCTAATATTCAGATGTGGTCAGATTGGAAGTCAAAAGATGTTCGTGCAAATTGGAATGAGGTAGACGAAAACTCTTACGCTTTTATTGAAAACAAACCAGTGTTAGCTACAGTGGCTACTACAGGCTTATATAATGATTTGCAAGGCAAACCTAATATTCCAAACGAAGTTCAGTAGATTATAAACAATTCCAATTTTGTAACGCAATCTGATTTATCTGAGTTAGCCAATGTAGCCTTCTCGGGATCGTACAACGATTTAACAAATATTCCTGAGTAGGTAATTGTACCTACTAATGTCAGCGCGTTTACGAATGACGCAAGATATATTACCGAAGCCATTTTAAATGACACTTTAAATGGCGCTTTAAATAACTATTATACTAAAGCACAAATAGATGCAGCTTTAGCAGAAAGCGGTAATTTTAATCCGGAGTTATATTATACTAAAACAAATATAGATAATTTGTTAAACAGCTATTCTACTATTGTATCGACGAATAGTAAATTAAATGGTAAGGTAGACGTAAGTACTTTTAATAATTTTAAAGGAACGCTCAAAAATGTTGCTACAAGTGGATCATATAGCGATTTAACAAATACTCCTACTAAGCTTAGTGATTTTGATAACGATGAAGGTTTTCTAACAGAACAAAAAAATTCTGATTGGAATGCTGTAAATGGTGTCGAAGAGATAAAGAACAAGCCAGATTTATCTACATATGCGCAAAAAACAGATCTTAATGATTATGTTAAATGGTCAGAAATCCCTTATGGATTAGATCCATACTTAGTATCTGTTCCTGGCGATGATAATAGGCTATTGGCTGGATGGAATATGATAAGTGAAATAAATCAGTGGACTGAAATATATGATGACTGGATTAGTAATCGAGATAATTATCATGTATATAAAGTTATCATGGAGGCTTCTCCAACAGATTCTGTTAGATATCAGCTTCGTTATTATTGGTCTATATTTGACACGGTTTTAGTAGACGGTAATGGAAATTTATATAGTCACGGCAATACTGTAGTGATGGACGGAAACGAGCATTCTGCAGGTTATAACGGTGATGTATGGCATTATAGAGATTATGAACTGTCTTTTAGTAGTGGATCAGAAGAGAAATACATATTTACTATCGTTACGACTCCCAACGGTTTGGTTATAATTCAAGATACGCCAGGATTATCTCCTACTATAACTGAGGATTAGTATATTACTTATTATGTTCCAAATCAATGATTAGACCTGAAGATAATTTATATAATTCGTATTTCCCTCAACAGAAACTCCCACTGTCTAAAAAGAATGAACAATGGCAGCATGACTGTGTGAATTATATAATCGGAGAGGGAAATGTTGTATCTGGGGGAGCAACTAAGAGTAGATTCGGTGAAATACAAACTTATTATAACTTATACAATAGTATATTCGATGAGAAAGATTTTAAACGTATAACAAACCCGTTTAAAGTTGAAGATGGATTTCCCGCTACTCCTCAAGATTTCAACATCATACGGCCGAAGATAGATCTTCTAATAGGTGAAGAGACTAAGAGGCCGATGAATTTTAGAGTGGTTCGTACATCTCAAGAAGCTGCGTCAGAACTTCAGGATAAGGAGAAGGAGATGTTGATGCAGTACTTGATGGCAGCTATTACTGCTAAGATGAGCCCTGAAGAACAATAGTAGTTCCAAGAACAGTTATAGTCTGGGGAGATTATGCCTCCCGAGGCTATAGCTAAGTATATGGACAAAGACTACAAAGATGTTGTAGAGAATACAGCTTATCATACTTTAATGTACCTCAGAGAGAAACTCAATATAGATAATGAGTTTATTAAAGGTTGGAAAGACGGCCTTATCTCCGGTACTGAGATATACTATGTTGGTATACTTAATGATGATCCTTATTTGGAGCGTGTAAATCCTGTATTCTTCTCATATGATCAGTCACCAGACTTAGAGTTTATAGAAGACGCTTCTTGGTGCTGTAGGAGAATGAGAATGCCTGTAGCCGAAATATATGATAGGTATTACGACAAGATATCTGAGAAAGACTTAAATAAACTTAACGAGATGCTTACTGGTAGGCCTTCAAACGATATGGGAGATAAAGATAAAGTAGATAGCTTTGGTGGCATATCTATGCATATCTACGATAATCCTATATACGATCAGAAGACTCGTCACAGTATTAACGTTTGGCACTGCTGCTGGAAGTCATTCAAGAAGATCTATTATGTGACCTACGAGGATGAGAACGGAGAAGTACAGACAGAGATTGCTGACGAAAGCTATAAGAAGTTAGGTGTTGAGATTTCTGTTGAACCTGATTGGATTATAGAGGTCTGGGAAGGTTATAGAGCCGGAAACGACTTATACTTTGGTATACAGCCGATAGAATATCAACACATAAGTATAGACAATCCTAATAGCCAAAAGCTTCCTTATACAGGTGTTATATACAGTAACACTAACAGTAGGCCTAGAAGTCTCGTTAGTATCCTCAAACCATTACAGTATATGTATATTGTATTGTGGTACCGTTTAGAGCTTGCTATAGCTAGAGATAAGGGTAAGGTTGTCAATATGGATATCACACAGATTCCTAAGTCTATGAATATTACTCCAGAGCGGTGGATGCATTACTTATCTTCTGTAGGTGTAAACTTCATTAATCCTTACGAAGAGGGATGGAATGTTCCTGGACGAGAGGGAGGTAAGCCTGCCACATTCAATCAAATTACTTCGTTAGACCTCACAATGTCTAATGTCATTGCTGAGTATATTCAGTTGATGGATAAGATTGAACAGCTTGCAGGTACTATATCTGGTATTACAGAACAACGTGAAGGTGCAATTAGTTCTAGTGAACTTGTAGGTAACGTGGAACGCAGTGTTGTACAGTCTTCTCATATTACAGAACCTTTATTCTGGATGCACAATCAGTGCAAACGTCATGCTCTCAACATGCTGTTAAATACAGCTAAGAGTGCTTGGGAGGCAAGCGGTAAGAAAAAGCTTAGCTACGTATTTGATAATGGTGAGCGAGCATTCTTAGATATCAATCCTAAGTTCTACTATGAAGACATGGATGTGTTTGTAAGTGATACTTCTAAGGATATGGAGAACATACAGAAGTTACAGCAGCTTATCCAACCTGCTATGTAGAATGGAGCATCTCTATTAGAAGCTGCAGAAGTACTTACAAACGATAACTTTAATATCCTTAAGCAGAAGCTACAAGATATGCAGACTCGTCAAGAACAAGCTATGTAGCAGCAACAACAAGCTGAACAAGAACAAGCTGTGCAGATACAGCAAATGCAGAATGAGATGCGTGAACAAGAGCTTATGCTTGAAGAGGCTAAGATGGATCTTGAGAGATATAAGATTGATGCTGACAACCAGACTAAGATTGCTGTAGCTGAGATATCTACTTATCGTGGTACAGAAGAGAAGGATATCAACCAGAACGGCGTACCTGATCCAGCAGAGATGTATGACATTGCTATGCAGCAGTAGAAGATACGTTCTGAAGAGTTTGTTAAAGACCGTGAGATCAAATACAAGAAGGACATCGAAGATAAGAAGATTGAACTCGAAAGAGACAAGATGAAGCACGAGATGGAACTTCAAAAGTAGAAGGACGATGCTGCTCTTGAAAGAGAGAAAGTTAAAGGCCGTTACGCATTGCGTAATAAAACGAGTGGGGAGAAATAATCATGGGAGAAAATTTAAGAAACCGAGCCCTCTAGTATTATATTTCTAAAGGGCTTTCTCCACAGGCTGCCGCCGGACTGGTCGGGACTCTTATGAGCGAAAGTTCATTATCTCCAGATAGCGTAAATCCTTCGTCGGGCGCATATGGTCTTGCTCAATGGCTAGGTCCTAGAAAGAGGGAGTTGTTTCGTAGATATGGAAACAAACCTACATTTGAGAATCAACTCGATTACACATGGCACGAAATAAATAACACTCATAAAAATGCTTTAAAATATTTACAAGCTGCTAGGACTCCAGAAGAAGCAGCAAGAGCTGCATTTGGATATTATGAATTTATGGTAGGCCCCGATAAAGCTATTGCAGAGATGTAGAAATACGGGCAAAACGGAAAAGCGTCGTTGGCTTAGAAAATAAAGTATGCTAACGATATATATAATGGCACATACGGTAATAATTCTATGCGTGCACCTATCATAAAGAAGTACGGTACCGGTCTAAATACTACATATGATGCCGGTGAACTCCCAGAGTTAGTCGTAACAGGGAATAAACCAACTTTAACACTGCCTAGTGTAAGACAGTCTCAGGAACAAGCTATGGGGAAAGCCTTAACTAAAGCTTCAGGATTTAATCCAGATGCTCTTATGTGGGAACAGTATACTCCAACTTATAGACCTTTAATGATACCAGGAATACAATGACATACTCTGAAGAACAAGAGCTCTTAGAGCTTACTAGATAGAATAATATATTACTTAGGATGATACTGTAGTTAGTATAGCATGACGAGAGTAATGACTTTATACATAATATAATAGCTAATCTATTAGCAAATAAGATGGAGGGTAATACATATGCGTAGAGATAGTAAAGCTTTTAGAGAACGGTTCTAGAGATGGAAAGCTGGAGAGACTGTATATGACGCAGGTAGACCTATAGAACATTATGCGTATGGAGAGGAAGGTGATAAGATATACGCCCCTAACGGAAAATATGCGATTACTGGCCAATTATATGAAGATTGGCGTCAACAAAACTAGGCGTCAAGAGCAGCAATAGAAGCCGCTGCGAAACAACCTGTATTAAAGCCAGAGACTAGAAGTCGTTCTGAATTACAAAGGCTCCATACGCAAGCTGCCGCAGATAGACAACGCATTAGAGAAGAGTAGTAGAAACAGAAGAACGAAGAGGCTTTCTGGAATCTTATAAATCTTACATCTCCTTCTACTTACGTAGGCCAAGCTATAGGGTAGCCTATCACAGGTGTTGCTGCTTTAGCTACAGACGCACTTGCTTTTGGCACCGCAGGAGCTCTGAAGAGTGGTGTTAAAAGTGTAATAAATACTGCTGGTAGGGTCGGTAGTGCTGTAAAAGAAACTATAAACTCAGCAGTAAATAAACTTCCGTGGACATACAGAATACCTGAAAATCCAAATATGGCCTATAGAAGAATGAGCCCACTTGAGAGAGATTGGCTAATGGAAGGCAATGAATTAAGCACTCGTTCTACTAATGTTTTAACTGAAACTGAGAGAGAGGCTGCTGTTGCAGCAGAAAAAGCCGTAAATCCTAATAGAAGATTTGTTCTTTTTAAAGCTGGGGCTGAACACGGGGGAAGAAAGCAATTTGCTAAAGGACAACCTTGGAGAGGAACTACTGTTACTCATGGTGAAGAACAAGTCCTTGCCATTCCTGGAGAAGGCCTGCCTTGGGTTTCCGGCAGACATTATAAAGGTCCACAAGGAACTGGATTTAGAGTTGGAGATGTTCCATTCGAAGAAGCTCCTTTTGGTTCACACATTGATTTATTAACTGAAGAAGGTTATACAGGAGTGAACCCTTCTTTACTCGATGGTTCTGTAATATATTCTCCATTTAAAATATTTGGACATAACTTTGGATATAAGAAATTATATCCAGCAAATACATCTACTCCTCGCGGTCTCCTATCTGATGAGCCTCTGATTGCTAGAGGCACTCCTGATATTACAGCTGATGGTAAAGGGGTTAGAATTCCTTTAGGAGAAAGAGATAACTTTAAATTAAATGATATTAGATACGGTATAAGTACTGATACATCTCCATACAGTCTTCCTGGAGCAGGAAACAAATTTGAAAAATATTTGTACGACATTATCACCAACCGTTCTGCAAAAGAGCTTATTGAAGAAGGAGACCCTATTCTCCCGTGGACAAGTGGGCAAGTTGTTGACATGAATACCTCGGACGAATTAAAATAGATGTATTACAATTCAGTGCTTCCGAGAATGCGCGATATGCGCGTAGGGTGGCATGGAGGATTGATACGGCCCACTGTAAAATCTAATGTAGACGCTGCTTTGGAAAGAGGGTATTCAGTCTATGATAAAGATATATGGAATAAATCGTCAGCATCTTCGTATGAAGGATTTTATAATAATGATACTGGACACATTGCTATAAAACAAGGATCTGAAGATTTTGCTTTAGGGCATGAATATAGACATCGCCTGGATAAACTTCTTCCGAAAAGTCCGACAGAATCTAATATACTAGAAGGTGCTTATGATATCGATTTTCTAAAATTGTCTGAATATTACCCAGAACTTAAAGGTATACGCATGGCAGATGAAGCGGTAACTACAAATTTCGATGCCAGACTGTAGGCTATCGGAAAATATCACGCTCTTAATACGGACTGGAAACTATAGAATAAAATAATAGACAAACTTTCTGACGACGAAATAATAGACGCTGTACACAATTCCAACGGTTATGGCCGCAGATATATATTGTGGTTAGAAAATAACGGAAAATTAGATACGAATGCGGCAAGAAAAGCGTTCGCTGACAAACATCGGAATGCAATGAAATTTGTAGGAGCATTTGGTGTACCTGCGACATTAGCTTTACCGCAACTAAACAAATAACAGAATAAACTGTAACAAATTAAAATAACTATATTGCAATATGGCAAGAAAAAAGAATACAATTCCGAGCGGATTTGATGATATACTTGGAAACATCTATTCCAACGCTGAGATCGGCGAAGGAATTACAGATGTCGATGAAGTACTTACACCAAATACTCCACTCGTTGAAGATGATGATATAGAAGAACCGCCAGTGAATACTGAGGACGGCAATAATGAGGATGACACTGTTGATTCAAATGATGACGACAGTCAGATTCCCGAAGGCGTATTAAATGATACGCAAAATATAGAAGATCAAGTAGAAACGCAAATTGAGGAGCCTGTTACAGAAGATACAGATCCTACAGATGCAGATGTACATGAAGCACAGTAGGTATCACTCCTCTTTGATGCAGTTGCGGAATCGCTTGGTTGGAATATGGCAGATATTGATGATAAAGACAAGCCTGTAACTGTAGACGAGCTTACAAACTATCTGGCAGAAACAGTACGACAGAATTCTATTCCTACTTACGCTGATGAGCGTATACAAGCTCTTGACGAGTATGTAAAGAATGGAGGTAAGTTTGAAGACTTCTATAGTGTACAGAAAGAAGCTTTGGATTTGGATTCAATAAATTTGGAAGACGAAAACAATCAAAAAGCAGTTGTGAAAGAGCTTCTGAAATATGACGGCTATACAGATGATCAAATTAATAAACGTTTGTCAAGATACGAAGATGCCGACATGTTGTATGAGGAATCTGAAGATGCTCTAGAGAGATTAAAAGGTATCAGGCAGAAACAAGCTGAACTTGCTGCACAATAGCAGGAAGAGTATGCTAAACAACAGCAGGCTCAGCAAAGAGCTTTCTTTGAAGATGTGACTAAACAGATTAGTCAGCTTACTGATATTAGAGGCATCGCCATTCCTAAAGAAGATCGCAGAGCTCTGTTTGACTACATATTTAAAGTAGATCAGGACGGAGTATCACAATATCAAAAAGATTTTAATAAGAATCAAACTAAAAACCTTATTGAATCTGCGTACTTTACTATGAAAGCTGATGCTCTTATCTCTAGTGCAAAAAAGAACGGTGAGTCATCCGCTGCTGATAAACTTAGGAAAATGTTAAGGCATAGTACAAAGAATCATAGTACATATAATGCCGATGAAAAGTAGAAGTCAGTATTAGATCTTGCATCAGGTCTATTCTGAGAAAAATCAATTAAAAATAATATATGAACAATACAATTCTTAACAATCTCCAGCTGTATCGTGGACGTCGTTTCTCGGACCTGGTAGATGAGAACATGATTTCTAATGCACTGCTCACTAAGCCTCATGAGGTGAGTGGTCTTCTTTCACTGGTGTTCGGCACTAAGGACGATGGTGTGTCGACAGCCATTGATCTGATTACCGGTGGTCTGGGTAAGACCATGATTATTGAGAATCGCGAATATGAGTGGTCTGTGATGGTTGATAGCGAGCATGCTGTTAACATCCGTTGGGCTAAGTGGAATGGTCAGACAATCGATCTTTCTAACTATGCTACTCTCACTCCTGGTCTGAATGGTACTCCCATTTATCTCGGCCTTGAGGAGCGTTGGTTTGGTCCTGGCGCAATCCTCTCATTCGATGATGTGAACTTCCAGGTTCGCGTTAATGGTGTTCCCTATCAGGATGGCAGCACTTGGGTATATGAGTGCTATGTTGCTGAGGGTTTCTCAGGTGCTTATATTCCTGGTGAGTTCCTGATGCCAGGTCGCCAGGTGAGCCGTATCGGTTCAGCTTACGAGGAGTACAGTGATGAGGCAGATATCATCAACTATCAGACTCCGTTTAAGATGCGTAACAATCTTACTACGCTTCGTCTGAGCTATGATATCACTGGTGATGCTTATAGCACTGTCCTCGCTATTGCTCTGAAGGATCCCGAGTCTGGTAAGACTTCATATCTCTGGTCTGACTATCAGTACTGGATTGCTCTTCGTGAGTGGAAAAAGCGTGAGGAGAAGTTCCTCCTGTTCTCTAAGTCAAATCGTAATGCCGACGGTACTTATGCTATGAAGGGTACGAATGGACGTCCTGTTCCCATCAGTGCTGGTCTGTTCGAGCAGATTAGCCCCGCTAACGTTCGCTATTACACTCATCTGACTGCAGAGCTTCTTGAGGATTATCTGTTCGATCTCTGCTACAATATCCTCGGCACCAACGAGCGCAAGTTCATCGCTCTGACTGGTGAGATGGGTATTCGTGAGTTCGACCGTATCCTGAAGGAGAAGGTGGCTTCCTTCAATATGATTGACACTGTGTTCGTGACTGGTAGTGGTCAGAACCTCACCCTTGGTGGACAGTTTACTACTTATAAGATGACCAACGGCATTGAGCTTACTCTCAAGCGTTGTCCTCTGTTTGACAATATGGAGATGTTCCGTCAGCTTCATCCTCTGACTGGCAAACCCCTTATGTCATATACGTTCCTGTTCGTTGATCTCGGTCAGCGTGATGGTCAGGCTAACGTTGTGAAGGTTTGCCGTAAGGGTCGTGAGTTCGTACAGTGGTTCACTGGCGGTTCTGTTGCTCCTAACGGTTACGCTAACAGTATCACTACGCTGCGTTCTAACAGCCGTGATGGTTACCAGGTTCACTTCCTTGGTGAGATGGGTATCATGCTTCGTAACCCGCTGTCTTGCGGTATTCTGTACTGCGATGCTGAGGATACTGAGATCTCCAACGATGGAGCTTTCATGGTCGGAGCCTAATTATAAGATATACTAATCATAGCTAGGGGTTTTATCCCCCTAGCTCCCTGATTATATTCAATTCTAATGTAAATTATGGTAGTTGAATTAAAGATTAAAAAGAAGAATCCCTGGGCAGGGTTGATTAAGTATAAGAGCTGTTTTGATTATATAGCTCCTTATTATACTCGTTCCGGGTCGATTTATACGGGTCTTACACCCGAAGATGAAAGATATTTTGAGAAGGCTCTCGGTTATGAGGAGGGTCATCTTTCAAAGTCCAGTGATTTCTGGACAACATTTTGTGTTAAAATTGGATCGAAAACTTTACTCCTTGACGATTCTATTCCCCGTCAAGCAATGATAATCAAGTTCCTTAGTGGACATAAGCGTGTAGCTACGTCTCTTGATACTCTCAATGCAGGTAAAGACTACCTTTTGATTAATCGCGAAGCTGAGGCTATAGAGGCCAATAAGCAGAACAAACTGCGTAGAGATGCTATTAAAGAGTTTGACAAGCTTAGTCTTGAGCAGATGCGTAAATGCTTGCGTCTGTTTGGAGTTAAGGCTGACACGATGTCTAATGAGCTTGTAGAGTCTACGCTGTTTAATATGATCGATAAGAATCCTAAGAGGTTCTTTGACAAGTGGGTAGACAATAAGTCTAAGGAAACAGAGTTCATCCTTGAGGAGGCTATAGCAAAGGGTGTTATCCGTAAGGATAAGACACATTATTTCTACGGAACCGATATGTTTGCAGATAGTCTTGTAGATGCAATTGCTTACTTAGATAATAAGAAGAACCAGGATTTAAAGCTTTCGATAATCAACGAAACAAATAATAAATGATCTAACGATCGAATAGAGATATGACGCATAACAACATATATAATAAATTCCTGATTGAATATGACAAGGCTAATGTTACTTCGTCATATCCTTCGTTGACAGAATATGAAGCTGCTACGATTTTCGATAAAGCGTACAATGCGTTAATAGCTCAGAAAGTTACAGGAAATAATGTTCGCAGAGCTCCTTTTGAAGCAGATATAAAAGCTATATCGGATCTACAAGGACTGGTTGTGATATAGAATTAGAAACAATTATCTAATTCATTTAACATCGCTTCATATAATCTTCCTTCGGACTTCTTATATTTCGTAGATGCATATTTAGGACAGCGTCTCGATAATCCAATGGATGATATAGAAAAGAGACTTGTGAACGTACAAATGGTAGATCATCAAACGGCTAATAAGTTTATAATAAATAACTCAAATATGCCGTGGATCAAACATCCAGTAGCTTACATAGAGGATGACAAAATAAATATAGTGTACGATCCTTATGATAAGCCAGACACAGATCATCTCTCCATTACGTATATTAAACAACCGTAGAAGTTCGTAAAAGAGAATCTGTTTGATGATACTGAGTTTGAACTTAATGATACTGTAGCAGAAGAGCTAATAAGCTTAGCAATATCATTTGCATTGGAAAACGTAGAATCGCCTAGATTGAATACTAAACTTAATATGAGAGGACTTGAAGCATGACATTAGAAGAAACAAGACAATTAGGTATTGAGTTTGAGAGGCGAATTCAAACCATGATTCCAGAAACTGAACTTTATCGTAAATTAGATACAGAGACTATATACTCATTCTTAAATCAGTATCAAGATAAGTATATACATGATATATACAATAATCTCGATAATATGCCTTCAGGGTCTAAAGTATCTGCAAGGTTTGAAAGAGTATTACAGGAAATGCTAAAGTCTGTAGATCTTGTAGATTGTACAGAAGACAATAAGTATAGATCTAAGACGTTTACATTACCTAAGGACTTCTATCTGTATCTTAACAGTACATCTACTGTAGAAAAATCGTATAGGTTTAAACAAGAAGAGAATACCGGTGGAGTAGTTCCTAATCAACTTATTTCAAGAATAGATTTGCACAAGCTGATAGAAACTCCATACGATTCCATGAGAATACTTAGGAAACCTGTAGCAGTATTAGAACAATACTCCGAGGGTCTTCCTAGAATAACTGTAATATACGATAGATATACAGAAGCTACAGGAATTACAGTTACATATTATAAAGAACCTGCTCATTTTACCATACTTGATTCTACTGCATGTGAGCTCCCTATGGACGCATTTGACGACCTTGTGAGTGGTGCTGTAGAGCTTTATGTACAATATGTAGCAGGTGCTGAATCTAAACGTAGACAACAACAAGAAGCTGCTTAGAAACGAGCTAGAGAAGATTAGAGAGATGCTCGTAGAAGCGGCGGTAATCAAGATGAACAAGCATGAGGAGTATTGACTTAATCGCAGGATTTGAGCTTGAGATAAATAAGCTCGATAATAGTTTGAATAAACCTGTTACAGACGATTCTATATATTGGTTGAATCAAGCTGTAATGAAGTTTATGAAAGATCGGTTCAACGGTAATGCTCCTAAACGTACATCTTATGAACAGAACGAAAAGCGTACAAGGGATTTAATTAATCTGCTTAGAGAAGTAGAATATATGAGCCCCGAGAGATATGATAGCAATCACGCTAGTTATGATTCCTATGAGTATATATATCCAACAGATATGATGTATGCACTCAATGAAGACGTTATAATATCAGACAATGCTGGGAATCATTAGATGGATGTGAGTGTATTCGAATGTACTGCTGATAGTTTTATGTATAGAATTATGAATGGTCTTACAGACTTTCATTACAAGTATCATAGAGCTAGACCTTTAAGAGTTCGTACAAAAGATGGTTTCAGATTGCTTACCGATAAGAACTACAAGATTCAATCATATACGTTGGGTTACCTTGCAGTACCCACCGAAATAACAAACGAAGATCCTTCACGTAAGTACGAGGACTTCGAAGATTATACGTGGCAAGAGATAATAAAGATTGCAGCTTAGATGTATGTAGAAAATCAGGCTGATCCGAGGTACAAAACTCTTACTGCAGAAGTACTTACACAAGAATAATAATTTTTAACGTGGAAAGCCCGGCTAGTTAGATCTAGACTTGTGCTCCCGTAGAGTGGACACATGAATGTGGGGTGAGTAGAAGAAAATTTAATTTAATATGATTACATACGTAAATACTGTGTTCGTTAGCAATAACGACACCGCTACACTGGCTAGCAATCCCGCCAGCATTAACAAAGGTCAGTTCATCGTTTATGACCTTGATCAGGCTAAATACGACATCGATGCTAATACCGTTCGTTTTAAGATTGGTATGGGTACCGGTAAGGTTGTGAAGGATCACAAAGGTGTTTCTCATCCTCAGATTAAGTGGTCTAACATCATCAATGTTGCTGATGTGAAGAGTATTGCTACTCTTGAGTATATGGCCTCAACTGAGGATTCAATTGAGATCGACTTCACTAATATGGAGCAGAATGTTGCTGGTCTTCTCGCTCAGGGTGGTAAACATGTCATCGTTCGTCTGACCTTCAAGGATATGCCTCACCGCTACCGTAAGTGGACTGAGAGTTATGAGTATGTTACTGAGTTTGGCGACGACGCTGCTGCCATCGCCTAGAACCTGGCTACTCTGATTAACAAGCAGTGGAAGCGTGCACGCGTTGAGGCTGACGGTACTACTACTTCCGGTAAGCTCGTTTTGACCGCTCTGCCTTATGACGACGACAATGCTGTTGAGACTCTGAACTGGGCTGAGAAAGTTCGTTTCAACGCTAACATTTATTTCACCGATCCTGCCGCTGATGGTTGGGAATCACTGAATAAGCATTTCCCCGCTGGTGTTACTATCACCAAGACTCCTGGTTATCGTTACGCTGCCGACGCTAAGCTTGTTCGTGATCGTGAGTCACAGGCTCTTGGTTATGAGGGCATCCTGAACCGTGGTAATGGTACTTGGCCGATCATTAAGCCGGCTCTTGAGACCGACCTCGATGCTGAGTACAATGCCATTACTCTCGAGTTTGAGAATATGTATCGTGCTGCTGACGACATCTTCCGTAAGACGAAGCAGTGTGTTGAGATTTACATGACTGCAGATACTACCACACTTGCTGGTAAGCTTACTACTGCTATTACACTTGCTAAGGACGGACGTCTTGTAACTGATACTACAACTGAAGATCCCACTAACGACCAGTGATTATGAAAGTAAGGATCGGAAATGATATCTGCTTACATGTGACATTGTTGGGTAATCAGGGTATAGACTATATAAACATTAAGTCTATCCGTGCATTTCTCATTAATACTAGTAAGCAGTAGGATCTTGATGCTCAGCATAGGTATGATTCAGTTCACTACCACGATGAGATGGAGGATCGTAGACGTGTTGTGAAATACGTTGGTAGATTCCCTGCAGAGCCTCATTGCCGTCCGTACCACGGAACTCCCTACGATTTACTACATTGCGGGCATCCCACGTTCCACGTCCACCCGGTGTGGGCCGTGGCTCCGTATGTAGGGTTTGGAGTATATCCTCATACTTTCGATCCATTCCACAATCATCTGTGGGGTTACGACGACATGATGGATCTGCACGACAAAATGCTCATGAAGGATGAGGATTATAAAGAGCAGTACGGTCGTTGTGAATTTATGGCTCCCGTCATGGCTACAGATCAGCCTAATGTCGTGGATGTACATTTCCCTGCAGAGAATTAGATTTATAAAGGTAATTACAAGCTTATGCTTATTGTTAAGCTGTATGAGCCTGGATATGGACGAAACAATTTAAGAACAGTTACTATGGATTATCAGGACATATTTACACTCGTCGGTTCTTCTAATGAAGAAGGGGCTTCTGGAAATATTACAATTAGTGTTGGTAATTTTATGAATGCAGAAAAGATTGTAGTAAGTGGAAATAAGGCTATTGGCCAAAATTCCAAAGGCGTACTTGAGGCAGAAGTTCTTCCAAAAGGCTTAGATATAGACAGCGTTACGTGGTCCATTAAGAGTGGAAGCGAGCAGTATCTTTATATTTATACTACTAGCGGAAATACACTTTTATATGGCTCAAACGCTCTTCCTGACGGAGAAACTTCACATGTAGCATATATTACCGTTACATCCAATAAAACGCCTTCTGTATCTGTAGACGTCCCCATTATGATTCTTGAAGACGGTAGCGTTGCTGTATCTACTCTTGATAAGTATGTACAGTCTGGTCAATATAATGCTGTTACAGACGCTATTGATCTGAATCTGAGTGATGGTTCTAAGGTATCTGTAGATACTGGTTGGTACGAAGGACAATGAAAATGAAAGGTTGGAAGGATATAGTATAGTACTCCACGGCTGTCGCTTCATTGACAAGTGGAATAGTCTTGGCGTTCTTCCAATATTTTGATTCGCAAGACATCTCTAACGGAGTTTTAGGGTATGTCGCACAAACTCTAGTATACGCAGCAAGTATATTCGGCGTAGCTATGTACTGGAACGGTAAATACCAGGAGTCCAGTAATATATGGAATAATCGGTACAACGAATTAAAACGGATGGTTAGACATGATGAACATATTGACATGGTTGATAGTTCATCGGACGACAGCTACTAAGTGGTTTACGGGCCTCGCTATGGCGCTGATTTTAGCTTGGAGTGCAAACACTCATATACAAAATAAAAAACTATCAGAAAGCCTAGAAATGGCTTAGAATAACATTGAGGCCTATTAGGGTTCCTTACAGGAGTCCTGGTAGGCCAATAATGTTTTAAAGCTAGACATGGAAACTCTTAGTTAGTAGAACGATGAATTAATATAGAAAATAGACAGTGTAAGAAAAGAATTAAAAATAAAAGATAAGTTGTTAAATACAGCGGCAACTCAAAAACAGGTAATATACGTTAATGTTCAAAAAGAAGTACAAGGAGATCTAGTAGAGATACTAAAAGATACTACTTATACTGATAGTATTAAACCTAATGATCTTACTACTGTCTACTATACAATAGGGGCCGATACAGTTAATATAGGCCTCGATATTAAGAATACACAATACCTTTACATCTATTCTAAAAAGGAATATAAGAATAAAAAGAAATTCCTTAAAAGGTTGTTTACATTTGACTTTAAGAAAGTAAGAAAGTACAAATACGAAATAGTAAACACTAACGACCTTATTAATACTACAGATGTGAGGGTAATAGAAACAAGTAAATAATATGACATAGATTTCGTTAAAAGACATAACTGACGATATTCTTCTACTTGTTAGAAACAATAATATAAGCGAGAGCGAGGATTTGTCTAGAGCTTAGGTTCATCTCTGGGTTAAAGCTTATAGGAGTAGACTGCATAAAGAGAGATTAGATCAGCTAAAAGAATAGAGAAAACAGTATGGAATTACTGTGGAGGATCTAATTGACAACGAATACATCACAGTAAAAGAAGTAGGTCCGATGGAGTTAGAGGAAGTAGAATCAGAATCTGACCTTCCCATATTTACAAAACGGACTGTAGATAAGCTTGATAATGTATTCGATAATGCGGAGAGCAGTATACTAGCAATACACGACTAGAATGGAGAAGTAATACAGTACACCAATCACATAAAGAGACATTACCAGTACTTTAGGAAGTACACATTCGGAGAGTTGACCGCGTACTATAAGGACGACGGTCATATTTACGTATAGGGGGTTAGCGATGAGGGCATGCTAAAATACATATATGTATTAGCTGCATATGAGACTCCAGACGATGCAGAAGACTCTGATGATGACACTACTGAAGAAGAAAATGTAAAGATACCTGCGTGGATGGTACCGCATATTAAAGAGCTTATAATTAAAAACGAATTGGCATTCATGCTTAATAGACCTAGCGATGATAGTAATAATGCTACTCTCGCAAGTGTTAAACCGCATGGACCACAAGACGATGAAGAGTAAACAATCAGTAACCTTCAGGGATATGTACAACATGATGCCAATAGAGGTCGATTACGGCCTCTATAAGCGTGTTTTAGAGGAGATGTGTAAAGTTATCCTAGAGCACGTTTTAAACGCGTCAGACGGCTTTAAAATGCCTTATGGGCTAGGTTATATACAAGTGGTTAAGTATAAACCAAAGAGCTACACGGAGCAGTCCCTGTCAACAGATTATAAATCGAGCAAAGATTACAATAAGAGAATATATCACCTGAATGAACATTCCGACGGGTATAAGTATAGGTTGTTTTGGTCAAAGTTACCTCGGACATTCCCAGATAGATATAAATATTAGCTCTGTCTAGTACGATAGAATAAACGTAAACTAGCTCAATTAATATTTAATAATCAAGATTATATAAATATAAATGATATACAATTATACAAAGTGTGAATCAGTCATAGCTAAAATCATGGCTGATTTAGATTCTTCTGAAGTACGTCAGAGAACTAGTGATATTCGTGAATGGATATTCGAGGCCGTGGATAAGATTGGTGCTCCTATGTAGTATATCAGCAGGGAGTCTGGAGAGGACGGATTCCCCGTATTAGAAATTCAAGACTATCAAGTTCCCATACCAGATGATCTACAAGTGTTAGACGGAGTGGCATATTCTAATACTCCGCACGGGCCTTGGAAGCCTATGAGAACTTCTACAGCTATATTTAAAGGTACACATAAACATGGTCCACATTGTCATTATCACGATTATCCTTTGATACCAAACTTAACTACAGCTCAGTCATAGTTCTATACTATCAATACTATGAAGTATTTGACTAGGATGTTTGGAGAGAATGGATTTGAAGACCCGCAGTACTTTATTAAACCTGGTTGGATAGTCACAAACCGTAGACACGGATTTATAAAGTTGGCTTATAAAGCTATAGCCACAGATGAACGAGGGTATCCTCTTATTCCAGACCTGACTTCATACTAGGAGGCAATCTATTGGTATGTTGTGATGAAGCTTACATTCCCCAAGTTCATGAATGGACAGCTCGGAGGTAATTCTAAATATGCACAGAAGTACGCCAGAGATGCTTACTTCTATACACAGCAACAATGGAACTTCTATAGAAATCAAGCGTATGCAGAGGCTATGATGCCTACTGCAGACGATATGCAAAATATAAAGAATGATTGGAATAAGCTTATCCCTGATTGGGATGGGGATGATACATTCTTTAAGAATATAGGTAAAGAACAAATAACATACAACGATTACCATGTCCACTAATTCTAACACACAACAAATTAATGTGTTCAACAAAGGTATGAACACTGACACATCGGATGCTTACTTGCCAGCTGAGCAATACAGGTATGCTGAGAATCTCAGGTTCCTTACCAATGAGGGAGAGAATAGTGGGGAACTTAGGTTAATTGAAGGATATAAAAAGATAGAACAGCTATTAAATGAACAAGAAGAGGTAAAAGCTGTAACGTCTATTAGAAATCTCATTGTTATACTATCCAATAACACTGCCGCTCAAATTCATATAATAGACAAAGACAAGATTGGTACAAAAAAAGAAAATAAGGAATGGTTCCCATTTTAGGCAAAAAATGATAAGTGGAATTCCGATCACTATAGTCTTGTAACTAGATATGAAGACGAAGATAATATAAAACTATATGTAGCAGATGGAATAAATCCATTAAGAGCATTCAGTATACATAAAGGTGCTACCAATCCTGATAATTTTGAAAATGTGGATAAATCTGCCGGAATAAATGTATTTGGTGGATTTGGCGAGATTGTTAGAATTAATGGTCAGCTTAAGCCAGGAATTGTTCAATACGCTTACATTTTATATACTAAGTATGGTGGGTCATCTGCTGTATCTCCGTCTACAAAACCGCTTAGTGTATATGAATCTGCGAATCCAGATAAAGGTATAATGCAAGATTTTTTTACTAATGTTGGATTTTAGGTAGAGATAAAAGAGAACAAGTCTACAACTCCGTATGAAAAGATCTTAATTTATCGAATAACTTATTCAGAAATTGGCCAACAACCAAATATAGATTTATTGTTCGACGACGACTTGAACGATTCGAATTATATATTTTTAGATAGAGGTCAAGAACCAATAACGTCTGATACAACATTTGCTGAATTTTAGGCAATGAGTAGTAATTTAGATATTGTTCCGAATTATATAGAATCTAAAAATGATTATCTATTTGTAGCAAATCTTAAATATAATAAGGCGGAAGCGACAGATAAATACTTTAATGAATGGGATGCTTCTGCACAAATAGATGATGACGGATATTTAAATTTTAATGTTCCGTTTAAAACTGCAGGGCAGCATGGTAGCCATAGTGGATGGTGGGGCAATACAGGATTGAATATAGATTGGCAGTTGTTTACTATAACCAAAGATATTGTCGACGATCATTCAGAAGATACAAAGACATTGCAACGCGATGAAATATACAGATACGGTATAATATTATATGATAAGTTTGGAAATAAATGGCCTGTAAAACATATAGCCGATATTAGGACTCCCGATAATTCTATATCTCCAATATTGATGACAAATCAACCAGATCCTCAATATTTAAAGGCAAATATATTGGCCGTATAGTTTACCGTGAACAACTTAAATAAAGATTTGTTTCCTTACTACGAAATCGTAAGATGTTAGCGTAAATCTACAGATATACACAACATTGCCCAAGGTATTATCGGAAGAACGATGAAAAATAATTCAGTAGACGATAGTGTAGGTGTAAATAATAAATACTATCCTTCTGGATTTGTTTCGATGTGGAATGTATTTTCAGATTCGTATGACGATGATAGAAGAGAAGCAGGTAGAGCACATCATACAAAAGTTACAACTGATAAATCTACACTATTTATGTTTTGTTCTCCAGAAGTAAGTTATAGTAGTACTTTTGTAGACGAAATTGTAAATATGGAAAACTTATTAAAGTTGAATGTTTTTATGGACGTTCCTGCAGAAAAATAGACTAACGCCGACTTTAACTTTAAAAGTGTCCAATGGGCTAGAACTACTGAAAACGGAGCGGAGATAGATCAAAACAATAATTTATTACCATCACATTTGGTGCGTTTTGGAAGTTCAGGTTTGTGTTTAAACGCCATAAATGACGGAGACGACGATAATCCAATATTCGAAAGAGTAGAAGTTTCTGGAGGAAATTATATATTTTGTCATCCCGATTCGCAATTCTCACATACAGATGCAAATGAAAATTCAACTTTAACTGGCAAAGTTGTAGAAATTGATTCCGATACCGGCAAAGTAAAATATGTTTACCCACCGCAAAACGTATTACGAGCACATAATCTCGGATCTTCAACAGTAAATTATTTATCATATACGTACGACATTGATAAAATTCGATTTGCAAATTCTCCACAATTTAATGAATTTGCTACGTCAGGTAATTTTAATTATGAAAATGCGACTACTTTGATTGGAAGTTATGATTTCATAAATTGGTCTGTCGCAATGCTATAGAAGTTTAAAGATAATAACGAATGGCTTAATGTAGAAAGCGTTTATAGTTTAGGCCGGCCGAGTAATAAAGACGAGGATGAATTTATTGATATAGCTCGTGCGGATAATACTGCTTCATATGTATACGAACATTGGGCATATCGTTATCCAATAGGAAGTGGGGGCAAATGTTTGTTATTTACTTCAGAGGATGAAATAAATCATGTTTCTAGAGTAGGAGATATTACAATAGCGAATTTATAGAATCCCAATGTAACTCCATATGCTGGAGAATAGTCTAAAGATTATTCTGTATATACGTCTTATGGAAATTATTTTGAAAATGATGAAAATCCACATGAAGTATACGACGGTGACAGATATATATAGAATTTTTATTATAACGCCTTACATACTTGGGAAGATGATCAATTTGTACATGCACCGAGAATGTCTACAGTATATATAGTTCCGTTAGAAACGCGTATAGATATGAATTCTGATAGCGGCGATTCGTATAAACGTGTTTCGAAAAAAGCAACATTTGGTGATAAATATTCCAGATACATTTAGGATTATGTGTCAAAGATGTAGAATTATTCGCAAGAGAACGATGCCTATATGTACAATACCGCTTATAGTGCAGAACCAACATTGCAAGTTAGTTCCGCTGTAAGTCAAGATGATCTAGAGAATAGTTAGTATGATTATAGAGTATATGTATCTCTACAGAAAACAAACAACGAACGTATTGACAATTGGTTGAACTATAAATCTGCGAATTATCTAGACGTAGATACTCGATATGGGGAGATAACAGATCTTAGACTATTCAAGAACACTCTAATGTTCTGGTAGAAAGATGCTACTGGAGTATTAAGTGTAAACGAACGTACAATGCTGCAGGATGTAAATGATACTAATATTATCTTGGGCAACGGCGACGTATTACAGAGATACGATTACCTTACTACCGAATACGGCATGGCTCCTGAACAGATGTGTGAAACATAGTCAGATACTACATTATATTGGTGGGATTAGTACAGGAAAGAGATATTAGCATATTCTGGAGGATAGTAGGTACTTCCAATGAAGAAACCTAAAACGGTAAGCTCGTTAATAAATAGGGGACAGCTTATAAATAAACCTAAGATGTCATACGATCATAAGTATCATGAAGTACTTATGCATGTAGTAAACATACCGTACATAGAATATCTAAAACGATTTGAGAATAACTTCCCAGTAGACGGTTTTGAGAATGACTTTATTATAGCTGAAGAACGATTCAATAGATATCCGATAGTATACAACGAGATTGTGCAGCAATTTACTTCTGCATACACCACTCCGTTTGAACATTCAGTTGTTGTAAATGGTAAGAACTACATGTTTGAGAACAACGATGTGTATGAATGGAACAAAGTTGGAGAAAAGCTTTACCCAAGGTTGAGATATGTAGTAAACGCTAATAGTACGTTTACTAAGACATACGATAATGTACAACTTGGAATGGGAGAGTCTTTCTATTACGATCTATTCTACAATAGCGAACCAGATACTACTAAGAGAGACAATCAACCATTGACGTTTGCTTTCCGCACAATAGGGCAGCAATCTCAGCTCGATAAGAATATAACTAATAGAGAATACGACCTCAGATTTGCTATACCTAGAGATAAAGATGCTCAGTATGGTGGAAGAATGAGAGGAAGAACAATGCAGTGCGAACTTACTTCGTCTAGTAGCTCCACTGATTTTTCAATACAATATATAATAACTAAATATAGAATTTCGTGGAGTTGATATGAAAGATTATTTTAAGATTGATCCAGAATTTCCGGAATTTGATCAGCTAATGCTCGATTAGCAAAATAAAATGCTTGCAGATATTAAGAATCAACGTAAAATTAGATTCGAATAGAATTCAATGAATGTTCTTCCTGGAGCTATTGCGTTTATGGGTCAAGCGTTTAATGCTGCTAAATACGGAAAAACAGCAGATGATATTCTTAGAGATGCCGGTACTACAATGCAATCTGTTGGTGGTGTAGGATATTAGACGTATAAGAATATAGATACGCAACGTTTGATGGATGAAAACCATAAAACACATGTGAACAATACACTAGGGTTGATGGCAACTGGTGCAACAACAGGTGCTGCTTTTGGACCAATAGGAGCCGCTATAGGTGGTGGAGTAGGTTTACTTGCCGGTTTATTTGGTGGAGGAAAAAGTCACGCATAGGCTAGAGAAGCTCAGCAAGATGCTATATATAGAGCCAATATGACTAATAATTACAATAGAAGTGTAGCTGCAACACAAGCGGCTCAAATGGAAAATAGAAGAATGTACGGAAATTACGAAAATATGCCGCTGCATGCAGCTAATGGAATGGAACCCGCGTATGCTAGTGCTGGAGAGGTGAAATGGAATCCTAGTAATTCTTATTCTAGTGGAATGATACCTGGAAGTACAGCACAGGGGGATTGGGTTCCAACAACTGTTAATGACGACACTACAATATTTACAAAACAATTTGATTTTGCACAACGCGCATTACCTGATGTAATGAAAATAAAAGCTATAGATAATGCGATAGATTCTGTAAAAGGCAAATCTGCAAAAGAAGTTACTAAGAATGTATTGGCAAAAGAAAGAAACACTGCTGAACAGAATCTTGCGATGTTGGCATAGGAACAGCATGAAACTATGGAACCGATAAGACAAGCACAAGAAGGTGTACAACACGCTGCAACAGGCTTAGAGTGGGGTAATCTACTTACAAGCGGCATAGGAGGTTTAATTGGCTTAGGACAATACTTTGGGGCTAAGAACCAACGTGTAAAGAATCCCAACACGTATGTTCCTAATATGTATGCTCCTCGTGCATTTGACATCTTAGGAGGCATGAGGATAAGTTCTAAGCCTATTATGGATCAGATTAATAGAGATGATGCTGCAGGTAGATACAGGTTAGCTACAGCTGGAGGTTTGAGTGGAGCTTAGAAGTATTTAGGTAATATAGCACTTACAAACAATTCTCAGGTAGCAAGGGCTAATGCGTTAGCTGCAATACAGCAACAGAATAATGCTTACGGTTCACAGTATGCTCAAGCATTACTTACTTCTGGAGCACAAGAAGCTCAGAATAGGATGGCTACTAACCAATGGGATCTTGATTACTATAGCAAGGCTCATGCTGCAAGACAACAAGGTATGCAAATGGGTCTGTATAATTCACTGAATCAGTTACAACAGTATATGGCCAACGCTAATAAGCTTAGGATGTTTGGAGATATGAAGAGGCTATATGAAGCTGATATAAAGAGTAGAGCTTAATTATGGTATACGCATATGATTAGTGGGCGCAGATGCCCACAAAAGATCTGTTTGATACGCAGATGATGCTGGCTAGCGTAGAAGCTGCCAAGAACATGTATGAAAAGGCTTTAAAAAAGTTTGAAGATTTTAGAAAAGAATATTCTGATTTCTATTCTCCATTTGAAGAAGATATGCGGGCGTACACTAATATTGTCGGAGGAATACAGAAAGATATAGAAGATATGTATGCTTCTGGAATAGACCCGCTTAGAAGTGTAGAAGGCCGTAATAGACTATATTAGAGAATCAATTCAATAAGTCCGGCGACGATGTCTGCCATGAAAGCTAATGCGCAATATGGTACTGCATATTAGTCCGCATTAGCCAAGTTGTAGGCTTCAGGAAAATATGATCCTGTTGCTGAGGCAATGCGGTTGCAGGAACTTGGTATCAGCCCATTTAATGAGTTTAGTACAGTTGGTCCAGATGGGAAAATACGAATGTGGACACAATAGTCGCCAATAGAACTTCAAACGTTAAAAGACGCTACTGATGAATGGTATAAGACCAGACAGCCGCACCTTCTTAGCAAGGAAGATGTTAATAGTTTTATAGATGCCTCTGGAAATCCATACCAGTATGACCCGAGATACGATTATTCTGGATTTACAGACAGCGATCTTATGAATATAGCTAGAAATAATACTCCTGGCTGGGAGGGTACATTCTGGTCAAGATATTATAGAAATATCGCGGCAAGTAAAGTTGCTGCAAGAGGGGAGCAGCCTACTGAAGATGCGATAGAGAGATAGTTACAGAGAGATATAGCTGACGCTTAGCAAGGGTATCTTATTGCTCCTAATAGAACTGAAAACAAATTTGCATTAGAAAATGCAAGATATCAACATAATGCTGAAGTTGCAAGAATTAGACATAGTGGCGGAAGCGGTTCGCAAGCAGAAGGATCTAGATGGACCGAAAGACAGCAAGCTAATGTTGCAAATAAATATTTGAAAGCACTTAAAGATATGGAGGCCACAGGAAATTATCCACGTACCGCTTCCGAATTTTATAAGTTGTCTCAAACTTCTGTAAATGGTCTCGATAGACTTACAGCATAGGCTCTTCTTGCAGGAACAAATTCTGTAGATCAGCTTTCAGAAGATGGCGGAATAAAGAGACATCCGATTTCATTCGGAGATGGCACTCTGACGGTTACTGCTGTAAAACAAAATGAATATTTTGATCAGTTTAAGCCTAAAGATAAGTATGCAAATTTCCGTTCGTTGACCAGTACATATGATCAATTTATATCTAAAAAACTGGAAGATTTTAATGAATGGTTAAACACGAATCATGTTTCCGGTTATGTTCCTGTACCAGAAGTTACTGTGAACTGGAATGCAACTGCAGGCTATGATCAATATGATATAAATGGCGTCATTCGAGTAAGAAAGTCAGAAGTCGAGCAGTATTTTAAAAATAACATTGATGCTATTGTAGGAATGGCTAACGAAATAGGCATGGTCGCTTTAGACAAAGACGGTAAGCGCGTATATGTAGATAACGATGCATCTAAAAATAAATTAGTATCTGATAAAATAGAATATTACGACATTCCTGTAACTAGAACCGTAAGTGGAGAAGGATACGGCAATGCACAAATAGATACATTCCACGACACGTAGTTTACTAAAGCGACTGCAGCTAAGAGAGAAGGCAGCTATATTGAAGATGATGATACAGATTTTATTTTCGGTGATTGATTATGAGAAAAGAATATAAAACAACCGCTGCGCAGAATATAGAAAAAATGCGACAAATACAGCAACAGGGTAGATACGCGTATTCTGGAAGGCGGAGTTATACCGAAAACCTTTTTAAAGATTCTGGTCTTAAATCTAATATAACGTACGATAGATTTGGGACAGAAGAGTCTCGTGATGAAGACGGCAAAGGATTTTTTGAAAGTATTTGGTCTGCCGCGTAGACATTATCCGGTGGAATAGCCGATGACATAAAAAATGTTGGTCGTACATTTACCAAAAAACTTATAGACCAGTTTATAGATTCGGACTATAAATCTATTGACGATATAACCCAAGGACAACAAGATATAGAACTTGTACTGGAATATAAGAACTTAAAGCAAGAGCTTGGTGAAATACAGAACAGAAAAGTAGGAACTGCTTTTGAACGGTTTTATACAGAACGACAAGCTTATATAGAAAACAGGCTCCGTGAGCTTGATACATTCTTTTTAGGCGAAGGCCGTACACATGCGGCCATCGCTAAAGAGATGTATGACGTAGATCGAATGAATCTTGGAGATAAATTGTTCGTAGCTGACAGATATATTGGCAGAAACCAGACTCCTTACGGAAAAGAAACTAATTTCTTAAATTTTTTAGGAAAGACTGTCGGTAATGCATTATCTGTAGGCCAAGAGGCTATAGATTTTGCGTTGCGAAGATCTGGAAATCTTTTAGGTGGAGTATTTGGAGCAGATTGGAAAGGCGAATATGAAACTAGTTAGGTAATAGGTACTTTAAATCCGAATGCTCCAAAGGATTATGAATTTTTACAAAAATTATACAAAGGAAACCAAGACGGAGTTCCAAATATAGATGTCGATAGACTTAATTCTTGGAAGGAAGAAAACAATCGTTTGCTTCAAGAGAGGATTGCTGAGTTAAAAAGCGATATAAAATTTTCCAAGGACGGTAAATTGTTTGGAATAGATATATATGACGCAGAAGATATTCCACAACAGTTTAAAGATGCACAAGAAAAATTTGGAAAAAATTGGTATGATTATTTCATACATCCGTATAACGCTCTATTATATTCCATCCCAGAGGTAGCATCTACTGTAGGAATGTATAAATACCAAGCGTACGCATTAGGATTCGACGGAATGCTTGGATATTTATCCAGCAGATTACCGACATGGGCAATGAAGGGAGGCCCTGTATCTGGCGCAATCATGGGTGCTGCTGGAGAGTTTTTAGCTGGACGCGGTGGAAGGGCTGCAATGGCTACTGCTGGTTATGCAGCTGCAGTGGAATCTAGAAAGGTTGAAACTGGACTAGAGGCTATGCAGGCTATGGGCGATAGAGTGTCTAAATAGCTGTACGACGAAAGAGGAGACGTAGAAAAAGTTGTAAACACGATTAGGCAACGTGCCGATAGAATGGATATCGATACGTCTAATATGGATTTAGATAAACTTTTAAAGCTTGGTATAGCGTTTAATATAAACACTGGGGATGACGTATACGATAATGCAAAAATAGAGGCTAGAAAAGGCTTAAATAAGCTAATAAATGCTAATAATAGCCTTGCGATAATGGATTATTTAGAAGCCCTCCCATTCATGTCGTATTCAGGAAAGGCTATGCGAGATTTTGCTAAAAATCAAGCTCGTAAGGTTTACGGAACGAACATGATGCGAACTGCCATAGAAGAAGAATCGAAACCGGTTTTGCAAGCAGCAAGTGATGTTATTACTAGAAAGGCTGTAAAACGGTTTGTAGAAAAGGGAGATATCGCAAAAGCTTTAGCAACTAAGCATATAGGCGACTATTTAGTAAAAGGTGCTGCATTATCTGCAAGACAGGCTTTTTTAGAAGGCACTGAAGAAGGTATTCAGGAGATACTTCAAAATAGATATCAACGCGGTTTGTATGATGACGACCAATCTCAATATTCTTTATTTGATATAAATGAAGTATTTAATGATGCTGGATTAGCCGCAGAAGCATTTGCGGCATACTTAGGATATGATCCTTGGGATACAGAACTTCCTATAGATCAGGTCAGAAAAGCAATGAATATTGGAGCAGTGTCCTCCATATTATTTTCTAAAGCGTTATCTGGTTCAAGAAATATTTTAAGTGGAGATATAGAAGGATCAATTAGAGATTTGCACTCCCAACTTAAAAACGATAAGGCTTTAGCAAACATAATATCTAATTTTTACGATAAGGTCCAAGATCAGCATCATTTATAGTTATTTGTAGATGCGTTTACAAAAGCTGGAGTAAATAATACAAGACTGAGAAAAGCGCTGGTAGATTTAAAGAACTCTGTAGATGAAAATAATACTCTAGTTAAAAAAGATTATATTGACGAAGATATTCGTTTAATGGAAAATGCGTGGGCATTATATAACAATAAAGAATTAACTGAATCTGTTAAAAAAGCAGGATTTGATAAATACGGAGATTTTCACAAGTAGTTAATAATTGAGGGTGCCGCCAGAATAACAGCGCAGCAAAAGACAGAAGAACAATTACAAGATGATTTAAAAAGTCTAAAAAATATGCAATACCGTCATAACGATATTGTATAGGAAATGTTGGACGAATATACTTCAAAAGAGCGATTAAAATAGTTGCAAGATGAAAATCCAAAACTTGCAAGTATGATTACTTAGTTGAAGGCAGATTATGATGATTATCTTGCAAATAGGCAGTCATAGAGACGCGGAAAGTTTGGAGCGTTTGTTAGAAAGTTTGATTCTGTATAGAAATTTCTTGAAAACGAAGGAATAAAAGAGTATATAACTCGAAATGGTCTTTCTGAATCTGTAGTTTTACATGAGGATGAAGAAGGTTATGATCCACTTACTCTTTAGGCTAGAGAAATATTTACAAATGACAAAGAACGTAAAAAAGCTTTACGTTTTGCATACGACTATGAAAATAGAAAACAGTATTTTAAGCTTCTTCAAAACGAAAGTGCATTTGTAAAGAATAAGTATGTACGTTCTGCAGTAAGAGCCGAACATGAGAATGAAAGGGATCTTAATAAACGTCTGCATGAAATATATAAAGACGAAGAAAAAAGAAATAACTTTATTGAATAGGCTTACGAAAGATATAATGAAGGTACTTATTCTCTAAACGATTACATTCAAGAAAGGATACATATTAAGCATCTTGCAGATAGGCTTGCCATTTTACAAAAAGTTAAAGCCATTGCAAAAGATAAAGAGCTTAGGAATAAAACTGTAAAAGCTTATCAAGGATTAGACGTAGATACTGATCTCGAAGGTATAGTTTCGTCTTTAGACAAACAGATAAAAGAGTTATTAGAAAAGCAAAAATCTGATTTACGTAGACTCGGCCCAAATGCTACGTATGCTCAATTTTTTGAAGGTAAGGGATTTGAATTTGACGATCAGGAAGAATTTGAAAAAGTTTGGAGTCGATTGTTTTTAAATCGCGCCGTACATCAAAATTAGACTACAATTGCAAGTGCGTTCTTATTGGGGGGAAATAGTCCAACATCTTTGAGTGAGGCTCTATATGGGAATAACGCCGAAAATATTTTAGACGAGGATGTAAAACAATATAGGCAACTAATAGGCAAGCGTAATAGAAAATATTCTCCGGATGAGGACGTGTCTGATGACGAAGATATAGAAGTAATTGAGCATGACATTAGAGAGTTGTCTAAAAATGCAGCTTGGAAAGTAATAAAAGAACTTGTAGATAAAAAAATATAGCGAAGGCGTATAGCCAACCGAGTATTTGAAGAAGAAGTTCCGTCTACTCCATTACAAGAAGAACACGCCGTATTGGAGGAAGAAGCTCAAGTTGAAAGTGAGACCAAGCCGGTCACTTCAACAGAAGCTCCGATGAGTAACTCAGAAAAGAATCTCCGTAAAAAATATAATAGCGAAAAAAATCCGGAAACTTTACAAGAAAAGGCGGAACGTAAAAGAAAACAACGAGAAGAAAAGGCGAAAGCTGAAAGTTCTGAAGAAGAATCTTCAAATGAACCAGAACCTTAGCAGACTGAAGCATAGCCGGCTCCAAAAGTCGAAGAGAGTCCTTCTAGTGCTGCAACTGAGCCCGAATCAATTGAACAAGAATAGAGTCCAGAAGAAGTTGTTGATGATGAGTCTGAAGACGAAGGATTCTCTGCAAACGAACCTGACGAAGATGAAGAAATTCTAGTTGAGGACGATGTAGAATTCGAACCAAACGATTCTGACGGTGGGTTATAGGAATATTTGGAAAACGAACACAAAGAAGACGTTGAAGCTTCTAATGATGTCGAATTCGATAATGGATGGGTAGATATTGAAGATTACAGTCTGATTACCATCAATGAAGACGGTAATATGGAATACGACGGGTACGTCCTACTTGATGATTAGCGTGAATTGGTAGAAGATGATTTAATATTGATGGGCTTATCTGATCAAATAGGATTTGATCAAAACGCTCTTCCGGACAATATTAATGGAATAGATAAAAAGAAAGACGCAAGCAATGAATCATTGGGCGATCTTTTAAGCCAAACTATGTTTTATCAGCCAAATCCAAAAAAGAAAGAAGATGGTACCGATGAATTACCGTGGGACGGAAATCCTCCCGTAAAGTTAAATAAACCTCTTGCATCTGGTAGACAACTTTCATAGAATCTTTCAAAGAAAGGATGGCTTCAAAAGACTAAAAAATATTTTATAGTTACTCAAAGTGAATAGGGAAAGAACATTGCACCTGGACACGATCCTAGAGATTCTTTCACTGTAGCTCTAATAATAGAGGATGAAAATAACTGTTATGCTACATTCCTAAGACCGCTCGGTTTAACTTACAGTGAAACAAAATACGATGGCCATACTATAGCTGTAGATTCTGAAGATTACTGGAGAAATTGGTTACTTAGTAGGAATTTGGATTGGCGTAAAATAGTACAAGCTTCTGGCGAAGATTTAACTTTTGATCCGAACACTAAGCGTGTCTATAAAAAACTTACTAATATTTATCTTACTACTGCACAAAAAATACAGCTATATAAAAGAGTTATAAATAAAATAGCAAAAGACCGTGCAAGGGAAAGTTATTACGGAAATAACGGTACGTATGACGGATTTGATAGATTTTGGAATAACGATCCGGTAAGAGAAAATTATCATAATGAAGATTCTTGGAAGAAGGCGAAATCTGAACGTAAACGCTTTAGAAAATTATTCATAGACAGGGCGAGACAATCTCTCGCTTTACCTGGAAGACGAGTACTAAGCGATGAACAGGTTACTGAGCAAATAAATGCATTGCGCACGTTTAGAAATTAGATCATAGACAAGTATGTATCTATAGATCCGAACAAAAAGACCATAATATTTCCATCTAATGCTAGAACCGATGTAAAACCAAAATCAGTATCTTAGAGTAATGGACGCATAAGCAGAAATCGAGATAAAAATGGTAATCCGGTCTATAGAACTCTTGAGTCTCCCGACAGAACTATTGACGATATACAATCAGATATAGAAAGCGGAAGATTAGTATTCGGATACGGGCTTGGAATGTTTGCAAACGATAAAGATAGATGGGCAATTCGTGGACTGTTAGACAAAGATGCATCTACTACTCACAGATATGGAAAAACTCTTTCTAATAGAAGCGGACTTTCCGGAAAAATATATTGGCTTGTAGACAGTCTAACTAGATCTGATAAAAATGTTCCAGTAATGCTGGCAGAAGAAAGATTTGATACTTAGATTAGAAACGGAAAAACTATATGGTTAAATAACCCAAAAAATCTAGTCTTGTGTCTTAAATATAATCCGCAAACCGGAAAATTAGAGAACGTAAATGGACAAGGATACCAACCTTCTGCTGCAGAAGTAATATTCTATATGCTTACTGGTTAGCTCGATTCTGAGTTTACTGCAGAATAGCAAAGCGAAATTGCTGAGTTTTTTATACACAGTGGAGAAAAAACGCTTCTTAAAAATCAACCTAAAAGCGGAAGTGATCCGTTTGGCACGCTAGCTTAGAAATAGTTGGCTTGGCACAGCGTTGAAGACTCTTCGGGAAAATCCGGTATGGTTTTGAGCATAGGAATGCCTACTGTAATAGATGTAAACGGTAAGAAAGAAACAATATATGCCTTAAGAGAGTTTACCAGGGAATAGTTGTTAGATCAAAGCGAAACTGGTGAAAATTTAAGACGTGAAATAGTACAAGCAATAGCTACTCAAATGCATTGGAATACAGATTTGATGCACATGAATAGTACTATAGACGTTATGAGTGATAATCCATCAGCTGTTTCGTATTTATTTAGATGGGCAATAAGAAATTTTGCAAAATCGTTTGACAGTAATGAAGATTATTTAAATCAGAGGGTTTCTATATTTGGGTGCCAGCAGTTATCGTTTAGAATTGGAGATTTCTTCAAACTTGAAAATGGAGACATTGTTCCAAAGAAGAACGTTTCTGTGTTAGCATGGATGATTAAAGAAGGAAAACTTAAAACTGACACCGAAGAAACAATATTAAAAGACCCATTTGTATTTGCTAACGGAGTCGCTTCTGAGAATGGGGATCTTGGCTAGGAATTGCAAGATGCTGCTGCGCAATCTGAATCTACTGATTCCAACATGATACCTATTACATAGAAACCGAAACAACGGACAAAGACCAAACCTGAAACTCAAGCTGGGTTTAATTTAAGAGATCAAGATCTGTTTAACACTATTGTCAATCCTGCAAGAGTTAGAAAGGGATTATCTTTAGCTAAAACTGATGAGGAGGCGGCTGCAATAAGAGAAGAACTTAATAAAACATTTGCCGCAAAAGAGCATGGTGGTATAAACGACAGAGTTTTGATTAGACCTACAGGTAGAATAAAACCAGATGAAGTCAAATAGAAGTTTGATGAAATTCTTAAAGACTTTTTGGAAAAGTATAATAAGCAGAATCCTGATAATGCTGTAAAGTTTGAAGATGTACAAATAGGTTCTGTAGAATTATCAAATCTTAAGTCTTTCTGGGGAAATAACAAAGGCTGTGTTATATTGGATCTTTATGGAGATCACACTGGAAATGTAGTAGTCAAGAATAATAATTCAAATTGGTCGGCCGTAACTGGAGTATTTTCAAAAACTGGCGGCAGCGGAACTGTTGATATTGACCATACACGGAATTGGTTATCTAAAGTTTTAGGTATAGACAAAGGTAATGTTGTTGTTACAAACGCTGTAATGCGAAGCGCTTCTAATGAGCCGGTTTATGCGTTTACGAATGTAATCTTAGATAGATTGACAGACGAATTTGAAGGAATTGTTAAAATATCTACTAGATCTGATTACGGAGTCGAATATCACGAGGCGTGGCATTATGTAAACCTGCTATTACATGATGAACAAGAAAGAATTGCCTTATGGAAAGCTTATTTAAATACCCATAAATATTTAAAGCGAAAAGGAGTTACTTGGGGCGACATTGAAGAAGCTATGGCGGACGACTTTAAACTTTTTATGGAAGGATTTGAAAATACTTCTATAAAGGGTAAAGTTTCCACATTCTTTAATAACGTATTTAATTTCTTATTCGCTACTCGCGATAAGCGTGCATATAGAAGAGTGTTTAAGCAAATAGCAAAAGGCGCGTATGCTTCAATAAAAATCGATGAGAAATCTGCTAAAGAATTTATAGAAGGTTATAATAAATACGGAGTATTTAAAATAAACCATGCTATGCCTAATATATCTAAAGAAGAATTACAAAATCTTAAATAGTTTAATACATATTAGGATCTTCTAGACGGATTGGATTCTGTAATAAACAGAATTTTCAACAATGTTGACTTGTCTACGCCAAAAAAGATGCAATTTGTTGCCAATAAAGGGTTCAGTTATATTCTAGAAACCTTAGACAAAATGATTGGCGAACAAACCGATGAAGATAAACGTAATAAACTACAAGAGATTAGGGATAACCAAAACATCTTGAGAAAGTCCTTAATCGATGCGTTTATGGATTTGGGAATTGTTGCAAAAATTAGAAAGGCTGAAGATGTTAGAGAAGTAGATAGGACCGAAATACGAGAAGATGCTCTTAAAGCCGAAGATTCTCCAGAAAATATATGGGATCGCGTAACATTGCAAGCTCCAAGAAAACAAAATGCGTCAATTAGTACTAAGATGTTCTTACGTAGAATACCTAAGTATAAAAAGGAATATTACGAAGATGGTCAAGTTGCATATATTCCGGATAATGATGAGTTTGGTGAACCGAAAGCCTGGAATCAAGACGAGGCATGGAGATTGATATTGGATAATCTGTGGATGTGTGATTCTTTTTCAGAAAGAGATGAAGATGGAAACTATAGTCCTACATCTATAATGGGAATAGTAGAATCTCAAATAGATACTAACCCGTTCTTTCACGCGTTGTATGAAAAACTTGAGGATCTTGATTATTCTGGAGATTACGGAGACATTTAGCTGAAAAGTCAAATATTTGCTGCAGTCAACAGTTCTAAAAATCAAATTTAGGTAATTAAGATACAGAATCCTTATCAATCTAATACATCTTTGGAAGATGATTATTCATTCTCTGAAACGGAATTAGACACCATTAGCGATAATGGAGTCGTTGCAGATAAGTCTAGACAATGGGTCATTTAGAACGACAGTTTAGTTTAGGTAGCAAGAAACGTTCCTAGAAAATGGTCAAAAAACTTGGCAGCTAACGGATTATTGTCATATAACAAAAAAACAAAATCTAGCGTTATAAACAAAGATTTTGCAAATGTTATAAGTAAGAAGTTGTAGGAAATATCAGATATAATATCGAAATATTCTTATAAGAGTGAAAACGGCAAACAGGTATACAGTCCAAAAAATTTATCAAATAAATTAGATGAGCTTAAACCGAAGATCGTAAATTTTTATAATTTATTAGGAATATAGTGCGATATATAGTCCTTAAATGTATATATTGCAATGATATCTGGAGAATCCGGAAATCTTACTTCTTAGCAGCAATTTGACGCACTAAATGAAATATTCAATACTTCTAAGATAGGTTCGATTTCCTATATTATAGGAGGAATAGTAGATAACACCAATGCTGGAAATTCTGAGGTTACTCCAACTGGACAAAAATATGTTAAAGCGATAGACGAAGCATTTAACGGATATGCAGCTGATTCTCATATCGGCATATTAGCTTTAGCTTGGAGTGCAATACATCCGTCTCCTATTGAGTTTAGTGTAAAAGACGCAAATAATAATAGATTGTATCCAATAAATCTAAACAGTTTTGTTTCAGATAGAGTGAGATTAATGAATTAGCGCAGGAAGGCTTTTATAGATAGTCTTCGTAAATCTCCTTACTGCAGACATAGCGTATTAGGATCTATTGTAGATAGCATAGATCCTGCAAAACCTAATACCAAAATAAAATTGAATACGTTTGTAGGAATAAGGGATGCAAATAATGCTGTAGGAGCAGATTATTTTGGAATCACTGCGCAAGAGGATTATTTGTCAAAACTACTTATGACAGAAAAAGACCAGATAATATTCCCTACTATGGCAGATAAGCCAACATGGCATTCTATATCATGCTCTGGGTTAAAGTTATCTCATGACGTCATGCTAGTTTCTCCTCTAGATAAAGATATCAATAAAGCTATATATGAGGAGTATAATAAAATTAATCCATTCGATCCTAAAAAATATACGTCCGAATACACGTATAAACGAGAAGCTAGAAAATGGTTTAGAGAAGAGGCAGACGAAGAAACGAAAGCGATAATAAACGCACAGGCCGTTTCTAAATTAAGATCAAATCCTGCACAAGGTGTCAATTATTCTGTGGATTCTAACAATAATGTCGTACCTACTTTTTCTGGAGTTACTATAAATAGGTTTGCTGGATATTTCCTAGATGAAATAAATACGCTTCTGGATTATTATAGTAAAGAAAATATTAAGCGAATAGTGTCTAATAAGAATGCCAGAATAGAAAATTTTCACGGTGCTGTTAAAAACGGAAGAATGGATTTCTCTGGTAATGGCGGAAAATTTAGATATTTGTACGATATACCTTTATCTACACATCAATACAATTTTAACCAAATGATGCAAGCATTGTTTGAGTTACAAAAGAAGATTGAAAGTGGTAAAGTAATAGACGTTTCGTCAAACGATGAGTTATATAAGTTTGTTGGTGCATCTGTGTTAAAGAGTAAAGACTTAGACGGATTTGAATTAGTAAGAGAGTTTTTAAAGAGACTTAAAGCTGAATGTTTTGAGTAGAATGGTGATTCAAAACAAGAATTGCGCACGGCAATTAATTTGAAATTGGTTGACATGACGTATCAAGAACTGTATCGAATATCTCGCCCAGGTTCAGCTTTAAAACTTGTAAAATATAATTCTTCTACTGGCCGTTATATTCCCGAATCTATACCGGAACAGCTACTCGAACCTTATATAAAGGCTTTACAAGATAATGAATATGGTTCTTACGGCCGCCCTTATGAGGCTACAGACTTATTACATCATGCAGTATTCTCTCTAATTGGAAATTTTGTGGCAAATGAAGCTACTTCGGTAATAGAGGTAGAAAAGATATTTAGTGGAGATCCGGCGTTTTATAAGAAAAAGGCTATATCTAAAATCGAACGTTTTGACACAGTTTCAAAATTTCCAAAAGCCGGAAAATCCGGAATAGTGTATGTAGATTCGTCTACAGAAACCGCGTATAAATATTCAGATTAGGGCTACTATAAACTTGAAGATCTAAGTGATTCTGGTGTTTCTGCAGTAACTATAGCCAGAAGATTTGATAATGGGCAATCGTTAGAAGAAGAAATAATAGTTGAAAATCTCGACGATGTATTTTCTGATAAGATAAAGCGTCTTGGTGGACTTTTATCTCCAGGTGAAGAGATAAGGCTCGATTATAGTGATGATGAATTGTTATTCGATCCTTCTTTAAAATGTACAAAGTATACGAATCTTAATGTAGAAGATATAGAAATTCCGTCTATATTTTTAAATGAAATCTAGGACTTATTTAAAAAGCAGCTGCTTGTAGATTTAATACGTTGCGAAAAAGTAGAAGCGTTTGAAAAGTTTTATTCTGATATAAGTCTTAAAAGAAAAAAGGAAAACGAAAGACTTAAATCTGAGAAGAAAAACCTAAAGCCTGTTATTACTAAGGAGATAGCTATAGACATGTTATATCAAAATGAAAAATATTTTGATTAGGTGTACAATAGTCTTTCAGCATCTCAAAGAAGTAATATTGAAACACAACTTTCTCAGCAAATTAAACCGTACAAAGATATTACTGTAGCTGATGCACAAGTTTTTATAAGACCTGCATTATATAGAAAGATAAGAATAGGTTTGGGCCAGTGGTCGTTTGAGCCGGATGAAGACGGATATTGTGACGAAGATGCATATAATATATTAGAAGGCATCACTGTTAATGAGGATGGATCTAGGACTCAAAACTTAGATAACGCCAACAATTGGATGAAGGACCCGAGCTTATAGAAATATGTAAAGCGCCTTGAATTATATCCTCTAAAGATGTCATATTTCCAAAACGATTCGCAACAGATTACGGGAAATATATTTATAAATAGACCTATTTATAATAAAATGGCAATATTCCCGCTGTTTGCATTCTAGAGAGCAACTTCTGTTGGAGAAAAACTCTATAATAGAATGAATAAAGCTGGTAACGAATTGGATATGGTGTCGTTTAAGTCTGCTGTAAAAGTTGGAGCAATACAAAAAGGCCCGTAGGTGGTGAATACTGACGAATCTACTGAGAGTGTATTAGGGTCATTTAATGATTTATTAAACTCTAATAGTGATTTAAGCTTAGATTATTCTACTGGAAAAGTTAATTCTAAGCGAGGTGATAATTTATTAGGAGTTACTATACAAGATCTGTCTAATATACGAATGCAATAGAATACTAAAGCACATGAAGCAACAATGCGTGCTATAGGTACTCAGATGTTCAAAATAGCATTCTCTAATATAATAGACGACGCGTATTACGGCACTAATAAGGCTGGAAGAAAATCAAGGAAAGGCTCTGATATAAAACGAGATATAGTAGATTGTATTAACGCTCTTACTAGAATAGGCGTAGAAAATCTAAAAGATAGGTTTTATAAGAATGGAGTAATAAACGAGAAAGCTGTAGAAGACTTTGTAAAACTTGTAGTTAAGAATAATGGCCTCGGTATAAGTGCAGAAGAGATAATATATAACGGCGGAACTGCAGCATCTTTGATATCAAGAACCGTGTTTGAGAACAGTGCTACTGCGATTGTTAACGATGAGGTTGTAGATATAAAGACTAAAGGTGGTACAGCAATACAGCAATCACTATTCGGTTTTACTGGATACGGATCTTAGAATGTCGGGGTGTTTTCTTCAAACAACGGTAGAGAGTTAAAATGGTCTGCTTATGAGGGGTCTATGCAGGTAATGTTGAGTATGAACTTTTTTAAAGATGTAATACCTGACTTCAATAACAAAACATACGAACAACAAAGACAATGGTTGTTTGATAATAATATTATTGGAGATAACGCAAAACCGTTTGGAGTAGGCTATCGTATTCCTACACAGGGTATGTCATCAATGTTTGCGTTTTAGGTAGCAGATGTCGTACCACAACAAAATGGAGACCTCATTATAGTACCGAGAGAATTTACTGCTCAAACTGGTTCTGACTTCGACGTTGATAAAATATTCTTGGCCACGTTCTCTTATAGACATGGCGTATTCGAGGATATTTCTGATAGCGAGTTTAAGAAAGGAAAGTATAGCAGCAAGACCGCATGGTAGAAGTCTTTGGATTATATACATTCTGTAGAAGAACGCGATAAGCAAGAACATCCAGATCAGTATATTAGTCGATGGGACGATCTTGTAAAAGAATATCACGAACTTATTGATAATCCGTAGGGAGCTATTTCTAACAGATTATTATAGAATTATATAGATATTATATCCGATCGTAGAAATTATGCTAACGCTAGAGCATCTATTGACGTTATTACAAATACTATACATAACGACCTGTTAAATCCAGTATTACGTAAAAGACGCAAAACTTATATCCCAGGAATGACGGAACTTTTACCATCGTTCCAGGCTTTAAGGAAAATGGAGTTTGGTGTCGGTAAACAAGGTATTGCTCCGTTTGCATTAAATATTACAAACCTCGCTCTTACTCAGTTTACACATCTTACTATAGATTTCGGCGAGATCGGAGAAGAGTATGGATTTGGAACTTTAGACTAGATTTACGGAAAAGACGGATTGCGTATATCCGACTGGTTATCTGCAATGGTAAACGCACATGTTGATGTGGCAAAAGATCCTTATGTATTTGACTTAAACGTTAATAAGGCTACTTACAATCATGCCAATCTTCTACTTAGGGCTGGTATGGGCGAGTCAACGTTTACATTTTTGGCACAACCAGCATTAAAAGATTTTGCTGAAAACTTGATAAATTCTGGAGGATTATATGGCGATAATATAGACGGAGACGTCATCGAATCTGAAAATAATAGTAAACGAAGAAAGAACATATACAAGTAGAAAGTTAGATATTATAATTCTATTTTAAATAATATACTTTAGAATTTTGATCTTTCTAAGTAGTTAGAAGTTAAAGCGAAATCCGCTCACGAATATTTTGAGTGGATGATAATGACTGCAAAAGAACGTAGAGATAATGGTTACGATAAAGACGCTCCAGCTCGTCCAATTGAACGTAAATACATATTTGACGAAAATTATGGAAAACAGTCTATTTTAAACTTTGCGACTGGAGCAGATATAACAGAATAGAATGTCGATAAAGTGATAGATAGTATAATTTTCTAGATATCTGCGTTATAGACCTTTATGGAACTTGATGATTTTGCAAAGTCGTTATCTTCTCTTGTTCAGTGTTCTCGAGTAGATAATAGAAAATACGGAAATACTATTGCGCAAAACATACAATACCAAAATAAAGTGGATAACTTTAAATATGGAGATTCCAATTTTACAATAAATGAACCTGATTTCGAAAAGACTGTAGCACCTTCTAATCCTGAAGTAGGAGTAACTAAATCAGATATATCTAGGGCAGCGTTAAAGCGATATTTTGGCGAGTTATATTTAGATGATAAGTTGGATAACGCAACATTCTGGATAAAAGAGATATTATCTACTCAATTGTTTTCTGCCACACCTTAGTATGAATCTATATTTAAAAATATACTCGGTATTATTGGTGGGTATACTAGTTTTGGAGGATTTAAATCTGTATTTTCTGAACAATCTATAAACGCTATTTCCCAAGGTTTGGATAATGTCATGAGATTTAACGCTCTTATGGCGTATGGTCCGCAGATATTTGAGAATGCTCAAAATAGTGATCCGGATACAAATATGATAGATCTTACTTTGGGAGGAGATATTTCCGCAGTATCATAGAAATTTGATCAACTAGTTAATGGTAGGAACAAAACGGAATCTATTTTCTAGAGATTGTCTAATTTTATTAGAGACGTTAGGGAGAATCCGTATGAAGAATATTCTGAAGATTTGGTCAACGATGATGGTGAAATAATAAACGACCTTTTATTATATCTATCTCCGTAGACGCCTAATGAGAAATATCCTATAGGAAAAATGAATTTCACAGAATCGCAAACAGATAATAACTCTTCTCAAGAAAGGAGACTTATATCAGCGTTTGCTTAGCTATTAAGCCATAATTCTGAACGAGTCCGCAATCTTGCTCAAGACTTGGTATTTTATGCTTATTATTCTACATACGACACCAACGTCGCAAATTCATTTTTTCATCTTGTTCCAATAGAATACAGGAAACAGTATGATGATTCGCTGAAATTTGCATTAAAGTTGATGAATTCAAATGATTCAAGACTTATAAATAAAGTTTTATAGGATGTGTCAGGATTAACAGATATATCCAATACTGAAGATATAGAAGCATTAGCCGCATCTAATATATTAGATGTTCTATCTAGAAACTATTGGTTTGATAGTTCTATAGTACCAATTCACATTCTTACAACTAATCCTACTAAAAACGGATTCCAATCTTCAACTAGAGAAGTTTAGGAATTTACAGGTCATGATATTTATGACGAAGAGAGTGGAAGGAGTTTCCCAACATTTATTGCTACTACACGAGTTAGCGGCGATAGTAGGTTTATTAAAATTAGAAAAGGAACCTCATCATTCCTTTATAGGAAAATAGGTGTTGTAGATAGAACGTATAAAGAGGAAGAAAATGCTACAGATAACGCTAAGAAAAATCGCGTAAAGCCTAATAAGTATTCTATTTATATAGCGGTTCCTAAAGCTGGAATACGATCCGGAAATATAACCCAATTTGAATTATATTGTAATTATAGTACTTAGTCTATCTTTGATACAAATATTCTCGATGTGGATTATGCTGAAGACAATGTGCGTAAAGAGATAAACGAGTATCTTTAGGACGGTGATTATAAACTGAATTTAATTTGGGATTATGATGAAATTCCGGATATGTATTTATCCTCTAATACCAAATCCTACGTAGATACGTCTACCCCAGCAGATCAGCCAGTTAAACGATCTATAACTGGCGCTACAATTTTAGGAAAAAAGAGTGGAGAATATTCTGGACAATATAATGCGGATATAACTATAGATATAGTTCAGAGTCCTACAGAAGGTGATGTTGAGAGGCCTAATATTAAAAAGCTTAAGAACGGTGTAGAAAACAATGTTGTAGAATTGGCGTTGGTTGGTGATATGTCTGATACAATTAAGAAGATAAAAGATATTAAACAAGAAAATGTTAAAATTCATTTTTCTACTGTCAGATTTGATGGTCAATTTGATGTCGGCGATGAAGAAATAAACGACTATATTAATCAACAATTAGATATCTATAAACAGTTCTATTTTGGAGACGATTTGGACTCTGCATTAGAAGCAAAACGTTAGGCTCTTGTTGCCGATAAACGCACAAAGCAAAATGTAATTCAGAATAAACTTAACTCTAGAATATATGAATTTGTATTACAACTTATTAATTCTGGAGTATCTATAGATAAGTTTAGTGCCGCCGTTTCTAATGACAAGACACATTTGGCAAAGACTGTTATGTATTTAAAATCTCAAATCGGTCTTAATTTTGGCTCTGACAATATGTCGATATATGTCGATAAAGAGTTTACACAAAAGAAGAAAAAATTCAATAGATTGTTGTCTCAACTTGGCGATATTGTTGGAGGATCTGAAAGCTCAATAGAACAAGACTAGAATATAGATTCTAGTATAGATGTTCCAGTGCAAGAAATAGATGGAATTTCTGAACAAGCTGCTGCATCAAATGTTTCTAGAATTAGTAGATTTGAATCGGCAACTGGATTTGATTTATCAGAAAGTTCTGAAGAATCTAATGATGTTCCTCCTATATTGAAATAGGTTCAAGATGTTGAGCAAGATAAGGAAAATAGTAAAAACCAGGAATGCGCTGGCGGGTCTAGATTTAGTAGATTTGAAAACGCAACTGGTAGTTTTGAAGTAGAATAATTATGATTTGCCCATATTATAGAAATAAAGAAGTATTTGACGGCTTCAATGAGATGATTGAAGCGTTTGGAGGCAAACCAATGACCGAAGAAGAATTCAGGGACGGTGAGTTAAGAAATTAGCGCACCGGCCTTGACTTCTAGGCAATGGAAGCTGCCTATGTAATGTATGATAGAAATGGAGGTAATCTATTAGATAAAACTCCTTAGGGCAAATAGTCCTTTCTATTTCAAACATTATTAGATTATTTTGATGGCAATAGAGCTAAAGCTATTGTTGCTAAATCTAATGTATATTCTGACGAATTCTTCAACTGGTTTGGAGATTGGACCGCTGAAGAGAAAGAAAACGTATCTAAGGTGGTAGACGAAAACGGAGAACCACTTGCTGTGTGGCACGGTTCTCCTAATTCCGGCATACAATAGTTTAGTAGAGATTTAATAGGGACTACTTCAGATCAAGGCGTTTTTGGAAAAGGTTTTTATTTTACTCCATCAAAATCATACGCAAGACAATATGGCGATAATTTATATTTAGTATATTTAGATATAAAAAATCCTATATACAAACCGTCAGACTCCGATGTGATTGGCAGAACATACGAGGAAGTGTCTATGGATGTTAATAAAGCGTATTAGTCTATGTATGATAGATAGATAAAACGTGGTAAGTCTGAACAAGAAGCTAAAAACTCCGCCGAAAGACACAAGAAGATGGTACAACAATTTAATGAACGAATGAACTTGTTGATACAAGAAAATCATGACGGCGGTATATATTTAGAAAGAACAACAAACCAAATAAAGCCATCAGAAGAACAAATTGTTGTAGTAAATCCAAATCAAATAAAGCATATAGAAAATCTTGGTACATGGTCTACTGAAAATGATAGCATCTATAAAAGCAAATTAGATGTTGCAAATTTGGAAGATGTAGATTATCTGGATTCTATTACTTATAGCGATCTAGGTCAAAATATATTCTCAAGATTGGTGAGTAATCTATATGTAAGTTCTGATGAAATTATTTCTTAGTTAAAAGCTGTTGGATGCTTTTCCGCGTCAAATATATTTCTTTCAGAAATGTTATAGAGGCATTCTATACCTGTAATACTTGACGAGGCGTTAGAAAAAGATACTGCAGCAGAAGCAAGATTTGATAAAAATAAAGGATTTGTATATATTGCTGTAAATCCGTACTGGATTGAAGGTGGTATGCTATCTAAAGAAAATTTCGGACGCATATTCCTACATGAAGTCGTTCATGGAGTAACTATAAAGGCCATATACTTCAAGTCCAATAAATTCGAATAGTCTTTTGCAAACCACAACAATAAGATGTGGAGAATCGCGAAAAATGCGTTTGATAAATACATAGGTGCGCACAATTCTGATATAAGTTTCTATGCAATAAACGACGAATACGAATTTGCTTCAGAGTTTATTACGAATAGTTCAGCTAGAGAGATAATATACGGGTTGTTTGAACGTTTGGATAATGATTCTCAAAATAAATTCGTTACTGCATTTAAGAATTTTATAAATAGTATAGTTCGTTTGTTTGTAAATAAGGATTTATTTAAAACAAACACTTAGAAGTTGTAGGAATTCCAAAAACAATTTATTGATTATCTATCTGGAGTAGAAACTGTATAGAACGGAAATGTAAATATAGATTAGGTTAAACGTGCTTATTGGAAGTTTAACAAGAAGCAACTGGTAGATTAGGCTTTTGGTGAAAATATTACGTCTTTAAGCCACGCTTATAAAATGGCCACAATTACTTTAAGTAAACCGGCTAAAGACAAAGTATATCGATTTGAAGATGTCGCACAGAAGTTGGAGGTGAGGGTTAAGGCAATAAGGACGTCATCTTTGCCTAAATCTGACAAAACAAAGCTTATAAATTCTACAAATTCGTAGATAGAAATGTTTAGAAATCAGCAGCTTTCCAAGTTTGTAGCCATTACTTCTACGTTGAGACAGATAATTCCTCAATTGTTGGATGACGTTAGGGAAATATTAAATATAAGTAAAGACGATTCCAGAACTCTTCCTTCCAAAGATTATATGTATCAACTACATAGTAATATAGGAACTTATAAGAATATTGCTGAAATCCTTGGAGGATTAATAACCCAAAATACTACAAGAGAACAACTATTGACTGAGTATAATCGCGGTCTTCCTGAAGATTAGAAATTAACAGACGACGATATAGAAGAACTTAAAAATTCTATAAACGATTTAAAAAATATAACTTCAGATGGAGAATCTGCTTTAAATATACTCGGAGAACGAGCAGCAGTAGAGGCGCTTAAGAAAAAAGCACAAGACGAACAAACCGCCGAGTAGATGGAAAAATATCTTGAAGAAATATCTGAAAATCCCGCGTTCGATGACGATATTGGTTGGTTTGCTGCAAATTTCGGTGCTGCAGATTCTCAATCTAATGAGGCTCTTCGAGCTTTAGCTTCTATGGTAAATAGAGCATTATAGAAAGCTGATGATGCCACGTTAGATAAAACTTTAAAGTTACTAAAGTTAGAAAGAGATCTTAAGTTTGGTGAATCTGTTGTAGATTTATATGAAACTGATGATAATGGTCTGACTACCGGATATTTAATCCGAAAATTAAATTATGGTAAGTTCTATAGAAATTACGATAACGAGTTAATTAGGATAAATAGATTGTTCAACAAGGAATTTAAGAATACAGAAGGTTACTATCTTGTAGAAGACACTTAGAGAATTGCTCCAGATATAGATATTGTAATTTCAAATCAGTAGGCAATAGACTTAGGACTAAATATTGTAGACAAAAACAATAATCCTGTCGAGTGGACAATAAGATAGGCGTGGAACGAACTTAGGAGTAAATGGCTTTATGAAAATTGTGAGCGAAAGTATACTAAAGCATACTATGACGCTTGGAATAAAGTTCCTCAAGTCGCAAAAGATGCACTAGACGCAATAAACTCAGAAATATTGTCTATATTATCTCAAGAAGGAGTTCTTGATGATGATGGTCATTATCACTACGATAGATTGTCAGATAAAGATTGGAAAATTCTAGAGGATTTGTGGATACAAAAGAAAGTACTTCGTTCTGATTATGATTTGTTTGGAAATAAAAAAGAAGAAGGTTCTATTCCATGGAAAATTGCAAAAGCTTTACAATAGTTAAACGAAGATTTATATCACGGAAAAGATCGCAAAATTTAGAAAGATGTTTCTGCTTGGAAACTAGCATTAAATAAAGAAATAGAAGAATGCGGCGGCATTGATAAATTTAATGCTTGGAAATCTGGAGAAAAAAATCACGGCTTCAACGTAAAGCGTTATAAAAAATGGCATCTTAGAAATTCTAGACTTGAATTTAAGAAGGATTCTGATGGCGAGGCTATAATTTTTAAAGATATCGAAGACGCTATGTAGGGCTATGATATAGATTACGGGCCAGAATATGAAGAGTTAAAGGAATAGATAAATAAAATATTAAAACCGTACAGAGCGCAAAACGGTGAGGTAATTGCGCAGGAAATACCAGAATCTGTTAAAAATACTTTATTGGATATTTATTCTCAACAAAGGTAGATTAGAGCATAGGTATATGAAAATAATCCAGCATTGGGCGAATTAGCTGCAAAAAAATCAGAAATATATAAATCGTTTATTGTAAACGTTGATACAGAATATTTTAAAGCATTAAAGAAAGAATTATCTAAATCTGCTATCGACGATGAAGGTTAGTTCGATTAGGACTTATATGAGGCAATGTTGGATTCTTACGGTTTTCATGAATTTGACGACCTTAGTGGTATGGATTTGGGATTTGTACCATATAGATGGTTACAGCGAATGGAAGCCGTAGATAAAGATAAGTATATGGAATATGTTCCAGGTGATGCTTGGATAGAAAAAGTAGACGATGAAGAATTTGTAAATTCTAAGTATACTGAATTGTCTAAATAGGAAGGCAATGAAGACACGGCATTTATACCTAAAGCTTTTGACAATAAAGGAAATAAACTTTATGATAATAGTGAAGCTTTTTCTAAATTTGATAAAACTTCATCTAATTATTCTTCTACTTTAAGAGCTATGTATGATGGCGCTCTTAATACTATGCGTGAATCCAACGAAATGCAATCGAACAGACAGTATGTTGATAATTATCTACTTCCGTAGATTACGGGATCCATATTTAAAAGAATGAAACGTCATCCGTGGTTTAATAGGCACTTGGCTATTATTCGTTGGATAAGGCATAAACTTGGTGGCAATTTTGTAGAAACTCGTCCAGACAAAATAACAGTAGTATTTAGGGCAATTAAAGAATTAATTGGTCTTGGTATAAATTCTGACGACTTATCTCAAGCTGGATTATCACAAGCTGCTGATACTACAGATAGTGAAGGAAATACTAAAGTAAGTAATGCCATTCATGGGCAATATGCTGATGGTAGAACATTTCATATACTTCCTCAATATTATACAAGACGTATGGAAGATCCATCTTAGATTTCTTCCGATCTTGTAAATATATTAAGTAATTATTATAAAATGTCCTCATACTACAATCAAAAACTACAAATAAAAGACGATTGCGAAACTATTGTAGACTTTTTAAAAAATAGGGGCGTCAAACGTAAAAAATATGTAGTTGCTGGAGATTATGTTGACTCTAGGGTTTATTCGTTTGCTTAGAAGTTTCTTGAAATGAATTTGTATGATATGCGTCGTACAAATAAGAAGATAAAACTTGGTAAACTCGAATGGAATTATTCTAAAACTGCGTCTACTTGGAAAAATTGGGCTACGGCTAGAAACTTGGGTTTAAACCCAAAAGTCGCCCTTACTGGATTTATGACGTCTATGGGTATGCATATTATAAATTCTTTAGTTGGTCAAAATTATAGTATGAATGACTCGGGATTCGCTTTTGCAGAATCTATTCGTAGACTCTTTTAGAGTTGTATAGGAGTTAGGTACCTATGTAATCCGTCGCTGTCTAACGACGATTTGATTGTAATGGCTGAACAATTTAATGTATCTAGCTAGGCTGAAAGAAAATTTGAGGGATCTAATAGAAATCCTATTTTATAGGCTGCTTATAGACATAGTGTATTTGGATTTATGTCTATGGCTGATTTTTGGTCAAAAACTCAAATAATGACTGCGGTATTGCATAATCACAGGTATATAAACGGACAATTCTTATCTAAAGATGATTTACGCAGCTCTAGATATAAATATGCTTCCGATAAAGATTTTAAAAAAGCTTTAGCTGAATGGAAAAAAGGTCCGTCTTTATACCATTTATTACATAGTAAAGATGGCGAGCTTACTATCGCAGATAAATATAAAGACGCGTGGTTACAATGTAAAGATGTTGTAAAAGATAGAGTACAAAAAACTGCAGAATATGCAGATGGAATGGCTACTCCTCTTTAGAAAGCCGCAATAACTTAGAGTATAATAGGTAGCCTTATATTAATACACCGTCAATATCTACCTCTTATTCTTCAACGTCATTGGGGTAAACGAGTATATGACTATGATTCGCACATGTATAAAAACGGAGTATTCAGAACTTTATTTTAGTTCGTCACTGAAATGATGAAGAATAATCTTTTATTAGGCATCGGCTGCGGAATGTTCACTGGATTTGTATTTGGAGGAACTATCGGATCTGCATTAGGCGCTTCCGCTGGAGTTTTCTTAAGAGCATATGGAGCATCATATGGTTCAAATAAAAGCGCAAAAACTGTAACAAAAGAATTCTTTTCAGATTTTTAGAGCAAAGAATTGTCAATGTAGTCTTATGCTAATAGATATGCTATGAAAGAGGTGTTTTTTGTAAATCTTATAATGTATACAATAGTTTAGCCTTTGGTAGCAATGGCATGTTCTATTGCAGATGATGACAAAGACGATAGATGGTGGATGCAAGCTTTATTATACTCCTTACGAGCATTTGAGTGGGAATTCTATACTGCCTATAGAACAGATGATGTATTAAATAACATTAAATCTCCGTCTGCAGCACAATCTATTATTGACGGATTAGAAGAACTCGCATTTACTGCTTCTCCACAAACAAATTTCCTATAGGATCCGTCATAGTCTTGGGATGCTGTTGTAGATGTTGTTAATAAAAATAATAGAACTATTAAAAAGGGTGCATATAAAGATTGGACTTCATTAGAAAGAGCCTTGTTTAAACTTACACCGTATCATAATGTTTGGGAACAATATAAAGATTCTAAATCTAAACGAAAATATCTTGAAAACCAAATTATGAGAATTAAAAAACCAGAATAATAAAAAAATAAATCCGGACTACTCTTACGAGCGGCCCGGATTTTTCTTATTGTCCAACTATATTATTCAGCAGCTTTTTTTCTCCCGCGTTTGGTGTAAATGTGTGCATTTTACACATTATAAGATCTTTGTCTTTTGTTTTTGCTAAAAATTTTCCACACAACATTCCGTTTTCAAATTTTGTTAACACGTGTTGAGTTTCTTTGCAAAATTTCCATCTTAAATATTTATATTCATTTTTAGATACAGGCTTGTAGTAGAGCTTTAACTCTACTACTTGTCCTGTATTTTTTATTTGAATATCTTTTAGAGACTTTTTTAACAAAAGACTAGAATCTTCAATTATGTAATTTGCTATTATTATTTCTTTTTCTTTCTTCACGAAGCTTTTTAAAAATTTCAGATTGTTCCTTTATAGAGTTTTCATCGTCACTAAATTCTATTTCATCCTCATTTAAAAACTCTGTGTCATCTTCGTTTAAAAATTCTACATCATCTTCATTTGAGAATTCAATATCATCAGTTTCATATTCAAACTCAAAATCTGTTACTTCGCTATCTATAGAATTTTGGTCTTTAATTTCTAAATTGTCTTTCATAAATTTAAAGTTTCTGAACCATCACCCTCATAATATTCTCTACTATGATCCCACTTATCGTTAGATTGATGCCAAGCAATTTCTAATAAAGTGTTATCTATAACACAATATCTAGATTCTACCATATAAGAATCAATCTTAAATACACGAATTTCATAACTACCCGTAGTATCTATACCAACGATATAATATTCAAAAGACCAATTTTTATGATCTTCTCCACACTCATTGTCTAAATACCACCTGACAGCCATAGTATAATACATAAGTTGTCTAAGATAGTCATACTGGTCTATACTATCCTCAAAGTACCACAACTTTTGTGTAGTCTTCAAGACATAGATAATAGCTTTCTTATTCTTAAAATCAAGACTAAGACCATCCAATAAGGATTTACAAGCTATTGGCATCTCACCATAATATTCCCAGTTTATATGGAATTCATGGTGAAATTCTAATTCTATTATTCTAGAATCGCCATCCGGTATTGTTTTTATACAACTGTTACCAGATTCTTTCATCCATTCGTGCGGCCAAATAATATTTTGCGCAAGTTTGTGAGACTGGATGTTATGCTTAATTTTCTCAAGCATTTTGGCATCCCAAGGAGTTATCATAATCCTTCCATCATTTGCTTTCAGGAAGTCTATATAATCCTTCAACGTAGAGGCTATTTTAAGCCCTTCTGAGAGCATTAAATCGTCTGACTTACCTTTTGTACTGTAAGACTCTTTATATGCGCTTAGAATGGCTTTATCGGGCTCAATTTCGACTGAAGATGCTAACTCCTGACAGAACTTCTCCTGCTGTGCAGACGAAGGTCTACTTTTGTCCCAGACTACATAGTCTTTTTGGAACTCTTCAGGCTGCAGAATATATTCGTGAATCATTGTTCCACGCTCCAACACAGAATTCTTTTCTTCTGGAGGAGGATCTGTAAGCATCTTATGTAAATAGGCTGGTCCCTTCTGTAGAAACCAGCCTATGTTCGAATTACTGATGCGAGTTCTATCAGTGTAGTAATTTTCTGTGGAATTATTCATAATATCTCCATTTAAATCCAGCACAATGAGTTCGTTCGCCTTTACAGCATTTTATCATATTTCCTATTCCTAATGTATTCATTAGTTCTTACTGGATAAGTTCATATCACTAAACAATTCCTCAAACGTGTCTTGAGGATTGTCATTAACTTCTTCTGCGAATGAAATGATATTGTCAAAACTTATACAGCTGAAATTCTCAACAATAAAGTCTGTAAGAGGTTTAGTTTCCTCTTTATCATTCAACTTATCATTAAGAATCTCTTGAATCATTGATGGCTGAAGCTCATCAAACTCTCTCCAGTATCGTATACGAGAACATCTGTCAAACAGATATTCATTCACATCGTCTGTGTCATTACACGTACACACCACAAGCTTTTTACCCGTAGTATTAATACCATCGAGGATTTTCAGGAGATAGTCATCATCATAATCTTCTCCAAGTTTATCGACTTCGTCCATTACTACGCATACATCAGTATCACCCAGTCTATTGAACATGTCAACCAACCTAGATGGACTTACACTACTGTCAATTAATATAATAGGAAGATTGGACTCTAGAGCTATTTCTTTGGCCATTATTGTTTTACCAGAACCTTTAAGTCCGGAAAGCATTACACCTGTTGTTCCATCTTCAGATTTGTTATAATGATTTAGCACTCGATTTATAAACTTAATATCATTCTCAGTTTTATAAACCTTTTCTGGCATTTGAAGATCCGGAGCAAGCCTTAAATATACAGCGTCAGACCAACGTTCTGACTTTACTATATACACTTTTCCGTTCTCCAAATCATAATCCAAACCTTCAGTTGAAGATTTAAAATGGACGTCTTCGCCCACCTTAATAAATTTTTTATTTTCCATGATTTTCTGCAATTAATGACTGAATCATTTCATCTACTTGCTTGTGATTTCTCACAAGAAATAGCTTTGTTTTCGCATGATGCCGTTTCAAGTAATACTTGAACAGCTTCCAACGAATTGGAAAGGAGTCTCCCATAAGACCTTTACATTCTACTATAAAACCTCGTCCAACGAAGTCTGGTAGATATGTAATAGGTCTTACTTTTTCTCCCATCCACTCGAACTTTGGAATTAAAGTGAAATGCTTTGGCTCATATTTAACAGGTATCCCTGCCTTCATAAAAGCTTCATACGTATAGAGTTCGAGTTTACTACGAAAATGTAGTCCATACGCATCGACCTTCGTCGCATTTCTAACTTTACTTTTAGAGTTTGTCGGCATACTCCTCAAACAGCAATATCACTTGTTTTGGATACTCCTTATACTTTTTCAACATAAGTGCTGCAGTGGCATATATACCTGTAAAGAAACCGATGCCGAAGAAACCTACGGCAACCAAAATATTAGCTATCATATCTTTCTACTGTTTTAGTTAACCAATCCTTCACGACAAAGAACCCGTTATCACGAACAGCATCGGATATGTCCTTTGCCTTGAACTTTTTATGAACAAAAAATGCATCAAATTTGTATTGTCTACTATATTGCCGAGCATTTAACATACCAGTCCTATCTCTGTCATATAGTATAACTATATGTTTCCACTTACTTCGTAAGCTTTGTAGTATGTCTTCTGGTATAAATGTTGTTTCACTTGAAGCTGCTATAGCATGATATCCCATCTCATATAGGCACATTACGTCTTTTAAAGATTTCGTAATGATGAGAAGATTTCCACCCTCCTGTGGTAACTCAGCAAGCCCCTGAACGTGCCGATTTGTCAGATTGGTACGCCATTTAGTATACTTAGAGGTTAGAGGTCTATAGATTTTAAATTTATCAAAGACCTTATACGCATACATAGGACTTGTTTCTTTGTAGGTACCTCTGACGACACTATTACAAAGAAAATATTTAATGCTAAAGACATTGAAATGCTTCAATGTGTCAACGGAAATGTGGAATTGCTTCCAGTATCTCTTATCAACCTCTGTAAACGGTTGTCGAACTATTCCGATATCTGTTGGCCCTGAACCCACCGTTTTCACGTGTGTTGGTTTAACCTCACCGAGCATTGGGTTCATTTTTCGGACGATGCGCAACAGTTCTCGTTCAAGTTGTTCTCTTGTATCGACTCCCTTATACAATTTTATGAATTTGAGAGCATTTCCCGCTATACCAGTGCCGTGGTCTTTAAACAATAAATCCCCAGTTTTACTAGGGAATATTGCAAAAGATGGTACCTTATCATCTGGCCTTAAAGGGCTATTTAATAATTTACCTAGCTTGAATGTTCCAATATAATACGAATAGATGTCATAATCTGTTACTTTCTCCAATAAGTCTTTGAGACTCATTGTAATTGCTGTTTTTGTACTATACATGACATCAAAGTACTTTAATAGTATTGTGAATGTGGTAGGATTCGAACCTACGCATTACAGCTTGTGATGTTATCTACGGCCGTTACTCTGTCCAACTGAGCTACACATTCAATTGAGAGAGATTTGCTCGCTATTCTACGATCACCCGTAGTTAGTGTTCCTTATATTGGCACTCTCTCATTGCAAGTTATTCTTACCTTGCGCCCCTCTTCGTGCGGTGAGTCCGCCAAGAGATGTTACTATTCTATTTACCATTACTCTGCACTTCATGGTTTTCTCACTTCAAGTAACCGTTGTAGCGTGCGGGAGATTCGAACTCCTAACTTCTCTTGCGAGATGTGTTACCATTACACCACGACGCTCCAGGGGTCAATTAGACCCTCCACCACTGACCTTTTCCTACGGTAGTCAGCACCATCTTGTTTGACCATTTATAATTTCACCTAAAATTCTTGCGGCTTCGTGTGGTTTACACACAAACGGCCGAAATTCTAGATTAAAAGGGCAGGTCGTCAGCACCTGTAGAGTCTGCAGTCACCGGAGCACTGTTACCAGTGAGCGGGTCGTTAGGCTTCTCTTCATCAGCCTTCACGGGACGCTCCAGAAGATCGTTCTTCCAAAGCTTAATCTGCGACTCTTCTTTTGCAACTTCCATAGATTCAACGAAAATACCGTTCTTAGATACCTGAGTATAACCCTTCTTATCATAAGTTACCTTAAGACGTAAAGGACTATTATCACCATCATTAAGACACATCTTAGCCCAAGTGATCATTTCGATAAATGAAGAACCTTCAAAATCGTTATGACCACCCTTAACTGCATCAATGACCTGCAGAATACGACCGAACTGCTGATTATCACGACGCTGTAAATCCTCGTCGGTAGTAATCCACATATTCTTCTCGTTCTTCCACTCAGTCATAGTTGCCGTCTGGCCTTGTTTATTCTCAAAGATAATCTCTAAGAAATCACGACCCTGAGGTGTCTTATTTACGTTTACCTCTTTCAAGGTAATATTCTCGTTGATGCCTACAGGCATATATGAGGAGGTAAACTCCTCGTTACTTGTTGTTGCTGTTTTTGTACTATACATAATTTTCCTTCTGACTTTATAGTTCTTAATTATAAATTAAATTTTAATGTCTATTCCTATGTAATATTCCATTTGAACCTTTGTAATAATTTGTACTAGGACCGTTATAACGTTCAATTGGTTTATTATTAACTCCAAATACTTCATCAAAATATTCTCTATCGTCGTTATTCATATCTATTAAAATTTAATTTACAATTATTCAGATTTATAGATTTTATTCCAATAGGTCGTTATGCTTCCGTCTTCATTTCCAGTGGCAATAACGACATCGCGTCCCGCAATATGACGGGCTCTGGCTTCCATAATAGTACCGTCGCCCCCAGATTTAAATGATATGTGGGTCTCATTATCCTTTCGGTAAACGTATCCAACGGCATCTGCCATTCCACATACAATTTTTCCGAGTTTGCCGACGAGATCGATTTCTTTGGCATTGACCTCTTCGCCGTCTTTATCGGTGATACTATCTTTGACATGTCCTACTAAAATAAATTCATCACATAGGTCTTTGAACATATCAATGACCTTTTTTACAGCATCTCTTAAGTACTTATATCCTGCTCCGCGTGCAAGAGTGGTGACATCATCACCCTTCCAATTCTTGCCAAGCTCAGTTTTTCTGTATAAAGTACATGCGTACGACATACAAATATCCTCAAGCCTGGTAGCATTATCTATAGTGATGCGACGATAAAAGTGTTTTCCTACTTCTTCATTCTTGGCACGTATGGCACTTGCAATTTCTCCTAAATCATTAATCGTTCGAGCTTGTATAGCAAGAGCATCAATGAAGTTTGTACCTCCCTCAAGGTCAATTATCAAATTGTTTGGTAACTGAGCAAGACAAGAGGTCTTACCTGATTTAGGCAGGCCATACAATATTAAGTATTGTGGGTCTGTTGAAACTGCAGGAACTGGTTTTGTAGGTAATGTAAGCATATATTATCCTTTAATAGTAATAAACAGATTGATGATAATCTTCTTCGTTGTCTTAGGAAGACGATTGTAATAGCTAATATCCTCGAGCATATAAAGCGGAATCAACGTGCTACCGATCTGAATCTCATCCTCAAAGAATGTGATGTCATTGTTGTCAATCTTGTAAATACTCTTCTTGGGAGTATAGTTAGCAAGGAACTTAGCAGCCTTAGTGAACTCGTCATCGAAGTCACCCTTCAGAATGCTGCTGGTACGATTAGGAATAATGATGTGGTCATCTTTCTTCTCTGTATCGCGAAGATAACTGAGATAAGGATTTGCCTTAATCAGATTAGAAAGAATAAGGTCATCAAGACTCTTAGAAGGGTTGGTGTTACGAAAGGTATAGTTACCAGTGTTCTTCTCGCTATTGTTAATCTTAATCGTGTAGTGTTTCATATTTTCAGCCTAATTTTTAAATGAATACTTGTCAGATTAGCATTCAATCAAGTTATTGTATTGCAGGTCATTCTCGAATTCTAATATACACGGCTTACCTGCGTCTCTATTTTTAAGCAGGTGCATGTATACTTTGTTTGCTGTAGGTAGACGATTTGGACCATACTCCACAATGTTTAATATCTCTGGACGATGTAGTACAAAAACATAATCACTTGCTTGAAACATTGCGTCTGACGATGATAAATCACTCCTCATGGGATAATGACTCATGGGGTTGTTTATCCTTTCCGGCTTCTCTATTTCGCGATTCATCTGAGCTATTTGAATTATACTCGTTAGAGGTAATTTCTTACATCTAATAAATACTTTTTCAAGTTCGCTGGTCGTCTCAATAACACTGCCTATTTGTTTTGTTAACAGAGTATGATCGAACGTAATTACGAAATGCTTACCAGTACCTTTTACATACTGGTCATAGAAGCTTCTTATAGCTTGTTCTATTTGCATAGGAGTACCAGGGTCATCTATAAAATAGATTGGGTATTCCTTTAGCTGGTTTGATACTGCGATGACTCTTCTGAAGGTCTCGTCATCCAGGTCCGTTTCCGAACTATACAGGGTAGAAGTCGTTTTTCTTAGCTTACTTGAAAGCGTTCTTCCAACCTGCCTAAATCCAACCATTTCTAACGAAAAATTAAGAACAACTATATCTTGGTCAGGATTGAGGTCTATGATATCAGTAGTTAGTGTATTACACAGACTGGATTTGCCTGAGCCACTTATTCCAGCGAATGTGTAGATAGTATTTGGTTCAATACCTCCCATGCATTGCTTATTTAGTTTCTCCCATCTAGTCTTCAGCGAGACGATATTGTGGTTTCGTCTTCCTTCTATGTAGTTTATAGCTTCTTGAGCTACAACTGACATTGGCCGAATATTAAATGAGTTCTGTTCCATAATAAGTGTTTGTTGGGACTTCTACATTATTCATCTCCTCTTCAGACTCTTCCCATTGATGATCGACTAACCAACGCCACATAGTCTTCATATAGCTAAGCTTTCCTTCTTTCATCTTTTTTGAGATTTCGAAGTCTAAACATTTTATAATATGTTCTGCCATAGCTGTACTATTACCACATATATTGTTGAATAAATGTCGACACTTATTGACATTTGCCCTGAGATAGGCTTTAGATCCATCAGGGCGTAGTACATATACTGGGTATCTCTCATAAAACACATCAAAATAACTTTTTGACGGTGTCATAAAGTCTTTAAGCTTTTGAGTTGCTTCATAAGTGATAAAGTCACCTCTCTCTATCGAGGTGATAAGGTCTTTCTGAACTAAGTATGATATTTCGTCGTCACTGATAAGGCTGACTAATCGATTGACGTCTTGATTCTTGGTATTTTGATTCTTATCTAATACCATACTTAGGAATACTAACTGATTCATATTGAGTGCTTCTGGGAGTTCCAGAAGCTTGGTATCTAATTCAATAATCATCTCTTATATACTCTGATAAACAAGCTGGTTACGAAAATAATTCTAATTGTATTTCAGTGAAGTTAACGATAACCTTATTAGCTTCACTGATATAGTATCGGTAGTTAATCTTTCGATTTTCTACGTTAGTATCATCAAGAGTATTCAGGATAGTAACTCCTGAATCCTTGAGCATGTGTTCTAGATCATTCTTTGATGTACCTTTGTAGATATATGGTCCGTTGATGCTTGCGTAATATCTATTTATACGCTGTACTTGAGTTTCTCCCCAAAATACCTTAAACTTTTTATCTACTCTCTGATACATCAAGAAATCTCTTATGTCAGTCTGACGTTTTATAAAGTCTGCAACTGGTTCTTTTGTGAGAAAATAGTTTATAACAGCCTTAGGAATGATAACTGGCGCCATACCTTTCCCAAGTCGGTTTTCTGTTATAAACATACCTTTTTTCTCTATCAGTTTTGGGTCATGAGATTCTGACCACCCTTCTTTGACACCAAAATAGTCATTGACTGCGTACTGATAAAACGCTTCATAGCGATCCTCTTCAAAAAACAAGTGTGTAATGTCTTCAACCTCTTTGATAGCCTCTCCAATAGCCTCAGAAAGGTCCTTTTTAGCCACGTACATCACGCCATCTGTATTCACCTGAATAATCTCACATCCAAGTGAAACAAGTCGATCTGTGAGCATTAGAAGTACTAATTGCCCATTTATTCTAATCTTAAAGACTGAGAATGGATCGTACATCCAGCTTGTTTCTTGTTGCATTTTTCCTGTGACAGAGTTAAGAGTTAATTTTAGAGCCTCACTCTTAAGCTTCTCACCGCTATGTTTGGCTTTAACTCGCTGCTCATATAAGCTAACGTAAACCCGCCAAAATTCTTCTCCTAAATGACGCGGAACCCATTTGTATTTGACAATAAAGCTCGGATACATACTCGTAACATCCGCATGTCCAATGAATTCATTCTCCTTAGGAACGTAGATCCGTGGCGTATTAATGGAGTGTATACCTCCTACACCTACAGATAGCGTTGTATTTGAGAGCACAAACCGCTTCTCATAGCCTTTGCGTTCTTTTGAATAGACTACTTGCTCCTTCATCTCTTCAAGAACGGCTTGTAATTTTGGATTTTTATAATGTATTGTTGGAAGAATCACATCTTTTAACGGAATGTAATCCATTGGAGAACGCATTGTTTCTAGTTGTTTCTTGCTTATACCTGTAAGCTCACAATATTTTTGTGCTAACAGTGTTTCTCCAAATTTAACGCTATCCATAGAATAAGCGTTAATTCCGTATTCTTCTTCTATAAACTTTCTTAAAGCAATATCTTTAGATAGCTTATTCAGAAGTTCAGTTGTAGAGTCTACATCGTTGACGTTATACTCTATCATACTGTCGATTTCGTCCTCTGGTAATGGACTATCGAAGTCGCCTTCGTATTCTCGTACATTATGATAGTGCATAGTTACCTGCATTTCTTTGAGACCCACTCGTAGTTTGCTACTGAACTGCAGGGTTAGTAAATCCATAGATTCAAAATAATTTGCATACTTCCATCTTTTGAATTTACTGGTATCCCCTTCTTCTGCTGTCACTATTGTATTAGAGAGATTAAATAATGATTGACATATTCGAGCATAATACAACTGTTCTAGTTTATAATAAAAATCGACGATATAGTTTATCACCACATCGTCGTAATGTTTGTTATTATAACCACAAAACATTCGTTGCCCATTGTTTTCATAATAGAAGAAATCTACTAATTCTTTTAGTTGATTCTTTCTTTTAGAAATCTCAAACTTGTACAATTCATTTGTTTCAGTATCTCTACAACAACAATGAAAACAGTTCGGAAATATCTCAATGTCGTATACTACGACAGATTGATTGTGTATTACCATATGATACAAAGATACGTTGGTTCAATTGTTGCGGGGGCGGGAGTCGAACCCGCGTAGAATTGCTTATGAGACAATGCTGGACCCACCTCCAGTCTACCCCGCGATAAAACTGCAGAACGACGAAACTGCACAGCGAAAAAAAGATGTTAAACATTCGCCTTAACTGGGTTATATTACGCGCCAAACCCCGTCGTTTTTAATATCTAATTCGTCTTGCAAGACGCTAATAACTTTCCATACTTATTATAGACTTTGACTTCAATACAATCTTTGTCTTTTATCGTCTTTGCACGACTACGTAATATGTCTTTTATAACATTCAATTGCGTAAATTGTGTCTTTCCCGCGAAAGGATAACCGATGACAACAGGATCTCCTTCTTTTTCATACATGACTTGACCGTCGGGTCCCTCATATACGAGAAAAACCCTATAGAAGGGTTCTCTTATGCTAACTTTCCCGTATGCTCTGCTGAGAAAGTTTCGTACATATTCGCGGTGTATGTACTGTTGTGTTTTATGCTGTATTTCCAGTGCCTTTGGAAAGAGATCTTCTGCTAGCTCTCTTTCCGTAGGTCCTGGGTTTTTCTTTTCGAATTTTTGCATCTTATGCTCTTCATAAGCATGCATTAGTGCTGCAAATCCCAATCGCTTGGGCTTATTTTGAGCGGTCATCTCAGCTATTTGGGCTCGCGTGAGACGTATCTGATACTTTATTCGAGGAGGAGCCTTACGGGCTATGGTTTGCGAGGCAATAGGGACTATTTTATTCTTTTGGATGCTAGATTTTATTAAATTCATATTCCTCGTATCGCTGTCATAATGCAACATAAATTGAGCATTAAATGCGCGACATAGTTCCCTTAGAGGCATCCTATGTAGCATACTAACGAACTTTATGCCTCTCTTGGTTGTAAGAAATTTATCTATTTTTTTGATAATTTCCTCTTCTTTCTGTATCTTGTTCAGTCTATATTTGATATCTTTCTGTTTCATATTGATTATGCTTTAGGTTAAACATGTTAACTTGTGGATATAACAGGCCTCGATCCTGTCAAGCGCGCCAACACCGCGTAATCCTATCTGATACTTATGCAGCAATAAGGTCTTTAATGTCGTTGTCAATCTCAGTATCGAAATCAATTGACGTGTCACTGTTGTATGCCTCGATACGAGCGTCATACTTATTTATATTGAGCTGAATATCGTTCATCAGCTGAGTAATCTTAGCGGAAGTAAATATCTCACGCTTACCAGTGCCTTTGACACCCTTACGAGCCTTCTCCTTGGGGTCAATCGTCTTCTTGATAATCTCCTTCCAATGAGCAATCTTCTCCTTCTCCTCGCATGCTGCAAAGATTGTATAATAGTGCTTCTGTTTCTCATCCTCATAATTAAACGAGGTGATACCGTTGTTGATGGCATTCAACATCAACTTAAGCTTAATGCGAGTCTCAGACATCTGTGTAATCTTGTTGTAAAGCTCTTTAAGGTCTAAGCCAGAGCCCATACCAGCCTTCACAGCCTTGTTAGACATCACATTTTCAAGCTTGATAATATGCCAATACTTAGTAATAGTCTCATCAAGCTTCTTACGAGCGATAATAATATCTTTGGAATTCATCTTTGTCGTCTTCTTTGTCATAATATATATTGATTTAATTAAACTTATTGATAACTTAGAAGAATTCGAGCTCGTCTACCTAGTTGGGATACCCCGATTCGAACGAGGGACAACAGCTCCAAAAACTGTTGTGTTACCACTACACCATATCCCAATATTACCGGCTTGCCGTAAGTAGGTATAACCTCTTACGTTAATGCAAGCCAGTTGTTGTTTATGTTTATACTCCTTCCGAATAGATTCGTTGGTAGTAATCAGTAGCACTTGCTCTGATTACACGTTGTCAAACGTATATCCGTCAAATTTTACTCGAAGATGGAGTAGTACATTTCCTACACTATCTCGGACGGGGATGTATCCCTTGTCCTCAACTACTACTTTGATATTCTTACGAACATCATCGTTATGAACGTTCTCAACTTTGCTAGTCCACGGTGTTGCAGTAGAACTCAGTCTACTACTTGCTGCGTAGCGTGCTACATCAAAGAGACGATCGATAATTTCGTTGTATTTCCTATCAAGAACCGCACTTGCGATAATTTCTTGAGACAGTCCTTTAAGGACTGTATTTCGGTTCATATTATCCGTCATTCCAACCAACGCCTTGAATGTATTAAATGCAAAGTCTTTGAAGCTGATGGTTTTCTCAAGACCAAACAAACGATTCCACCACCTGAAGCTCCTCTTGCCCAGCACGAGAGAGCCGTCTTCGTTAATATACGAATTTTTATAGGTTTCACCTTTGTCTATGTCTACGAGTACAGATTCAGCAATTTTAGAATCGCTAAGTAGGATTTGCATCAGCTGAACGTGATCTTTATCTACGATAGCCGAATTCATCACCTACTAATCCTCGTCAATAGTTACAACAACTTCTTTCGGGGTCACGATCTTGGCCTTCATCTCCATGTAGCGCTTAACTACATTGTTGTTGGAGTTGATGGTGTTCACGAGCAGGGTCTCCTGGTCTGACAGATACTTCTTCAGAGCACGCACCTCTGCGAGATAAGTCTCGTTCAGAGCATTTGCACGGCGAACTGCCTCGTTGGGGATAGCGAAGATACGCTTCTCACCTTTGAGTGCATCAGCAAATGCCTGATCGTCAGAGTTGTCAGAGAAGATGTTCTGACCCATGCCAACAGGGATGGTTACAGACTGGTCGAACTCCTGGTCGCCAACGGTCTTCTTCATGTCCTTGTTGATGTATACAACAGGCTTCATGTGGTCCGAGCCGTCACTGATCTGACCATATTCGAGTTTAATGACTGGCACACCAGACACCTTTATGCGCTGTACGCCACGGTTAAGCCACAGGGCACCAGTAGTCGATGCCTCAATTGTCTTCTGTGCGAAGTTTTTATCACACTGTTCCTTTGCGGGTTTGTAATAGTTGCCACAGAAAGTGGAACCTACGAGAGACAGCTCCTGAATATTGTTTGCAATCAGGTTAGCGTCTACGTTAATTGTTGTTTTTTCTACCATTTTAATAATGTCCTTTTTGATATCGTCCTTGATTGAACCAACGACATCATTGTTATTTACTATGCACTTTTAGGCAGTGCGTTCTTAGCCTGTGAAGAAAAATTTGTGTTCTTGATTATTTGATACGGATACCAGATACTATGTAAGTTTCCTGTACTGTGCTGGTAGTCCTACCAGCCGCTTTTTACTCCCGCATTTTAGTATATACTGTAAAGACAATATATACAGGAATCCAACGGTAGGATTAGCTGAGCCATTCAATACGGAGAATCCCATTCTTAAAGCTTTGAACGACAGTTTCCCATTCAAGGGATATAATCTTGAACAAAGTTTTATAAAATAAAACTGACTGGAGATGTTAGCCCCCAGGTGCTTTGCTCGTTGGCGGCATTTCATTACTGACTACCGTTCGTAGAGCCCAAAAAGACATGATTTCAATGTATTTTCCAGTTACAAAAGAAATCACGGTGTATGTTTTCTGATTATTATTCAAGCCTAACAGCTAACATACAAAACGTGCTTGTTTCCTGTTTTCGACCAAATTAGATATTCTACGTGAGGAGTACGTTTCATTATCGGACAGTCTGTGAGCTCCAAAACTCATTCGACCCTACGGCTTTTTGTTGTGCATTCAGCTTTGCTGCTGTCTTCTGTTTATAGTGCGCGAATATGAGGAATTCAACCTATACATTATCTACTTTTGTCACCCACTTTACCTTCTTTTCACCATCGCGAGACAGGCGACAGCGCGGTCCTGCATACGATTATATCACTGCGTCTAATCAGTTGGTAAAGCTGCCTTGTAAGTATTATTGTATTAGCTTCTACCTTTCGGGGTACATATAGATTTGCAGTCTATACTTTATCCTGGTTAGCATCATAACGGTTGGCACTCGGTCTGACTCAATATAAAATGGCTACCTCTCCATCCCATACAACAGGTGGAAACGGCTTACTACTCCGCTTTTAGGGCGTAATATATCTATCAGGGGACCTCCAATTTTTTGTTAAACATGTTTACGATTCTCATTCCTATGGCTTACTTTATACTTTATCTTTACGTACGCTCAAAGCTGTTTCCAATGCAGAGTTGAGTTTATTTAAAGTTTGTATTATCCTATCCATGTAAGGTAAGGCGGATCTCTTTCAGCACTGGAATATGCTGTGTCGAATCGGCCGTATAATATTTGTGTGTCTGACTGTCAGGTAGTCACCCAAGGTACGTTTTGCGGAAAGTATTACAGATCGTCTACCATCTGTAAGAGACTGTCTACCATCAGACTTATGAACGCGGTCTCGTGGCGCTATATACTTGCATCGTATATCTGGTCATTTTGCTTTTATATCCCCGCACAAACGACCAAAGCTAGGCGGGCACATGTACAAACGTATCTCAATATCATACCCCATCCCCGGACCCCTGGTGTGGGTCAGCAGAGGTTGTGGAATCGAACCACTAGGACTCTCAGATATTACGTAGTTACGGTACGCATTCCAGTAGAATTCTGGCAATCAATGATACTCCATGTAATTTTCACCCCTTCATATACCGCTTGGAACGGTAGAACACTAGGCTAAGACTTACGAATAAAAGGAACCTTTTCCAGTATGCATCATGTTAGGGTTGGTGTCTAATATGTTTCAACTCGTGTCTCGTTATGCCATCTTTATGCATTCTCAAGATGGTTTGTCCGATACGGTGCGTTTCTCGGCATCGTCCGCTGACATGCTTCAGGCGTCTTCCTTACTAATACCCCACACTTCTATGAGTCTGGCAAGAGCATAAAGGACTCTGCTGGTATGTATTAGTGTTAGGGTTGATACAACGCTCTCCCTAATACCAAGGAGCTTTTCACACTCACGAGGTCTTCCACAGTAACTTTTGGATTTTTGTCTTTGGGACTCACCATATCTTCCTGTCAAGTAAATATGCAGACTAATGAGATCTGTTCTTATGGCTCCTTAAGCCCGTCGATTTCAATTGGTTGTACTGGTGTTATAACGGTTGACGATGAATAGACTTTTTCGCCATCGACGAAAAGTATCACATCTGCCGATTTAGACGGCAATTCATCTGGGGTAAACACCTTCCGATCCCCATTCCGAATTTTGTTGTTAACGGATACGCTATCTTTAGCATTAAGCATTTCGATAGGGACATAAATTGTATCGGTCACGTATTCAGGCTCGGAGACCTTTATACGTTTTGTGTTAGTAACTTGAACTTTAACAGTGTCATGTTTGGTAACATAGACAGTGTCTGTTTTTCCAGCTCCCGTATCAGGATATATACGAATTGGGAGTACTGGACGTTGTCCGATAATTTCTACATTAGGAATATTAGCGGCGCTCATTGTGTTCTGTGGAACAACAACGAGTTCTCCGACTTGGGTTAACTGATAACCTGCTATTGCAAGTAACATACACCCAAGAGCGGTCAATGTCTTTTTCATAACTTTGATAGTTAGTCGCTAACTGATCCGTAATAGCGGTCCAAAAGACCATTGTAAGCTCGTCTGCATTTATTAAACAAGTTAGCTACTCTTGCTTTTATGCTACGAATAGGATGTTTTCTTCTGAACCGCGTTATGCGTTTTTTGTTTCAGAAGCCTTCTGTTCCTTCTTACGTTCAGTATAAGCCTTCTTAAGTTCCTTAATGAGCTCAGCCTTCTCTTCTTCTGGACGTTCCTCAAGGTCGGAGATATTAATAAGTCCGACGTCTGGACGACGAGATCCTGCTTCACGGAACAGGTTGATAATGTGATAGCCGTATTGCTGGATATTGCTAGCCAGGTTACGGTAGTCAGTAGTGGATAGCGGCTTACCATAATATGTCTTACATATCAGGTTGAACGTCTTGTTTGCGTTCTGACACTCCGGTGTCATCGTGCCGCCTTCATCGAACTTTGAACCAATGTTCTTTAATAGATTGTCGATTTCATCGGTACTTGGAGACGAGATGTAACCGATAATGTTGGTATAATGTTCGATTTGTTTCTTGCACGCCTCGATCTCTGCAGCGTTCTTCTTGGCATCGAGGTTTTCGATAGCCTTCTCGTTACTCTCGATGTTGGTATTGCAACACCAAGTGACGATGCTACGCACACAATATGCGAGCTCCTGGTCGTTCAACACAGGTTCTCCAGTGTTCTTGTCGCGTACTGCATCTCTGAAGATAACGAAGGCATGAACAGGATTCTTCTCGATAGCGGCAACAGTTGCCATACCCTTACCGATACCAGAGAAGAAAATCGAGGGCTTGATGTAGTGGAACAGATCGTCCAGCCAATCTCCGGAATTATAGGACTCAAACTTCTTCTTAGCGTCATCGGCATTCTCGGCCAGCGAGGCTTCATGGAGGCGAAATCGTTTCATGAAATCAATTCCATCAGTCAGAGTGTCTATAATCTTGTAAGACTTCTGGAGGAACTTGTATTCAAGAGCCTTGCGTAGGTCCTCTTCAGACGTAATCTTCTCAGGGTCAAGTTCGGGAACTGCGCCCTTACGAATCTCATCTTCTTTCTTTATGGCGGCTTTGGTTTCCTCAGGAATTGTTACATCCTTTGCCGGAATCATCACCGTACCTTCTGCGGTTCCTGCAGGTAGAGCCTTAATATCAGGCAACTTGAAGCCGATTTCCTCTGCGGCTGCAACAAGGCTCGGATAAGCTTGGGTGTTGAGTACAGCTGCAAACGAATCTTCTCCGTTGACCGAATGGTCTGCCAGCGTACAGAGGATGCCGACAGCAACAATCTTGTTGACTTTGATTGCGGTATCCTTCGGAAACTGCAAGTCTGGATCGCGCTCTTCTACAAATACACGGTGTGCAAGGTCCAGTGCGCGTACTGTTGCGTCAGGAGACAAACTTCCACGTCTTCCGCTACGGTTGAGGATTCTTTCGGGGTTCATCGCAGTTGCTATTACCTGAGCATCCTCTACTGTCTCTTCTTTCTTAGCAGCTGGTTTCTCTGTAGTCTTCTCTGCAGGCTTCGGTGCGGCTGCAGGAATCTTTACTGTCTTCTTTTGCTCTTTCTTAGGAGCATTTTTAATCTTAGCCATTTTGATAATGTCTTTTTTGTTTGTTAATACTCAGTTTACTACTCTCATAAGAATGACGTATGTCATGATGTGTCAAACGGCATTCCCGGTGTTCCTTTGTTTTGCGGGTTGAGTTGGTGTGGTTGTCCTCGGATTTCCCTCGAAGACTTACTCAGAGCAATGTCATAACTACTGTCACGCACAGGGACTTCTGTAACCTTACTCGCAGGTTTTGCCTCAAAGGCTAGGGCGTCGCCCAGCATAGCATAGAAGTCAATGCAATCTGCTGGGGACACCTGCGTGGGATTATACACCTGTGTAGTCATGACGTCCTTCTTGCTATCAGTTGTCGTGGACAGCTTCTTAGCAATAGCTCCACCTGCCATTCCAGCTAGCAATGAGATTACTAGCATCCAAAATAGGTTGTCGTTCTTATGGTATTTGCTAATTGCATAGCAAACCGCAATAAGACCTATAGTGGACAAGATGGTTAATACGGTCGTCATAATTTTAATTTTTTAATGATTTTTCTCATCCTGAACAAATTACTTTTTACAGTATTGACAGGAATCTTCAAAGTTTTAGCAATTTGTGCAACTGTTAAATTGTCTACGTAAAATAGTTTACAAGATTCTCGATACGATGGAGGTATCTTGTTAAATAGCTCAACTAAATAATTGTAAGTCATACGATTAGTGATGCTTACTTCATCATCTCCGCTAACGTCTCTGAGTTGCAACTTGTTTTCTTTGTCGTCAGCAGACACGTTAATACTATTTCCTAAACTACGCAAATAATCTATAGCTGTATTCTTTGCTAAAATACGCAGCCATCCTCCAAAGGAGTCATAGCGCGTAAACATCGAGAGTTTTTCGTATACTTTTACAAACACGTCGTTGGTTAAATCTCGTGCTTCGTCGTAGTCGTTCAAATAACTGAATAAGACTTTCTCGACGAACGACTTATATCTGTAGAATATACGATTAAAGGCCTTCATTGATCCAGCCTGAGCATCTTTGATAGTCTTAATCTCTTCAGGTGTAATCCTTGGAGTTTTTATAGACATACCAAACAAATTAAAGATTAGAATAACGATAGAGTACACTACCGAGTGGTTATTAACCTCATAGAGATGTGACAGACACTAGCTGTATGGTGGGCTGTGAGGAATACGAATCCCCTTTACGTTGTCAGCCCTAAAAAGGTAAATCTTCATTTATGATACATATATAATCATGCAGAAGATTGTGTGTCATGTTATCGCAGAACTTAGCTATGATATTATGTTCTACATTGCATTTATACAATCTTGAACTAGCTATCCTTATAAGTACGTCCAACGTCTTATAATTAAACATGGCAGATTTATCTAATATCTCTGCTTTTAGCCACGATAGTACAGATGATACTTCTTGGTTGTAGATAGCTATTTTTTCTTCATTGCTTATATCCCACGGAACATCAGGTTGATTAAAAGGGGCAAATGTGCTAATGTTATTTAACAATATCCATTTGTCTCCATCTTTCCATCTTTTTTCTGCAAGTCTGTATTTGTCTTGCAGACGCATGCCAGCTGGAAATATGTCGTTAAATAAAGTTGGCTTGTTTGTCAAATCCATTTACTAGCTTGATTATTTGCTCCTCGTTTGTTTTGAATTCATACGTTAGTGCACGTATTATCTTGAATGGAGAAACTCCTTGTTGGCACAATCGATAATACATACTACGAATGGCTATAACATCCTCTTCAGATGCGTATAAGCTCGTTACGCCTGTGAATTCGTTCTTTTTAATGTTGGAAAATACATTGTCCACTCTCATTCTAGTAAACAGCCATCTTTGATGCATGAGTTCCATGTTGTCTAAGATGGTCTTGTCTACCGCTTTGGTTTTACCAGACCTGAGGAATTCTCCTAAGTCTAGCGCGTTCTTATCCAACGTTAATGTTGGATACACACCTTTGACCTTAACTACGTAAAGGTCATCTTCTCGTTGGGCTAAATATACACCCGAATACTCTGGAAACATAAGATTAAAATGATTTAATTATGTAATCTGCTAACTTACTTGTTAGATGATATTTATCCATTAAGATTGTCTTTATGGTTATTTCATCAATACCCCAACTTTTAGCGCTTTCGTATGTCGATTGCATTGCTATATATGTTGTTCTAAACCATTCGACCCAAGAATTAACACTTTCCCAGTATTGGTGCATGTCTTTATCTAAGGATTTCCAGTCTATTGTATCTTTGAATTTCATAAGTAAATCATCTTTAGGTATATTATATGCCATGTCTTTTGTTACAGGCAATAGTTTTACATACCTAAAATAATCATATACTTCCATACGTGTATACTGCTGTTTTATTCCTAAAAGGATTTTAACAATAGTACCTCGTTTAGCTACTGGATATTTTTTCACTATATTTTCATATACGTGATTAATCCAGCGGTCTTTAGCTTTACACCAACGCAATGCCAAATCATACATTTTTGGCATTCTGTCTCTAATCATTAGTTTGTAACTACCTTTCATATGCTTTGGCATTTAGTGGCCCATCGGGGATTCGAACCCCGGGCACGTAGATTAAAAATCTACTGCTCTACCAGCTGAGCTAATGGACCGAATGGAGGATATAGGCGGGGTGAATAGCGTTTTTACACATCATTGAAGTCGCGAAACTTATTATTAATTATGTTTTGCCCATCGATCCTCCATAGTGGGGAATGTGGGACTCGAACCCACACGGTCAAATGACCAAGGGATTTTCTTACTACTACAATTTTCATTGCCATTTCTGTTTGTAGTCTGGACTATCTCTTAATCATGCTGCTGTGCGCAGTTTAGATTCTCCGTGTATAGTCTCTGCACCTTCCTCATAGAGGCTTGGCTCAGGATTGCCATCAGCATCATCTGTTAAGGTTTCCCTGAATTTACGGAGTTCTACTTTACAAATTTCTTTGTAAGCACTCAAATTTTTACCACGATAGTTATCTGTTAAAGCATGACAATTAGGACAAAGTATTTGCAGATTTTCGATTCTTAAATCGTTTTTTACTCCATTTTTATGATGAAGTTCTAACGAAATAGGTTTTCCCATCCACATTCTCAAACCGCAACATTCACATTGTGGTTCCTTTATTCCTTCATTGAGTAATCTTTGTTTTAAGTGATTTGTATTTATAAAACTAGAATTCTCAACTAAAATTTCATTTAAAGGACGTGCTGGTTTAATTATTCTAAAATTTTCACCAACGTTCCATACTTGCCCTGTCATGTGACTAGTGTCTAAATTTAATTCTTTTATCTTTCTTTTTACAGTATCGTAGTTACTTCCTGCAACTTTTAATCCGAGTTTTCTTATAACTTCGGCATATGATAAACTTGATTTTACAGCTTCTATAAACTGTTCATCGTTCCATTTACGTTTTTTCATGGCATACGTTTTTTATTATTAACGTATGTGTCTACCATATTAGTTGCAATAGTTTAGCATAAGTCCCTTGCGGCTACCTTTACGCCAAAACCCCATTGGAGTGAGTCCAGGATTCGAACCTGGCGCATCCTGGGATGCCCAATTTAACTCACTCTACACAGGCACTTAGGTAGCCTGTACACCGACTTTACGCTGCCTCCTTGAGGCCCGTATAGTCTGCAATGTTCATATTGCCGTTTATAAATATCAAAGCGCTTGTCTTATGACTGTCTTACTTTCCACTGCTGTCAAATCCAGTCAGGCCCAATATTAAACCAAGTCCGTTCTCTTCTTTCCCTAAGTCTAAACGATGGCTAATGTCACCAAAATTCCATTAATAGGGTTACCCGGTTGCTGTTTATTCTACCAACTTATTTGAACAATTATCCGCATCGAATGCCTTGGATTACTCCAAGTAACGGCTGCGCCTGTAATACTTGGTTTATGATTTTGTGGACCTGGAGGGCTAAGTTATATGCAACCATATTGCTCCACACATCCGTTATTAAAATAAAAACTATGTTAATAGAAGTTATTTGTAAAGAATGCGGTAAAGCATTTATGGCTGATTCTCGTGAGATAAACCGAGGACATGCGCAATTTTGTAGTATTTCGTGTGCCATTAAGTACAGAAACAAGACAAATCCATATCATAAACACATATGTGTTCAATGTGGTAAAGAATTTGAAAGTAAAAGTACAAAAGTTAAATACTGCTGTAAGAGTTGTAAATATAAATATTACAGATCTCTTATGAAAACAGAATTAAATGGCACTAAAAAATTACAGGACATTCTTAAAGAATTACCTTGTGAAAATTGCGGATGGAACATAGGACCACGAGACGTTCATCATATAATTCCCGTCTCGGAAGGCGGAAAGAATGAGTTTGACAATCTCATTACACTATGCCCAAATTGTCATCGACTTGCTCATAGAAACCTTCTTTCGAAGGACAAGTTGATTGCACTTGTTAACTTACGGACTATCTCATCATCTTATGACATTGCTGCATAAGAGTTGGGCGCTCGAGCTGGTAATTAAGAGAACTATATCTCTCCAGTAGTCTCTGCACTTTTCGAGAGTGTACTCTCGACTTAGCTCAGGATTAGCATGCACAATGTTAGTTTTGAGCTATTATTATGTTTAGCTTTCCCTGAATTCACCCAATTTTGTCATATACATTACTGTATAAGCGAACCCTATGATTCGAACCCTCGTCCAACAGCTTATTCTGGGACACGCTAAGATTGTGAGCAAGTGTGGGAGCGACCCACAAATGCCCTAGGAAGCATTCTAAGGCGTTCTGAGGCGTTTTATCTACCTGGTGTGGGTAGCTAATCCACAAAAAGTTTTAATGCGCTTCGGAGGCCTTAAAATGCGTTGTATGTTGTGCACGGTGATATGACTGATACAAAGATACTCGCATGTCGTACAAATATACTTGATTGTCTGTATGAGCTAAAGCTGATACAATGATACACATACAGTTTGCTATTGAGCATAAGAGCATCTGTTTACGTCTATAGCTGCGACGTCTAAACCCGCGTCTGATACTAAGATACTTGACGTATACGTTAATTCGCAATTATCTATCAACTCTACTCCTTAGGCTATACGCCACTCATTCAGTTGCAATAGATTTAGCATCTGATACAAAGATACTGTGCTTGGATTTGTTCTTATATAGTTTGCGAATCTATTATAAGTATGATGGATTAGTAGCGGTCCCACTCTGCCATGTAGCGATACTCACCTGTGAGGGAGTTACGCAACTCTCGGATGTCCTTGTCATGCTCCTCGGTGGACTCACGGAACTTCTTTTCCTTCTCACGGTAGATTTCGGACTTCTTGTCCTTATACTCCGTGGGAGTCACCTTGCCGGCGAGAACCTCGTTGAGCAATTCTGTGCATTTCTTCAGAGTGTCTTTGGTGATACGATCCTCACGACGTCGTGCACGCAGATCAATCAACTCTTTGGTGTTGATGTACTTAGCGCACATAATCATGTTGGTCGACTCACGAACCTGCTGTTCGTCTTCACGCTTCTTGATTTCCTCAAGAGCTTTCTGGACATTCTCGTCTTTAAGCAGGTTACCAGCTTTGATGTTTTCCATCACATTCTCCTCTGTCATTTCGGGGAGAGCTTTTGCCACATCGGGCTTTTTTGTTTCTTTTGCCATTTTGATAATGTTTTAAAAATTAATTATACTTCATCCTCGTAGGACTGTTTATTGCTGCGTTTGTATGGTTCCATCTTGCGATGGTCGCCACGCTCTTTCTTTTCACGCTCTATTTCAACGCGTTTAGAGGGTCTGTCTCTTCTCGTCTTGCTCATAACGACGATATAAAATTATATGTCTTTTTGATGATTGCAATTTTCTCAGGGTCGAGACCATATTTATCCAACAAATCTTTACTGATTCTAAGGTCTTCGTTGGACAGGATGAACAATGCGTTCATGAACGCCTTGTTTTCTTTCTTTCCAGGATTTCGCTTGCATTTTTCTACTTTTGCAAGAATATCTTTTACGAAATTACTTGCGTTGTAGTTTGCAATTGAATCTGCCAGTGTTGTTCCAATGAGTATTGCCGCATTGTCTTCTGGAGTAAGCTCTATTTCCTCCTTTTTTGCTTCGAACGGCACTACTTTTGCGACAGCTGCTGCAACCTCATCGTTTGACAATATAGCTGCTCCAACTACATCTGCATCTACTGGAAATGCTGCGGTTATTTTTGCGACATCGAAGTCGTTGATTTCACCGCGATAGTATACGATCATCGCTTTCATACTTCTTTGTACTTTTTATTGTTGATGATCGTATCGAATTCTCCTTGTGGTGCCGCCTCAGGCTCAGGAGGATTCTGTGCTTCTGCCGAGGTTGACGAATCTGATGGTGTAATATCTTCAGTTGTCGTATTAGAATCGTCAGGAGGGCCTAAGAATTTGTATACTCCATAATTTCGTTGATATTCTATTACGATGTCCCGAATTGTTACTTCTTTTCTTGTTCCAAGTGCTACTTGTGCCACCTTCTGAAGTAACTCATATGGTATCGAACAGAATGTAGAGTCGAACATACGTTCGTTCTCTATCCAGATACGATAGTCCATCACCTCTTCAGGTGTTGTGAACACTAGAGAACTTTTCTCGTTCTCTACTACGCAGGTGTCGTTAGGTACGGATTTATCTCCGATGTACGCTGTGTATCCCCAGCCCCCCAACAAGCCGGCAGCGATTGCCCCTATTACTAAGAGCATTACATAAATTACCTTTTTCATTTTTGATAAATTTAAAGGGTTAAACAATATGTTAATTGCACGAGATTAATCTCTGAATATGTTGTCCCATATCCATGCACACGTTGCCATTGCGCACAAATCTATCAACAACAATGTGATTAACTGCCCTACAGTTACAGTGTGGTCTCCTGCTGCATTTGCTGTTATTGCAGTCAATATACACATTCCTATGAAGGATATTATTGCGAGTATAATTCTACCTGTCATTGTATGTATTGTAATCGTTTTCTTCTAAGAATAGACTTTCTGAGTCTATCTCTAAATCTTCACGAAGTTCTCCCAAATCATATTCATTCATTGAGAGTACACATAGAGAGTCGTTTGGTGCGTCTTTGAATGTATAATACGGTATATCATTCTTTTCACACCACTTTTTAAATCGCTTCACGTCCCACTTATATCCACGAACTATCGTCTCATGAACACTCATTCGTCTCTTTTTCATCTTGTAATAATGAATTGTCCACGCCAATCAGTATACAACCTTTTTAAGGCTGCAACCCGTATTGGGGCGTTCCAATATGGGACATCTTTGAAAAGTGTCATTGTGGCTCCTTTTGCTTTGAAGATAATTTTTCTTAAATCTTTCTTCTCTACCATTTTGATAATGTTTATTCGCTGAACTTATCCTATCAGCAAATTAGGAAAGGTGAAGCACGGGGATAATAAGAAAAACTGTGCATCAGGAATCTCATTCTACCTACAAATTAACACCCTACAACTCCGCTGAGTTGATTACTTCACCTATGTGGACCAGGACGGGCTTGAACCGCCGACCTCCAGATTATGAGTCTGTTGCTCTAACCAACTGAGCTACAAGTCCAAAAATACAGAACAGATAGAGAAGTGATGTAGTTTCCTCGTTTAATTCTGACTAACTATATCTCCATCAAAAATCCAGACTTCTATTCTGTATCAACACGTGTTTGGTTTCACACTTTGATGTAATTGAAATTCTGCGCAGTAGGTGTGCTGTCAACATTACACCACTCCTTACTTAGAGTACTCGCCATAAGGCTCCTATTACCTCCTAATTTCAAAATACACCTCATCTCGACTTAACCTACGAGCAGGCTGAGTTTCTAGACAGTGGCTGTCCCCCCTGTATGATTTCTGACAGGTAAGTATGTCTAGGCGTGCCTGGTGTGTTTAAAAGTGTTATCTATTCTCACGAACCGATAACACATACAAATAACAATATTAATTACGATGGATGGATTATCTATTCTCACGAACAGACAATGATACAAAGTGTGAGGCAAGTTGTAAAACAAATTGTAAAATTACACACCCTCTCCTCATCCTCACTCTTGAGTCCCAGGGCTTGAGGTTTCCTGGTATAGCTGAGTTCTATGCGCACAACCAGAGGGAGCACTCATGGCTCCACTCTGGATGAAATTATGCAGTCTTTTAGTTAAGGCTCTGCATTTTCCTTATTTTGTTGTTCTCGCATCATTCGGTCTCTTACAGCCCTACGCATTTTTCTTTTGACAGGCATATGACCGTCTATGCCTGCCCAATCACTTAATGTTTCCATTTGTCGATTAACTGTTGCATAATGGCTACTATAAACATGAACGCCATTGTCGTTATTAATGCTACCAGTGTGTACATGGCTAACTCTTGGCTATTTCGAATGCAAGTATTGCTCCGATTTCTGCTGGCACATTACCGCAGTATGCAATCTTTGTCGGGCCAACCGCAAACATTGCGATTTTCACCGATCCGTATTTCCCGGCTAAAACATCCTCTCTTAGTTTTTTCATCTCTTTACTGAGGTTCTCAATGTTCTCCGTATCTACGTCTACTTTTTTTGCCTCTTCTTCCACCTCTTTGCTTAGCATGGCGCCTTCGAGGTCTTTCATGATGTTTTTAAGATGCTGGATTTCTTCTTCAATATCCTCGCAGTTCTCAAGAACTTTGCTGATTACGAGATGATTTTCATCATCCACCGTAATGTCACATGGACAATCTGCCTGCAATATGTCCATCATTACCTCTGTGATTGTCACATCGGTTGTCAGGGTGAGCTTACCCTCTTTCATTGATACTTTCATTGATAGATTTTGATTTAAAAATTGTGAGCAGAACTTTTGATAAGGTGTCTGCTCTCTACCTCTAATATTCCACTGGATAGTTCTTGACGATTGTACGTCCACTTCGCTGTTCTATTTCTGAAACATACAGCTTATTGTCTACTTCTCTTACTTTGACCATTCTCTAATTCCTTTGTGATTTGCGGGAGATACTGTCTGTAAGGTCTGCCAGTCCGTTTGGAGTAGCGGATTATAAAGGCTTTTCCTTTAGCTGAGAGGTAAATCGTCCACGTACTATCCTGTTTTTGATAAACGTAGTCGGTTTTTTGAGGTTCTTGATGCTCACGCGTAGGCGTGGTGTCAACAAATGTCTTGCCATTCCTGACCACATTCTGTGACCAGGATGACACACTGAATATGAACGCTAGTGTTAATGCCAGCATAAATATCAGTAATGGTGGAGAGATTCTAGACTTCTTCATATTTTATTATGTGAATTGATTTCAAGCAAAATGCACGGAATACGGGTCACCGTGCTATACTGAGCGCTATCCTCAGCTTTACAACAGGACAAATCTATGGCTCAAAAACCTGTTGTCTTATATATAAATGTCTGAAAGAGAGACCAAAAGAAAGCGGGAGAGTTGCTGAGTACAGACCAGCATCGCTCTCCCTTGCAACTCTTATGTTGCTGTAGCAGGTTTCTTGCTTATACAACCTGCTGAACGTAGCACACAAGGCAGGGAATTGAACAACTGGGATATGTTTTACTTCATTCATTAAATAGAAGTAAGTTGTTCTTGGCCTTTTGAGCAGATGCAGTATGAAACTCTTTGATTTGTTTCATACGCCTTTCAAAGACGCTCTCTTGAAGTGAACGACGGTTGTTCTCAGTCAATACGTCCAGAACTGAAACAAGGCTGTACAGGTCCTCATCATTCAGGTATATTTTCTTTTCAGCACCCTGAACGTGGTTGACCAACACCTCATTTACTCTGTCGTATAGACGAGTCAACTCGCGCATGTCAGCATTGGACAAGCCCATCACGTCATAACTCTCAATAACTCTCTCATCGATGTAATTTCTCTTAATCAACATAATACGAAGATATTTAATGGTTAATAAAATCATCATCGTGTCCAACTTGGGCCATATATTAATCAGTTCCTATGTTTGATGAATTCAAGAAACCAACAAAAAAACGATGAGGATTACTCCTCATCGTCATCGTTGTTGTTGTCCTCGTTTTCGGGGATGAAGTCCTTTCTTGCGAGTCGTGTTTTAAGATTGTTTAACGCAAGCAAACGAGCCTTTTCACGCGAGCCGTAACAGGCTGGGCGCATAGTGCGCATAACGCGCCCACTTGATTTAACTTTGACTGCCGAAATACTGCCGTTTGTTAGTTCGCTAATGCTAAACTCGTAGCCGTTAACAGGCTCTTCATGCCCAACGGGCATTTCAGCCTTAAACAGCTTAAAAGCGGCTGCAGCGTCAAATTTGTCATCGTCATCTTTGCACTCCTTTGCATAGATAATGCCCAAGTCGTACGTTAACGAATAACTTTCGTTATCCGACAACGAGCCGACGGCAAATTTAGATTGACTACTTTCGCCACACACGAAACGCACTACCGCAAGCGGCTTATCTGCACTCCATGATGCACTTTTTGTAACACTTGAAACAATTAGCATAACTGAAAATGGGTTAAGTTAGACAAAAGAAACGCTTTCACGTCAGCGGTTAACGGCGTAGTCACAACCCCATAGGGGATGTTTTCCGCGATGGATGATACAGGGGTGTGGTTTATTGCTGGTTCACGTTTTCGTATGTACAAAAAATTATTTTTTTTGTTTCAGGTTTTTGTACACACAAAAAATTTTTGTTTCACGTTTCTGTACTTATACAAAAAAATTTTAGAAAAAAATAAAAGGGGACCCGTTTGGATCCCCCTTATTTAACTTTGCCCTTTAAGGGTATTATATTGTTGTATGATATCTTCATACTTTAAGTTTTGATGCATTTCAAAAAAGTCTTGTATTCCTCTATGATCCTTAGCAGTAATGCCTCTAACGTTTATCTTCCACAGCCATTCTTCAAACGATTTTGTTATATAATGGTCTATATGAATATCTTTTGGGTATACTTTATTGCACAATGCGTTGTGATTACCATGTATGAAGTGTAGTTTTAATTTATGCATATTATAGCATACTTTAGTTATAAAACCATGTTGTTCGTCATATTTAGTAAATCCACATTGCTGTGTAAATATCTCCCATATAGGTTTATCATGTTCTGGTTTTAAGATGTGTCCAGAATAACCATAGTTGACCCAAGGTATTATAAGAGCTTCATAGTCTTTATATTGTTCTAATGAACCATTTAATTGTATAAATTCATCTGCATCTATAGAAAAACACCAATCAAAGTCGTAGTTTTGTTGTATATATAGCAGACCTCTTATTATACATTCCATATGGAATATTCGACTTTTCTTTAACTAATCTGTTTCATTTCCTAGAAGATCTCTAGCAGATGCCAGAATAACTTGAGGATATTTAGCACATATATCTTTGTGTGAAGATGATGTTATATCTTCATATAAGAATATCTTATCTATTCCTATATTTATATGATGTGTTATAAAATCCTCAAGATATTCATGTTCATCTTTAATTAGAGATAATATGCAAGATGTCATTGCTCTGTAGGAGCACCGAGCGTATAAAGCCCATTTTGTTCGTTTTTTACTACAAGACCCCAAGCAGAACAATAGGCCTCTGATGCAGTTTGCGTAAATACTTCTAACGCGCTATAACCAGAATTAAGATTAAATGAACGTTCTTGCTTTTCAGGGGGAGTTTCGGATTCCATAAATATCTAACTCGGCCCTTCAGTATAAAACGCGTAATCTCCTATAGAGGTTACTGTATCTGGAACAAATACCTAAAACGTCTGCTAATAGAACATATAATCTTCTATATATGAGTCGTCTTTTAGCTCATAGAAGAATACAGTAGTTGCTGGAAATTGTTGTCCACTAAAACTTGGCGATCGCAAATCCTCCCCTTCTATATAATCAAATTCCTATTCAACTGGATCTATATTAAATACGTCGGCAGGTTTTGAAGCAAGCGACATCAAAGTGTTCTTATCGCAATAATACACTCGTTCTATATTAGAATTAATAGATTGGCTATTAGCATCTACTATCGGAGAAACATAACCTTCTACTTCAACCATAGACAAAGCCACTACATATTTCTTTTTTGCTTCAGATTCTGACTCTTCTACAAAAGTATTCTAAACTGGTGTAACAGATGTTATAGAATCAAAAGTATACTATATTATACCCCATTCCCCTGGTTTTTCATATGCCCTAATCGGCTAATGTGTATAATTTGTTTTCATTTTTAATTATTTAATATGTTTATATATCCTTCTGCATCTTCCCCTAGAGGCTCTAATATATACTCCCAATCCATAAAATCAGCGTTTTCACACACATCATGACGATACATAATCTCTTGTTTTATATCTTCAGAGTATTCATAATTATCAGCACTTATGAGGGAGACAAATATGAAGTTTTTAAGCTGTTGTATATCATCTTCCGACTGATTCATACCAATTTCCTCCACTGATTAAATACTCTTCATCCCTTGAGATATTCGAGATCTCGCTCGTTCCCGTAAACCTCTCGTTCAAAGCTGATATTTTTATAGGCTTTATGTCCATGTTAGTATTTATTAAATTTATAAGGTATATATAATAGCTTTTATTCTATCGGCGAAACGTATTCATCCATTATAGTAGGAGTTACGTCAGCTCGTTCAACCAAAAGATCGTCTTGGGAGAGGACTTTTTCCTCATGTACGTCGCCGAATCCCCGTTCGACAGCTTGATCATCTCCAGACTCTCCGTCTGCAATACTTGTGTTATATCCGGCAGAGGATCCTGATATTTCGTCCTCAGCACTTCTTCCTGTTTCTAAGTCATTTTTAAGCTCATTTAATGCATTTTTAACCTGCTCTTTTACATCTTTTTCCTCCTCTTTAGGAGCATTCTTTTTTAAGAATTCTGCAAGTTCATCAGGCTTCATCTTAGACATTTCAGCCCACTCATAATTCATCAAATTGCGCATATAAACTTGATATTGAGCGGCTTTTACACGATCTTCATTAGTTTCTAAGCCTTTCTCAAGCAAAGCTTTATACTTTTCTTGATACTTTTGTATGGCCTATTGAGCTTCTTCTATCGTTATTTTATGATTATCTCCAGCAGCACGAACTAATTCGCCGTCAATATCGTAGATATTGGTGTTATTTGTCATTGTTGTCAAAATTTAATATTGCTATACCACTATGATTCCATACTCTCCTTATTTCAGGATCGTCATCATCATAAAAGTGGTTCTAAAGTCTGTTTTTCGTATCTCGTTGTATTATATCCATTGCTCTTAGATACGCCTCGTCGTTCAAGCATTCTTTCAACGTGGTATGTGTACATTGAACACTCACGTTCTTCAGGTCTTCCGTCTTCATTGATAGTAATATGAAAGTATTTTTTGTTATTTTTCCAAGTTTGGTATGTTTTGAATGCTTGTTTTCTCTCTATTCTATTGCTATAATGATGTATATATTTGAGCATCTGTTCTCCTGTTACAGCCCCACATGCGCTCAAATTAGCTAACTTTTCTACAAAAGAAGAAACACCGTCTTCCCCAAACTTATCGTGGAGTAGATGGTATTCCTACAAAGCCTACTAAAAGTACTAGTTGTCCTAATCATATATAGGTTCCAAATCTAAGATATAACAACTATTTATTGGGTTATTGTGAATGTAGAAGTATTTACAATTATCTGTTACTGGTATACTAATTGCCTACAGACTTAAGAAGTCTGCGTAATATAGTACAGCATTCAATTCTATATTTGTCATTTTCTGGTCCAACTGTTATATATACATTGGGTAAGCCAGCCTACAAAATAGGCTAAAGCTTCATTAGAACTATCAGGGATTACATCTTCATGTATATACGAATATATATCCATAGCTGCATGTAAAGCTTCATGAGCAGCTGTGTTTATAAGATCTAGTTTCTTATCTATTCCTACTATATTTGAATATCTATTAAACTTAATTAATACACAGAATTTATTATCGCTCTTACGTTTACATCTAGCAGTAGTAGCTTGAGAGTTTACTATAGCATCGTCTAATTCGTCTTCATTACAATACATGTAATCTTCTTTTAGATCTTCTAAAGTAACATCTTTATTAGCTATTACTATATCTACGTCGTATATAGTACTATATATGTCTATATGTTTATTCATGTCTTACTAATATATATAGTCTATACCCACCCCCTATAGTCCCCCTCCCACAGGGAAATTTGGTCCTTTAACGTTAAAACGAGCCGTTATAGTTGCAATTTAACTAAATTTGAAATTTTATTGCAACCGATGTAGTGCGTAAACGCGTTAAGGCGTCGTAAAATTTAAAATTATGGCAAAGATATTACGTGTAATTGAGCCGTTCTTCATCGCAGAAGTCGGTGATAAGTTTGAATTTGACGCTAATAAAGGCGTCTATGTTATAGAGAAGAACGAAGAGTTCTATAAAATTGCAGGCGATACTAGCAGTGAGATTAACTCATCGTATTCTTCAACATTCGAGATTTCAAAGAGTTATGCTCAACAGCTCTTAGATGAGGGATACCTCGAGGAGTATGTAGAGAAAAAGGATAAGAAAAACGATAAGATGTTCGTAAACGTGTTCGACGAGATCAACGGACTTATAGAAAAATATGAGTACGATCTTGCAAACGTTGATGAAGAGCTTAAGAATGAGCCGGAGTGTGTAAGACTTGAGAAAACCACAGTGCTTACTAATCTTTTAAAGGTTCTGAATTACCTTAAAGACTTGAAGAAATAATGGACAAAGAGAAGACAATAGACCAATCGGCGTTAGCAGAAAGTGTAGCGAAGAGTATACAATATGAATTTCTTGATCATTTTCTCGTTAAACCCCTGGATCCGGTCAAAGTTAAGAAAGAGTTTAGTAAACCTGTTTCAACTGGTACACCCGTAGAAGATGCAAATGGAGTTAAAGCAGAAGACTTTGACAGTGTTGAAACAGAGGTAAAAGAGGTTGATTCTGATTATAGGACAGCTGTTGTAATAAAACTCGCAAAGTCTTATGAGAAACAACTTGCAGATCCGGAGCAAAACAAATACCTAAACGAAGTCATAAACGTTGGAGACGTAATTGTAATAAGGGAAACATCTGGTTTACGATTCGATCTAGTGAAAGATAGTCGATTAATTAGGTATTACGATATTATCGGAATTGTGAAGTGATAACAATAGAAGACGTAGCTAAAGAAGTAGCAAAGAGAACAAACTTAGATATAGATCTTGTTTCTACTATATGTAAACATCCATTCTCATATACAGTAGACTTGATGAAAGATGTAGATGAAACTAAAGATATACTATTCAATGAGTTGTTCAAGTTTAAACTGAAGAGGCGTTTTAAAGAAAATAAGACAAACGAATATAAATCCAAATGAAGAATTTATTTATTACAGAGCGCGGTGCTATTGAGATGGTGAACAATGAACCCGTATATAAAAACTCAGATCGTAATGCAATCGATAATGTATATCTGATTACAGAAGATACTCATATAGTTTACAACAGATATGACGGAAAACGCATCGAACTCAATGCAGAAGCTGGAGATATTTTAATTAAGTTCTACGAAAGTACGTTTTCATCTCCGATTATAATTGTACATAGTGAAGAGTGGAAAAACAACATTCTCGCATACAATGAGGCGGAGCAGAAACGTAAAGAAGAGTGGGCAGCTAAAGCCGCAAAGAGCAACAATGTGGTTACAGAAGAAATATCAGAGTCACAAGATTTAACAGATTAATATTATGAAGAAAAAGACATTTAAGCCTTCCTATGTTGTAGATCTCGATGAGATTGAAACTCTTGCAGACATTCCTGTAGCGTTTGCTCTTGCGAAGCACAATGCTCATCTCGCATTAACAGATGAAGAGCTTCAAGATATAATAGATGCAGCTACTCCTAAAATCACATTCATATATTGTAAGTGTGAGTGTGCTAAGAAAAAGCCTTGGTATAAGAGGTTCTGGAATTGGCTGACTAGGAAGAATAAGAAGTAAATTACTTACAGTCGGAGGATTGTGCCTTGAAAGTCTATACCGACTATAACAAAGAGGCCCAAATACAGTTGCGTATACTGTGAATACGACGGTCTGGATGAACCGAAAATGGTGTAGCGCTCACTAAATTCATCCCACAATACAGCGCTCACTGCTGAGAGTGTGAGATTGCTATTGTATTTAAGATTTTAGGTGGTTATGGTACGGCTTAGGCTGAGGGGTTCGATTCCCCTACCAACCACTGGTCCATGGTGTAATGGTAGCACGGGAGGCTCTTATAGTAATTTAATGATTAATTGAATGAATTTATGACAAATAAAATATACGAATTGACTGACGAACAGTTTGTTAATTTGATTAAAAACAGTACAAATATATCTGAAGTTTTATTCAAACTTGGTTATACGGTAAAAGGCAACTCTTGGGGGTTTTCGCAAGTTCGAAAACGAATGACCGACTTAAACATTTCAATGTCACTTTTTAAAGGCAAAGGAGCCGCCATTGAAAAAACTAGAAGTGGCGCATTGACTGCAGAAATGCTGTTCAAAGAGAATTGCAAACACAACAGAACTTGTCTCAGAAGATTTATTGTAGCCAATGACATTCTTCCGTATAAGTGCGCAATTTGCGGTACTAAAGAATGGAACGGTAAAACTCTTAGTTTAGAATTAGATCATATAAACGGAATTAATAACGATAATCGTTTGGAAAACTTAAGATTTCTTTGTCCTAATTGTCACAGCCAGACTACAACGTATGGTAGTAGAAATCAACAGCGAAACGAATCCAAGTATGAAATTACAGAAGATCTCAGACAGCTTGTTGAATCTACTTACGAAAAAGAAAAAAGTGTAAAACGGGTTTCTGCAGTATTAGGCATGCGTAGATGCGTTGTAACACAAATAGTAAACGAGTCTGGTCAAAAACATTCAAACCAACAATATGTTATACGATACGATGAAAACTGGAACGAACTTAAACGATATGGAAGTTTAAGCGAATGTGCGAGAGATTTAATAAACGCTAACGAAATAAAAACAAATCACGTATCTACTGCAAGGCGCTCGATACAAACGAACGCAAACAAGAAACAATTGTGGTTAAATAGTTATTGGATTACGTTGGATGGTAGCGGGATAATAAATAATCCGTTATTAGAATCTTCTCTAATTGACTCGGAAAACAATGTTGACGAGGCGCAAGCGAAAGCAGCGTGACAGACTGAACGAGAAGACTGGGTTTAAGACCTGGATGCAACAGTCGGGCAAAAGAACCCTCCAGGCCCGGGTTCGATTCGATGGTGGGCCGACCAATACAGTGAAGACTGAAAACTTATAAATTAAACACATTATGACGATTAAATTTAAGAGACTTAATGATAAGGCAGTGATGCCTGTTCGCGCTCATAAGAATGACGCAGGATTCGATTTGACTTCTACCAGTGTAACTACTGAGGTGAGTGAATGTGGACAATTAGTACTTGTATATCATACTGGAATTGCAGTAGAGATTCCCGATGGATACTTCGGAATGCTCGTATGTCGTAGTTCTATTAGTAAAAAGAGCCTTGCTCTTACTAACTGTGCTGGAGTTGTAGATTCTAATTACAGAGGTGAAGTCATGGCTAAGTTCAAGGTGACTACTGACGTAATTCCTGCTCTTTATAAGGAGGGCGAACGTTTTGCACAGCTACTTATACTTCCTGTTCCAGAGGTAGAATTTGAGGAAGTTGATGAGCTTAATGAAGATGAGCGTGGCGAAAACGGCTTTGGTAGTACGGGTACAGAAGAGATAGATAGCGCACCAGTCGCATCCGAGGGTTCTCCGGAAGATAAAAGCGAGCTTACAAACCCGATGATGTCTGACAACGGTAGCGGCGGGGAAGCAAACATCCCTGAGCAGGCATAATAATAACGTTATAAAAGCCTGAAGAGCGGCGTACATGAGATGGCAATGCTCTATTCATAGGGGGTCCTGAAAGGGGCTCCCTATCCCCATATATGAATATTCATTAATTAAAAGACGTGTACGTCACAAATATAATATGATAGAACATAAACTTTTATACTATCCTAGAAAGGCGCAATTTGAATAGGAGAAAGATAATATAGCCGATACCTCAATTGCGTTTATTGCAGATAGTGGTACCATATACACACATAAGCATGAGTTTGGTGGCAATGGTGGCGGTACTAATACAGAATATACCTACGAAATATCTAAGTAGTATACAGACGATCAGGTTACCCAAGCTGTCGGACGAATGATGGACGCCGTAGATGCTAAGATTACAGACTTTGCTACTAGGAATTATGTAAACAGTTCTCTTACTGCATACATGCAGGGACTGAATATAACTGATAAAGTTGAGCAAATTTTAAATGCAAAAGAACCTAGTTGGACAGCATTAGTTTCGAGGATTGGAAGTCTTGAGGGACAAGAATAGAATATACTTGAGCAAATAGCAAGCATTAAAGCTTAGATTGTAGACGATGGTAATGGCGGTTCTTATCCGCAGATAACTCTTGAGACGATATACAGTCTTCTCAATGGTGATGATGATACCGCTAAAGAAATCGCTGCAAGAATCTTTATGCTTGCAAACGAATCCGGTTCAGAAATACATCTTGATGCTGACAGAATATACTTCGGCAGCGATACTAATAATAACTAGTTGAAAATGTATATTCGCGGAGCCATCGATGAAGTACTTAGTGTAACAGTTACAGATCCGGATACAGCATTTACATATGCCGTATTACTTGCTTCAGGTCTTAAATTTCAAGACGATGAGACTAAATTGTGGTTAACACTTGCTGACGGATTGAAACATACCGATATAAATAGCAATAGTGCTCATAATGGAGAACATGGGTATTGGCTTAAGAAAGATGGTAGTGGAGAACTTGCATTTGGCAACATTACTTGGGATTCTAATGGCAATCTTATTACACACGGTCTGATGCTTAAAGAAGCTGAAGAGATGGGTGCCCCAAATTCGTTTATAGTAGATTCTGTGGTATTATGTCCTGCAGCTAACCGTCCCGGTGTGTCAGATTCTCAGAGCATTAGTTATTTTGAGATTATAACCTATCATATCTGCAAAGCTGGATTTATTATAAAACAGGGAGAAGCTATATTATCTAATAATTATTTCATGACTGCGGATGAAGATCCGCAAAGGTATGTAAGCGTGTGGACAAACGGCACGTATGGAGTAGCTGCAGATTCTACTTTATATACTGTTGGATATAGGGCTTATAGGCTGCCAGCCATTAGTGCGTAGAGAGTTCTTGCCGAAATTAGTAGAAATATAACGAACGATACGTGGCAAAATCTCATTAAAAATAGTAATGGAGAATATATATTTGAAAACGGAGAGAACGTCTATGTAGGATTTCCTGGACAAATAAGCATTGTTAGTTCTAATTCGGGTTCTATATTTGTAGGGGCTGTCGATGGTCCTGATGGTAGTGATGTATTCGAAGCTGCGGCAGATGTTTTACGAACTAATGTATATAACGCTTTAACTAATGACGGTTAGTGGTAGTCTCCAACATATACATATAAGGGAGAATACGATAGTAGCGAAACATATTAGAAAAATGATATAGTATCGGTAATTTATCAACCGGCATATCCAGGCAGTTATTACGATTTTGTTAATTTTTTATGTTTGCGTGATTAGACTGAACCTTCAAGCCCAAATCGCGATGCCGAATAGACCGATGATACCGATTGGGCCAATTGTAGTACTAATGCCAACTTATATAGGTTTAATGTGGGGTAGAGTCCGCTGTCTGTAAATAGTGCTGGGTGGACGATTTCTAATGCAGCTCCATAGACTACAGATTTTTCTTACACGGATACAAGTAACAATCTATAGTATGTATAGATATATAATATTGGAAGCACTTATAAATATTCTATAAGGCCGAGTTTAGTTACAAACTTTAGAACGGAACCAAAACTTTTCTATGGCACTCATATTGTTTAGTGGAATAATGGTCTGTTCGATTGGTAATTTAAATTACTAATGCAACATGAATAAACTAATTCCAGTTAATTAAAACGAATTATGGAAAATACAAATACAAGATTATATTATTTTAGAACTAAATCGGCGTTCTTGACGTATAAAGAACAGAATGGATTTTCGAAGGGAGCTATTGCGTTTATCGAATCTCCAAAATCCATTTATACACACAACCAATACTGGGATGGTTCCGATGTTCCTACTGCTATACAAAACGCATTAACGAATATAGATACCGGTGGTATCAAAGACGGTACTGTATTGGGCACCATAGACGGAAAGACGTTTAAATTTGGAGATAGTATTACTACTAATGGAAAAACGTATACTGCAGGCGAAGGTATTGATATTACAGGCACTACAATAAAGAGTAAGCCTGCTACATCTGAGAATATAGGTGGAGTTAAACTTGGCTATCCTTCAAGTGGAAATAATTATGAGCTCAAAGTAGATGGATATAATAGGGCATATGTATATGTTCCCGGAGGAGATAATCCGATTTCTGGTGAAAATGGAGGATTTTGGGAGTTGATATTTATTGCATCCAACACAATGCCGGAGCTTCCAGGAAGCAATGCTTTAAGTAGCGGGTGGGATCATTCAGTACCGAGTAATACTAAGAAGATAATATGGATGGCCGATCGTTGGGTAGACGGATCTGGCACATATGGTCCTTGGCAAGGTCCCTGGCAAATCAGTGGTGTTGATGGCAAACCTGGTGTAGATGGTGACGAATTTGAGTATATTTATACTAGAACTACTGTTGAAGACAGATCGTTGTGTCCTGGGCTTAGTAATTCACAGATTGACGATTATGTTCCCGCAGGATGGACAGATGATCCACAAGGAGTAAGTAATGACATTAAATATGAATGGATGGCCTTCAGAAAGAAGGAACATAGTGCCACTAATCTTGATGGTACTTGGACTACATTTACTGGTCCCATTCTTTGGTCTGCTTACGGTCGTCAAGGTATAGATGGAGATAGCGTAGAGTATATATATTTCGCAGGTTTAAATAACCGTTGGACCGACAATCCTGCATATTGGGGAAATGATGCACGATTCCAAGAGGATGATTATGTACGTCCTAATAGCGGATGGTCAGACAATCCTGTAGATTTGGAAAGTGCGAGTTATGGTCCTGGTTCTAAGCAGTGGGTATCTGTACGCAAAAAGCGCAATAACATGTGGCAAGCATTCTCTAGTCCTAAACTATGGGGTTATTATCCGAATGACGGTAGGACAGGTAATGGCATAGTGGCAGATACTGACAACGATATGATAGCTGTGTCGCTTGATGAAAATAATGCTAACTATGCAGTTAACTATGGAATACAGATGCATATGTATGAAGATGCATCGAATATTACTATAACTGATTCGGAAATAAAGAGCGTTAAATGGGAAGATGGTACTACTGTAAGTTATTCAAACGAATTTGTTGCAAATAACGGACTGTTGACAATCAATATTCCTGCTGAAACATATACGTTTGATAGTACTAGCCACGGCACATCTATATTTGTGACAGTTGAAATAACTGGTACTACTACATACGGTGTAACGAAGAGAAATATTGTAGTATAGTTAGCCGGATTTAGATTTGGTACCGATGGAGCTTCATATAAACTTGGAACTTCCGCAAAGGTGATCCGTAAGTCAAAAGCCGGAGTGCTATCTCCAGATCAATTAGAGGCCTGGTGTATTAAGACCGAGGGCGCTGGAAATATTGAACGTTGGACGCCAAGTACTATAGATGCCTCATCTAATGGCGAATTCCAACTTAAATACGCTATAAACGATGGTTCAGATACTACGCTAAGTGCAGATTCTATTGTTGTTCCGTCTAATGCGGATACTATAACAATCTCCCTATATTATGTGTCCGGAAGTCCATATCTCGTAGATCAAGAGAATATTCCGGTCATTAGAGAAGGAAATGATGGAACATCATCGATAATGTATCAAATTCATTTAGTACAGGGCGCTATAAGAAAACTTTATCGCGAGGCAAGTAATATATGGCAAGTTGAAGGCGGTATAACATTCTTTGTTACAAAAATTGAAGGAACGTCTGCACCTTATTACATAGATGGCTCACAACCCGATGTAACTGTGGAAGTATATCTTGGTGGTCCTGAAGGATTACAATTGTCAACTTCTATGACATCATTAAACGGAAATCCGTTGTTTGTAGCAGATGTTATTGGAAGGACTTGGAACGATTCATTTACTTATACTACTATATTTGTAAAAGAAGGTGGAATCATTAGAGCTGTCGCAGTTGTTCCTACAATAGTAAACGGCAAAAATGGAGAAACTGTAGAACAACAAGCTCTTGATTATGCTGTTACTAGAATTAGGAAATGGAAGTCTGTTTTGGGTCCAGATGACGCTAATTGGAATAATGGCACGAATGTAGAAACTAATAGTGGAGTACGTTTTATAGATGTTGTAACGTACAATGGCAATTATTATGTATGTAAATATGCAGGTACAACTTCTGTTCCGGGTACAAATGCTGATCACTGGGCACTTTTAAATCGCGGCGAAGATAGTGCATACAATATGATCGTTTCTAACTTTATGGCTACTAATAGTCTTACTGCAAAACAAGTTGTAATTACAGATAGTAATGAGAACGTAGTAGCTGGAATGGTTAGCGGAAATTTAGTATCTTCTGAATTTGGAGCATGGGCTAGCAATAACTCAAACGGAATTAGAATATTCGCTGGTGATAGAAGTAATGGTTCGAACATCGCAGATGCTGCATTTACGGTAGATGGTGGCGGAAATGTTAAAATGGCAGGTGATGTAAACATTTCAAGTGGTAATTTAAATATAGCCGGAGAAAGTGTGGTCATAAATGGAGACCTTATAAAGGTTAAAGATATGTCTAACGGCACATCGTTCAGTGTAAATGAAAATGGAGATTTCGTAGGAGCTAAGGGAAATATTGCATATGACTACACATATCATACGATGAAGCTCGGAAGCAACAATACCCTGTATTCGGAAGTACATTCTAAGGAAATTAATATCGATGGTGGGACAAACACTGTAAGCTCTGATATATCTATAAAAGGTGATATAAATATAGATGGAACTGTTTCCGCAACCGGATTAACCGCAAATACTATTCAAACTGAAAGCATATCTGCTAGTGGCAATGTTACGGTAGACGGACAATTAAATGTAAATGACGTTGTTAATTTTACTGCCGATACAAACATTGAAGATTTAGTTGTAAACAACATTTCTATAAACGGGAGCGTTAGTGCAGTAAATGGTGAACCTGGAGCTACGGAAGATGTTGAAATTTAGACTCCGTTATTCGGGAGTAACTCACAATTACTTGGTTACACCGTAATCACTCTACATTTTAGTGGAGGAATATTTACAGGATCTGAAACTCATACCCAAAGTTTATAATAACAGAACCCCGACTGTTTAAACGGGGACTTTGCGAGGTAGCTCAATGGTAGAGCAAGAGACAGGCACTTATGTGTTACGAGAGCACTATGGAAGATGGTTCGATTCCATCCCTCGCAGCTACGCTCATCTATTTTGGGACTTGATGAGCACTTTTGTTTAATTTAATTTTTATAATTTTTATGGATGCTAGTAAAATAATGATGTTCCCTGAAATGGGGAACAATGGTAGTATTGATCCCAATCTGTTGCTTGCATTGAACAACAACGGTGGATTCGGGGGTAACAACTGGATTTGGATTCTTTTCCTGTGGCTCATTTGGGGCGCCGGAGGCTGGGGTAACAACGGCTTTGGCGGAGGTTATGGAAACGGTTTCTTATCCAACCAAATAAGTAATGATAGTGGTAGGGAACTGCTCATGAATGCTATACAGGGCAATCGTGACTCTATCAATAGTCTTGCTAACCTGCTGAACACTGAAGTTAGCACAGTGCAGAATGGTATCTTTACTCTGAACAACGCTATTACATCTGTTGGTACTCAAGTTGGTATGAGCGGCTTACAGATCCAGAATGCTATCCAGGCTGGTAACGCCTCGTTAGCTTCACAGATCTGTCAGTGTTGCTGCGAGAACCGTATGGCAATTGCTAATCAGACCAATGCTTTGCAGTCTCAGATTGCTGCTAACCATGCTGCTACTACTCTGCAGTCTGCACAAGAATAGGCAGCTGATCAGCTTGCTATGTGTCAGTAGACCAACACGTTGACTACATAGGCAGAGCGTAATACGCGTGATATCACAGACGCCATCAATGCGCAGAGTGTCATGATTAATGACAAGTTCTGTGATCTCGAAAAGCGCGAGCTTCAAGATAAGATCAATACACTTACTGCAGATAATGCTTTACTCCGTTCTAACATTAACAATGATAGACAGACTGCATTCATCAACGGTAAGTTCAATGATATTGAAACTCAGCTTGTCGCAATCAAATCTTCACAACCCAATACTGTTCCTGTACAGTGGCCACAGCTTACTGCTGTTAATACCACTCCGTATGTGAATGGCGGTTTCTACGGAAACAACTGGGGTGGCTTCTTTGGAAACGGATTTGGTAACAACGTCGTATTTTAATTTAGATGAGTTATGGGATGCTTTAATGTAACTACAAACACCCGCGGCATTCCTTATTTAAGTACGTCTACTGTAACTGTAACCGATACTGCTGTGAGTTATGCTCTCGGCTTTCATCGGATACCACCAGTGGGCTATTTTACAGTAAGAGTTGAGAATGCAATTCCTGATGGAACTACAACTACGCTCCCTGTAAGTATTACCTTAAATGGTACTACACGCCCATTGACGTATTTTAATGGGGCTCCCGTGACTGTCGCAGATTTGACAGGTACTGGTGTATTACTCGTCTTTAATGACAGATTTAATGGTATTTTACAGCTGATGAGCCCTGCTGCCGCAGCTTAATATTAATCCTTTAAGTTTATAAAATATGATTGTTATTGAAATGCGTGAGGCCGCTTATGATAAGGCCTTTGAGCTTCTTGATGAGATTAAGGAGCTCGGTAAGAAGAAGAGGAGCATCATCTGTGAATTAGAGGAAGCTATGTACGAGTGTTATGAAGCTTCTAAAGATGATGACGAGAGTGAGGAGAGCAAGTCCGATATGGAGTTTCGTAGACGTAGCGGTATGCGTCACTATGACGAAGATGACTATATGCATGGTTATCGTTCTAGTAGAGGCATGCGTATGCGTGGAAACCGTTCAGGACGTTATTCATATTAATTTGATGTGCGCCAGGGGGTGTAAAGCCCCCTGCCCGTACTCTTAAATATAAAAGATATGTTTTCAGCATTGCGACAGGGCGCTGTCATTTATATATTATATAAGAGCAAAGAACCTGTTATGAAGACAGGTTATGTAGAAAATGTAACTATTCCTAGACCCATGTATAAAACATTCAACCCGGCTGCTAGTTTTGGTACTAACATGCAAACGGTTGTAGATATTACTGCAAAGGTCGGTGATGAGAAAGTTACTTTTGAAGGAGTTCCTTCTTCTCTTACTATTCATTCCAACGGAGATACCGTACTAAGTGAAAGTAGAGAAGCTATGATATCCGAAGTAGATTCTATGTTGTAGAATAGCAAGAATGCTTTAGACAACATGGATAAGTATAAAGCAAACATTACATCTTGTGAAAAGATCTTAAAGGAGCTTAATCCAGTATACGCTAGAGAATCTGAAAGAGATCAGGCTATAGATGAGCTTACTGAAAAGGTCAATGGAATGCAAGATGAATTCAGTTCGATTAAGTCCGTTCTGTCGAATATAGAAAACCTCTTAAATAGACGTTGATATGGAAAGAACAGATTTAACTCAATACGATGAGAAACCTAAAGCAATGGTTAATTATCTACGTTATAACGGTCCTCACTTCAATCAGTCTTTATTAGACTTCGCTGTGTCTAAGATGACAAAGCGAGGAGGGATTAAGATAGTCCCGATGAAGAAGGAAGAAGTAGATATGAAACTCAAAGCTACTAATACTCAGCTTATAAACAATTAGCTTTACGATTATGTATTTGTAGCTAATATGTGTAGAGCTGATTATTTAGGTTCCTCAGTACCAAATGATGATGTTCACCTATGTTTATACATTAAAGATGTAATAGACGATCCTGATGGCTATGATGGTTTACCGTTTAATAGGTGGTATGCAGACATGTGTCGTAAAGGCATTGTCATAAACTGGGAGGAGATGAACTAATGTTTGCTCAATATATAAAATTAGGTAATCGTAAATGGAATGTCCTAATATACTATAATGTGGATAGAGACGACTTTGTAGAGATTGAAGATTCTCTACTATAGTTAGATTGTCCTGAGAAAGATATTGCTAGAGCGTTTAAGGTGTTACGAAATAAGAACACTGGATTTACTTTTAGTAATACTGATTATCAGATGAGCATTGTATGTATATCGAAAGCTACTTCTGCAAGCCAATTTGTTAGTACAGCTATACATGAAGCTAAGCATGTTTAGTCTCACGTCTGTGCATACTATGATATAGATGAAGACAGTGAGGATGCAGCATACTTAATAGGCTATTTAGTATAGCATATGTATAAGATGGTAGCTAGGGTATTAAAAGATTATGTTCGATATATAGGGCAATAAGATTCGCATGAGTGTAGAAGACATGGCAATACCTCCATTTAAGGAGCATTATAATAATGCCAAAGATAAGTCTAAAGCACTCAAGGAGATGGAATACGTGATTTGGCTACATAAGTGGAATACTCCTTATGAAGCATATCCTGCTGATAAGAGACCGCAGATTGTAGCCAAGGACGTTTTCAAGGATGAGAATTACGTACCTTCTGAAGAAGTAAAAGAGCTTGCTAGAAGATTTAATGAGTTCCAAGAAACACCAGGGACCAGATTACTTACCGCTTCTTAGACAGCCGCAGAAGGACTTATAGCAGCATTACAAGACTACTCTAGTGTAGCTATGGATATAGATACTGCTATAAAGGTTACGAGAATATTAAAGGATGTAGGTAATATAGTAAAATCTCTAGACATAGCAATGAAGTAGGCTAAAGCTGAGCAAATAGAAGCAGGTCGAGTTAAAGGAGGCGGTACTATAGGTTTATACGAAATGTAATATGGCAAATATAGAGAAATACCTTCCTATACTATTTAGATGGGAAGCAGGAATAAATATGAAAGCTGGAGAGACTATAGAACAGGCTTTCATGAGAGCAAAGAAAACAGGTTGGGCAAATGACCCACTTGATAAAGGCGGCGCAACGATGATAGGCGTCACAATTGGAACATACCGTACATATTGCAAATACAAAGGCCGTAAGACTCCTAGCAGTACTGATCTTAAGAACATCACTTATAAGGAGTGGAGAGATATAGTACATACAATGTATTGGTCTAAATGGAAAGCTGATTTAATAGAGAATCAGCATGTAGCTAATATGATTGTAGACTGGGTGTGGGCGTCAGGACAAGGTATAGGTATTAAGCGAGTACAAAAGTTACTCGGAGTTACCGCAGATGGTATAGTAGGACCTAAGACGCTTGCTGCTGTAAATAACGCAGATCCTAAAGAACTGTTTACTAAAGTATATAATGCTAGAGCTGCACACTTCAACGCTATAGTTAAAGCCAACCCGTCACAAAAGAAATGGTTGAAAGGTTGGATGAATAGAATTAATTATATATACAATTTATATGAAGAAGACTAAAACAAACATTTCTGTAGTGAACAATGCTGGTATAAGGCGTGATATCAGTGTACATGTTGGCGATACTGGACCATATCCTTCAGGAGACATTCTTGATGCTAATGCTGTAAATGAACTAGTTAACTCTAATAACGCTGGCACAAATGTTTCAGAAATTCTTAATCAGCTAGATGATGTTTTAAATAGCAAACAGGATAACATTCTGGATCTTGATACAATTAGATCTGGAGCTGCTGCAGGAGCTACTGCACAATAGCCCGCTACAACTCTTAGTGGTTATGGAATTACAGACGGGTACACTAAAACTGAAGGGCAAGCTTTAGAAAGTTCTATTGATGAGAGGCTCGATGCTCAAGATACAACTATAGCCCTACTAAATGGGAGTGAGGTAATAGTTGTTGCTGACCATACCGTGGTTGCTACTCCCGATAGTCAGAAGATATACCGTGAACAAGGTTCCACAAGCTATACTGACTGGATGTACCAGAATAGTGAGTGGAAGAAGATTGCAGAATATGACTTTCCTGGAGTGGATGAGGAGCCTACTGCTGGAAGTGTAAAGCCTGTCCAGTCAGGTGGGGTGCTTGATAGTATCATCAAAGATGGCTCTGCCTTTGACTTGTCGGTATATACTGGTGATAGTTACGCTAGTCTTTCTGCTGCATTGACTGCTATGGCTGCTCTTTCTACTGCTTATAAGAAGGGTGGCATGAGTATTAAATACATACAGAGTTCTGACAATAAGTACGTTCAATACATATATACAGGAACTGCGCTTACTGGTACACCTAACCCATTCCTACAACCAGGAAACTGGCAATTGGTTGAAAACCCCAATGTACAAAAGTTGGCTACCACTCAATTTGAAGAAGAATGGGATGTTACAGTAGGAAACGGTGGACATACTTTTTATCTGAATCTTCCTGCTGGTGTATATGAGATGACTGTTGAGAATGTAGATGCTAATAATCAGGGGACATTTAGTTTCTATTTCACTCCATCAGATGCCCCCGTTATAAGCCCACAAGGAAGAATAGACGTAAAACGAGGTTTTAAACTGAATAAGGCTATTACTAGAATAACTATTGGCGATATTAATGCTTCTATTACACAGGCGGGCAAGATGAAGTTGGTTATTCGTAATGCTGAGAGCCTTTCAAGTGAAATCTCTGATTTACAACGCAGGGATGAGAGTGAGGTTGAAGGTATCTTTATTAATGGTAATATTGATAGTGGCAGTATCAGCAGTTACAAAATGAATGAGCGCATCGTGAGCTTGAATTACTTTAAGTACAGTAGGAATGTGAAGATAACAGCAGATAGCGGGTATTCATTCTATTGTATAACAGTAGGCGAAGCTGGTTCAGGTGGTTGGGTAACACAATATCAGGTAGCAGCTAACACAGAGTTCCGCCTGATAATAACAGCTGGCAACGAAACAACATCATTAGATGCCCTAAAATCCCATATTAAAATATCAACTGTTGGGGATAATGCTTTATCATTGGTTGGCTATTATGAATGTAGCACAGCAGCGGGAACAGCAGCAAAGGAAATCAGTGCGCCACAATATACTCTGATAGTAGGTGGTTCGATGAAAGTCAAAATGACTAATTCCAATACTGCTGCAAATGCTACGTTAAATATTGGTGGAACTGGCGCAAAGCCTTTGTATTATAAAGGCTCAAGAGCATCTGCTTCTAATTCATGGATAGCTGGTGAGGTAATGGAAGTATTCTATGATGGTACAAACTATTATGCAAACAATGTACAGGGAGCAGGAGATGATGTATATGACATTTCTTCAAATCATATAGTCAATGATAGTCCAACGCAATACAGTAACTTGGCTTCAGCTCTTGGTACAAACGGTGCAAATGTTCCTGCTGACAAAAGAAGTGGAGGAATGAGTGTTAAATTTATTCGCCAAATTCTTGCTGTATATAGAGTTGTTAAGACTACAGGTCTGGAAAGCGCACCTTCAGGAGCTACCGAACTTGACAGTGCGCCAAGTGTTGTCAGTGGCACATACAATGCAAGTCAGCTAAGTGCCTTCACAACATTGCCTGCTAATGTTTGGGCTTCTGTGGTATACTACGTTGAAGTAAGTGGAGATACTACTACTTATACTTCATGGACTATTACCAAGTTAAGCGTGGATTCCTCACAGTATGTGCAATATAGATACTTGCAAAATTCTACTGCTAATGCCACATTTGCTACTGTTGCAAACTGGAAGAGCGTAAATGATGAAGCTATATCTGCTATCTCTGAGAATAACCTTCAGATTAGAAGAAAGATTAACGTGACTGCTGGTTCTGGTATTCCTACATCTGCTTTGAATGACATTGTTCTTGAACCAGGTGTCTATGAGTTTATCCTTCGCAACGTTACTACAGACAATCATGGTAGGTATCAGCTTTATGGCGCAGCTACTTTAGGAGGAAACATAGATGCCAAATTAGCTATCAGGGTAACTGAAAGTGGGGCTAAGAATTTTTGGGTTGGCGATATTGGTGCTGCCATAACTACTACAGGTGTTATGGAGGCTGTCATCACCAAGAAAGTTGATAGTCCTTTGTTTAAGACGGAAGAGGCTATCAATGCCGTTGTCAATAAACCAGGTGGTATATTATTTGGCGACTTCTTCTATGGTACAACATCGAGTACATATATGAATTATAGGAGAATTTCTAACCAAACAAGAATCTACTTTGAGAAGGAAGCTCTCCTAACTACTAAGAGCAATGCTTATCGGTTCTTTCTCATTGGCTATTCGGAAAAAGAAGGCGGTTCAGTAACTGTTCCATATACTGACTGGACTCAGAAATACACCGTTCCTGCGGGCACTTATGTTATTATATGTATTGAGAAGAGTACATATTCTACAAGTAGTATTGCACTACCTGTGGATGAATTGACCAATGCCATTATCATTAAAGACCCCAATGAAGAGATCATACAGGAATTATCTACTAAAGTGTCTGCCTTAGAGGAAAAAGCACCCGATGAGTTATATATAACACCTGTTAAAGGAGGAATAGGACCAGATGGTTCTTATAATTCAATGACTCAGCGAATCAGGGGTAATGCTATTACTTATGCTGATAAAGATTATTTTGTTTTTACAGACCCTATATATTGGGTTAGTGTGGTATTCTATCAGCAAGATGGTACTTTCATCAACTTTGCGAGTGGTAATAACAATATAGAAATACCTAAAGGAAGTTACTTTAACCTCTTCATAGGCAGACAAGATTATGTTACTATAGATATAAGTGAGTGGAAGCATTTGCATATCATTCCTAAAGTAAGTAAGGGATTATTCAACTATGACAGCTATGATGTAATTGAGCGTAACAAAGAAGCCTTCAATAACATACTTGCTGCGCAAAAGCATTCAAGGCAGTCATCTGAAGATAACAGTGGTAACTCTGACAAGAAGTTTACGATAGCCCATATCAGTGATATTCACGATGATGTTGTTAGGATGAGAAACTTCAATACTTTTGTTAGTTATCTTGATTCTTTAGTTACGACATGTGTGTTAACTGGTGACTTTGTGACACTTCCTATTGAGGCTCACTATAATTACATTATGCCGACAGTAGATGCCAATACCAAACTCTTAAAGGTAGTAGGAAATCATGAAAAGACTCAGAATGACTTGAAGAGTGGAAGTCCTACTTATGGTCAAACATTCTACAACACAAGGGCAGAGATGTATGAGAATCTGAATATGGATACTCCTACTGGCAAACTATATTACTATCAAGATTTCATGAATAAGTTCCGTGTAATAGTTCTGAATCAGTATGACACAGATGCTGAAATTTGGCCAAGCATAGAATATACACAGGAACAAATTGACTGGTTTATTAGCACTCTTAAAGATGCTGCAACCAACAATCTTCATGTTATAGTAGCCTGTCATCAGCCAGAATTGACTCCAAGACCAAATAACAAGGGATTCTATCAGAGGTATAGTGCATCTGTCTGGCATGAGTATGACGGCACTACAGAAACTATAGTGGAAGACATTATCAATGCCTTTAAACATGCAGGTACTGTAAGTGGTACTTATAGAAACAATATTTCTATCAACGAAACATTCAGCGATGCAGGTATATTTGTAGCATATATGTGTGGTCATTATCATGCGGACTTGATTGGATATTCTTCTAAATACGAAGACCAGCTTTATCTATTGCTAAGTCATTCTGGTTTTACTGATAATGCCACCACTATATGTCGAGTCATAGATACAGGGTCAGATGTGCTAAGGATTCCATCTTGCAAATTCGAAGACTTGTTTAATGTTTATGTCTTTGATGATGTAAACAGGCTTATTAGAGTCATAAGAGTTGGTTCTGATACTGTTGATGACATGACTGACAGAAAGAAGGCTTGCTTCAGTTATTAACTGAGTTATTGTAATAGGTATGTACAAAAGGCAGTCACTTCGGTGACTGTCTTTTACCAAAATAAAATAACAAAGAATTTGAGATAAAAATTATGGAAGATTGGAAAGAAAGGCTCATCGTTGAGCAGAAAGAATTAAAAGAAAAGCTTATCAAGCTAATGGAATTTATCAACTCTGAAAAGTTCTACGAGCTTAGTGACAACAATAGACTGTTATTGAAGAATCAGAAAATAGCTATGGAACTATATCTGAATGTCCTAAACATGAGAGTGTTTGAGGATGTTGATAAGATACTAGTTCCTGACTATGGAGTGATGCAGGTGATGGGGAGCGTGTTTGGAAATACTTGGAATAAGCCTGACAGTGTGAAGTCATTGGAGAAGATTATGGAGATGGATGGGAAGAATGATGAGTTGTCATAACATGACAACATACTGAACTGAAAATTAGAAATTATGGAAGAGAATAAAGACGGCTTGATGGAGTTTTTCAACCTTTTTACGTTCGGTCTTGTAGACACAGAGAAATGTAGAAATGCTTTGTTGAAGGCTTTGAAAGATAAGGACTATGAAGGATTGTCTGAGGCTATGGGTGTTACGATAGATAGTTCTCGGAAGGCCGTTGATGCTATTAATGAGATTCTTACTAGACTGGCTGAGGAACATGGTGTCAGTGTCGAGGAAATGATTGATAGTCTGTTATTCTAATGTTATTTATGGTAGACTTTAATAAAAAGATACATAATAGTTCGAAATTTTGTGAAGCGGCCAAGTTCTTCACAGAACACGGCTGTTATACTTTAGCTCCCAGAGGGACTACTGATTATATACAATACTGGGAGCGTGAGACAGACAGATGTCTGAACGGGTATGTTGCTCCAGATGGAGACTTTATTACAGGTTATCATTATTTTTATTTGAATTACAGTCCCATTATTCGACGTGTTGATACTAGATACACGGACAAATTAGGAAATGTAAGAATAAGACGAGAAAGAATTTTCGATTTTCCTGAGATGTGGGATGGCGATTATTACTTTTTTATGGCTGTCGATGAGGCAGAACAGCAAGGTAAACATCTCGCTGTTCTAAAAGCTCGTAAAAAAGGTTTTAGTTTTAAAGCGTCATCGATGCTTGTACGTAATTATGCGTTGATCGAAAAGTCAAAAAACTTTGCTATAGCTTCCGAACAAAAGTTTTTAACTGGTGACGGACTGCTTACTAAAGCTTGGGAAATTATGGACTTTATTGATAAGAATACCGAGTGGTCGAAACGACGTCTTACATCTACTAGAATGGAAAGGGTTTCTGGATTCAAAGTAAAAGATGAGTTTGGCAAGGAAACTGAACAAGGATATATGTCTACTATTCAAGGTATGACGTTAAAGAATGACGTAGAACGTATTCGCGGTACCCGTGGAAAACTTATGATTTTCGAAGAAGGTGGTAAGTTTCCAAATTTAGAGACAGCTTGGCGTGTAGCCCAACCGTCTATGGAAGATGATGACGGAAAAGCGTTTGGTTTGATGCTCGTGATGGGTACCGGTGGAACTGAAGGTGGATAGTTTGATGGACTAAAGCAAATATTTTACAATCCTGCCGCGTTTAACGTTTTAAGTTTCCCCAATATCTGGGATGAAGGGGCAGACAATACATAGTGTAGTTACTTTTCACCAATGTATCTTAATATGGAGGGGTACGATGATGAAGGCAATTACAAGTTTATGGATAAGGACGGAAATAGTTATAAAGAGTTGGCTATAGAAAGTCTTATTGCACAACGTAATGAAGTGCGCAATGGTGGTGCAACGCAACAATCCATAGACAGGTTTATATCTGAGCGTCCTATAAAGCCTGCAGAAGCTGTTTTAACGCTCGGTAAGAACATATTTCCACGTAAACTTCTAATGGATCAACTAAGTAGAATTAGGACGTCATAGAAGCTTAAAAACATGAAACATGTAGTAGATTTAAGCTGGGATGGAAACGGACGTGTAGTAGCCACAGAAAAGAAAACTGGAGATATAACGCAGTATCCTTTAAAGAGGGACGATAAACCCAAAGGTAGTATAGTGATATGGGAGTATCCTATAACAGATCCTCCGTTTGGATTATACATTGGAGGGTGTGATCCCTACGATCACGATGAGAGTTTTACTAACTCGTTGGGATCTACATTCATATTTAAACGTGTAAGAGCTGGAGAAGCCTGGAATGATGTTATAGTGGCAGAATATTCAGGTAGACCGGATACTGCTGAAGAATATTATGAGAATGTACGCAAACTTTTAATCTTTTATAACGCGAGATTGTTATTTGAGAATGAACGTAAAGGTATATACCCATACTTTACAAACAAACACTGCGATTACTTATTAGCTGATCAACCTGATAAGATAATCACAGAAGTTTTCAAGGACAGTAAAGTGTAGCGTCGTAAAGGATGTCATATGACAAAACAGATTAGAGCGTATGGTGAGGGTTTAATTCTAGAATGGCTTATGGAGGAATATGAACCCGGACACCCTAATCTAGAGAGAATATACAGCGAACCTTTAATTGAAGAGCTTATAGAGAACGACGGTATAAAGAACGTAGACCGTCTGATAGCTTTGTGTATGGTTATGATATATAGAGAAGAACTGTACTAGATTAAAGTCTCAGCTGCAAAAGAAAAAAATAAACAGATTGAATTATTCGATATGCCTTTGTTCAGCCAATAGTGGTTTGATAAGGACGAAGATTCAATACAAGATGATACACCTTTATTCAGTTTTTAATTTATGAGTGATTTAAGAATAACAAAAGGTAACACATTTCGCACCATATTGGAA